ATCCCACCGGATTAGAGGTAAATCCAGCTATTCCGGCAACATCTACAGCTATTTCGGTAGTATGGAATTCCGCCTCCCGGGCTGGAGGATCTGCTATTGCATTCTACAATATATACGTAACGGGTGTCACCGCTGATTATAATAATACATTCACAACATCGAACACGGCCTTTACTATTAGTGGCCTTGAACCTAGCACGGGGTATGGTATTAATGTTACGGCTACTAACCTATCTGGATTTTCCTCACCTCTTGTGTCAAACGCTGCGATATATGCAGAGACACACGCGACGGATGCTCCTGGCGACCCTGGTTTCTTTTTCCTCGCCGCGCGCGCGAACTCGCCCCAGAATGTGCCGGTGAATAATGACTCTATCCATGTCGAGTGGAACACTGCAAGCGCGGATGGCGGAGAGGATATCTCAGGATACGTGGTGACATGGGAGGCGTAAGGTAGATACGGATAGATATAAACCCATTCATAAATAAGCGGTATGAACCCATACGAAACAATCATTCTTGATTGGTCGGCGAGTAAGAGTTATACCGATCTCGGAATAAACGTAACGTACACAATATTTGCCGACAACCTTGGGGGTAATGTTCTTAGTAACACTACAGCTCCCAATGCAGTGACATACGATTTCGAGGGTCTAGAATCGGGCAGGCTGTACAAATTCAATATTATCGCAACCTCCGACGGGAAGTCATCGCGCCCCGAAGATGTTCCGGACGTGTTTATTCGCACGATGATTCATCCTGTATATGACGTCTCAGCGAATCCAGTACCTGGAACATTCGGAACGGTTGCAGTGCAATGGACACCGGGAACAGACTACGACCAAACATACCAGGTGGTGGCAACACCGACAATGGGTGTCTCAAGTCAGTTCACAATCAATGCACCTTTCACATCTATAAACTGCACCGATCTCCTAGCAAACAGACTCTACCAGATTGTGGTGACAACCTTCATTACAGGTCAGTCAAGCGAACCAGAAACATATGCATTTGCATTCACGGGTACAGTTATTCCACCGACAAACCTTGCATTAACAAATGTCAATATTTCGAGCGCTAGTCTCGCATGGGATGCGCCTACATCTGAAAATCTATCCTATGCGATTGATGCGATTACCTACTCTGGTATTAGTCAGACTTTCTCTGGAATTACAACTACGCAGTTCGTCTGTAGTAATCTAACTTCCGGCGCTACCTATTATTTTTCGGTTTATACAGTGTATAAAGGACTTCGTAGTATTGACTCGATTAATACACAAGGAATTCTTCCAGTGGCTCCTCCCACCAATCTATCGTTTGCACAGACAGACCCTACATCCGTACAACTCAATTGGTCTGCGAGTCCAGCCCAAGTTCCAGGGTATCAGACTGTGGTCTATAACATCAGCGGCACCAATATCTCCAACTCCGCCGACTACTTTTACGAAACGACAAATCCGAATGCTCTCACCTACTTGCTCGACGATAAGATTATTCCGGGAACAATCTACAACGTTTCTATTACCACTCAATTTGAAGGTCAAGAAAGCGAACCTGCTCTTATCCAGGTTTTTACCATAACGTCTCCTCCTACAAACCTAGTGGCTCTACCCACCTACGGAAGCACAACGTCAATTACGGCAAGCTGGACTGCAAGTCCTACGCTTGGAGTATCGTATAGGGTGTATGTGAACGGTGTTGCACGCAATGCTGGAACAGGTACATCCTATGTTATTACAGGTCTTGTTGCGGGGACATCCTACAATATACGTGTAACTGCTCTTTCCGGTACAAATGAAAGTCCTTCGACAGCAACCGTAACCGCCACCACATACATTAGCCCTCCCTCCAACCTTCGCAATACGTCTAAAGGTGAATACAGCCTGGGATTCTCTTGGAATGGGGTATCTGGCTCAGACTATGAAATCATATTAGCGACGAGCGGAACTCAGCTCACGGCGAATACGACAGCTACAACATACGAATTTTCTAGTCTGTTGTCGGGCGAACGATACACTGCGTCTATACGTACAATTAGTGGAGACCTTTCCAGTTATTCGGTCAATTTTAACAACCCCTTCTTTACGCTTGTTGCTCCTATTACCAATCTGAGCGCCTATCCTACTCAAGATTCGCCTGCAAACAGTTTAATTGTAGATTGGTCGCTCAGCCCTGCAGACTATGGAGATCCATCAAATACACGCTATAACATTTCTGTGACTCCGGGAGATCGTGTGATTAACGTGAATGGAGGAACTACAATGTTCGTTCTGTCAGATCTGTCCCCTCTGACATCTTACACAATTAGTGTAGTCACGCGCCGCCCGAAGCCTACAAGCAACCCTCCTCGTGCGAGCACAGCCGTATCGGTTATCGCATCCACGGAGGCACAGACATTTCCAGAAATGACATGGCTGACCAATTCCTACGGGTATGCGACGCAGCAGGAGACTTCACCCTACGGAATTATTTTCGCACGAGAGTCGTTTTGGATAACAGATAGTTTGGCTGGAGATATTTGGGTCATATCACCTCCAGATGCAGGCACTATGACCCCCCTCCGTGTTCCTACACCCTTTACCAACCCTCGCGGAATATCATACACTCCTGTATCTCCCGATGGAGCTCCCCTGTTTGTTGCGCATGCAGATGGTGTGTCGGTTGTATCTCTGGATGGACAGTTTGTCTATCAGCTTCAGGAAGCAACCAGCGCTGCATGGGGCATTGTTACCAATGACGAGGGGAATACGTATGTCAGCATTCCTACAACACAAACTATACAGTTTATTGATCCGTACTTGAACGTCACTACATATGCATCGAACCTGGGATCAAACCCCGAAGGGATTGCCCTTGCTACCAACGGGTTTCTCTATGCTGCAGATCCATCGCTCAATGCTGTAACATATGCTGATCCAAATGGTTCTGTTGGAGAACTATTGACCGTTCCGGGATCGTCGGCTGTATCATCAATTGTATCTGCTATCGATGGAAACTTGTACGTTGCCGATCGCGGAAATAGAAAAATATTCAAGGTGACTCTTGGAGGCGCAGTCAGCCTATTTACAACGCTCAGTGCTGGATATGCCCCTCTAGCTATAACACAGGACCCCTCAACCGGATACCTCTACACCACCCATTCGAACGGAACCGTCACCGAAATTCGGGTCACACTCACTTAACTTGAACTGACCATGCGCGGGGATATATGCATAGCCTCCAGCTCTTGGATCCACAACTTTACGGCATACGGGATCGTCTTGTTCTCGATGCCCGACTTGGACGAACACCCCTTACACTCATAGAGATGATCCTTCTCATTGATTGTAGAGAGCGTACCACACTTGGTGCAGACGCCCGTTGTGAATGGGTCGGAAACATCCATCAGCCGCTCCTTGGTAAAGACGGCAGCGCCGTGGGAAATGAAACAGTCGCGCTCCATCTCGCCTACACGCAGACCACCGTCGCGCGCCCTGCCTTCGCATGGCTGACGAGTGAGCGACACGATGGGACCACGCCCGCGGGAATGGCACTTGTCAATCACCATGTGCTTGAGGCGCTGGTAATGGGTCGTGCCAATGAAGATCTCCACCTCCATCATTTCGCCCGTCTGACCGTTGTACATGATCTCGTTGCCGTACGGGTGCAGACCCAGATTCAGCATGTGGTCCTTGAGATCGTCCAGACCCAGATGGGTGTAAGGCGTACCGTCACCCAGCGTGCCGCGGGCCGTGCCCACCCGACCATACATTGTTTCCAACAGCTGCGCAATCGTCATGCGCGACGGAATGGCGTGAGGGTTCATAATGATATCGGGACGCAGTCCAGAAGCCGTGAAGGGCATATCACACTCATCCAGAATCATGCCGCACGTACCCTTCTGCCCAGCACGGGATGCAAACTTGTCACCGATCTGTGGGACACGCTCGGAAATCATGCGCACCTTCACGAACGGGTAGCCGTCCGAGTTCTTGTCTTGCCACACCCCGTCAATGCGCGCAGGCTCAGCGTTCTTGTGGGTGGTCGAGAGGTCGCGATACGTGTAACCGTGGGGGTCGCTCCGTAGATTCACAACCTTGCCGATCACCACATCGTTCTCCTGAACGACGGCGTGCTTCACAGGCATACCGTTCTCTTGGACAGCAGCGTATGAGGAGTGCTTGTAACTGCGCGTGCTCTCCTGCTTTGGCTTGGAGAACCGCTCTTCCCGACCGCTCGACACATTGCGGTGTTCCTCATCCTTATAGACGGTGTAGTAGAACCCCCGCATGAATCCTCGGTTCAGAGAGCCGCGGTTGAGGATGACGGAATCCTCTTGGTTGTAGCCCGAGTAGCATGCGATCGCGACAATGGCGTTAGCCCCGCTAGGCATCTCGTGCATGTTCAGGATATTCATGATCTGGGTCTCCACGATGGGGCGCTCGGGCGAACACAGCATGTAGGCGTTCCGGTCCAGGCGCTTGTGGTAGTTGGAGGCATATAATGTCATCGCCTGCTTGGCCATGGCAGACTGGTAAGCGTTACGAGGTGACTGGTTGTGGTTCGACAGCGGGATGCTCGCCGCCATGTGACCGAGAATCATGTGGGGATGAATCTCGCAGTGCGTGTGTGCAGGCGTGACCTCGTCGGGGAACATCGCAAGGCGCACAACCTCGGACTCGTTGGGATCAATGTACTCAATGCACGACATCACCCAGTCGTTCCAGTTATCGGAGGCGGGACGGGGCAAGAGCTTACCGTTCTCGACGCGGAAGACGGGGCGAACGAGACGACCAGCGTCGGTCTCCACGATGATCTTGTTCTCCAGGATATTCCAGGCAACAGAGATATGGGGATGGATGCGCGCACTCCACTTTGCCTTCTTGAGCTCGCGATGGACGCACTGTGGCGTGTTGGTGTAGGCGACGATGACGCCATTGATCACGATGGCGACGGCGCCGGTTGTCCAGATATCTTCTAGCCAGACGATACCTTCCAGCTCCTTGAGTAGATTGAGGACGATGAAGGACGGGACGTGGTTCGAGATGCTGGACATGAGGCTCATAGTCTTGACAATACCAACCGAATGACCTTCTGGAGTCTCGACGGGGCACACAAAGCCCCACGAGGACCCATTCAGCTTGCGGGGAGCCAGCAGCTTGCCCGACTTCTCTACCGGCGTCTGGATACGGCGCACATGCGACAGCGTGGCGTTGTAGGACAGACGATTCAGCACCTGCGACACACCCGATTTGGTGGCGTTCGAGAGGGAGGTAGAATTGGAGGTCCCGAGACCCTGGACAGTGAAGTTGCCCGTGGCAAGAGCCTGCTTCAGCTTGCCCTCGATGGACGAGACCTTGAGAATCTTGTACAGATTGGAGAGAACCAAGACGTCTAGGACACGACCAGACCGCTTCCAGTTATCGTTGTTGATTTCATGGACGAACTTGGAGCGGATATCCTTGCACACCTTCTGGAACAGCTGGCGGAAGAGATGGGTCAGCAGCGACCCAGTGGTCACCACGCGCTTGTTGGGGTAAGCGTCGCGATCATCCTGCGGCAGCTCGCCCTTCGCCGTCTTCAGGAGCTTATGCACCATGGTCACGATAATCTTGACCTTGCGGGCAATAATGACGTTGGGCGGAGGGTTCTCGCCCGACAGGCTCACGTGCGGAAGGAACTCGGTGAGCAGGAGGGCCCGAACGTGAGGCGTCTTGTCCTCGGCGGCAGGGGGATACTGCAGGTTGCGCGACAGGTATTCTACCGCCTGGTCCTGAGTGAAGACTTCCAGGTCCGCGCACTCCTTGAACGATGCAGCCAGGTAATCCTCGTCAGCGCCCTTGAGTAGGTCATAGACCTGCTTGTCCTTGGTAATCCCGAGAGCGCGGAAGAAGACCATCATAGGAATGTCCTCGCGGAAACGGGGAAGGCAGACGTTGAGGGGGTAGCCGAGACCATTGAACTTGCTGGAAATGCGAATCTCCAACTTCTTGGGGGGTAGAGTGAAGCTCTCGTGCAGGGACTTCATCTCCACCGCATGTGTGTGCTTTGTCGTGGTCTTCTTGTTGAGGAATACCATGATACGGTTGTCGGCCACCTTCTCCTGCGAGAGAATGGTGCGCTCGCCGCCGTGGATGATGAAGTAGCCCAGGGGATCGTGGGGGCACTCACCCATCTCCTCCATCGTCATCGGGTAGTCCTTGAGGACGCAGAGCGAGGAGCCCAGCATCACCGGGATCTTGCCGAGAGAGATGCCCTCAAACACCTTGCTCTCCTCATGAACTTCCCCGAGATCTGGACCGCTATACGTCCGCACCTTCAGGGTGATATCCACAAACATCTGGGCAGCATACGTGAAGTTGCGGATACGAGCTTCGTAAGGCAGCATCTGCTTCAGCCGACCCGTCGCCTCCTGGATGCGCGGCTTGAGGTAGCTCACGTTGTCAAACGACAGGCGGAACTCGTACTTGTACTTTTTGGTCACCTCATCTTGGTCGTGCCAGACCACAATCGGCGGCGTGGAACGAAGGATAAGGGGTAACTTGTTGTACAGGAAGTCCTCGAAGGGTTCGATCTGCGACTCGGAGAACCTTGCCACACCCTTCTGGAAATACACACGAATAGCGTCCATGATGTGTTCTTGTACTACACTGGTTCGCCGTAAGAGATTATATCCGTTTTTAGAATAAGAAGGATGCCCCTAACAAACGCCGAGTTTGCTTCCCCTGGTGATAAGATCACGATTATCAAGGAGGGCAGCGATCCCGCCTTTAATGGCTCAGACAAGTCGGTGCGCGTCAGCCAGATTACACAGCCGCCGAATCCCGAGGCCATGCCGTGGGGACCGGGTTTCAAGGGCGGTCGTCGTCGGGGAACCAAGACGTACCCCCGCGGTATTCTTCGTAAGACGGCACGTATTGTAGCGACTCGCAACCCGTCAAAAGCCCCGCCGACACGTAAGCGTATGGTAAGCATTGCGACGGATAAGGGTGTAGAGAAGATGCGTCGTACTGCTCGCAACAAGGCATACAATACGGATATCGGAACAATTCGTAAGAAGCTCGTGGAGAAGAAGATCATTTCCCCCTCCAAGAAGACGATCCCCCCTGCGGTTCTTCGCACCCTCTATGCCGACTCGGTTGGAGCGGGACTTCTTTCTTAATTTGTTTATATAATGACCATGCGTTGGGGCCCCCTCGGGTGGGCAACTCTTCACTCAATAGCAGCTGCCTACCCAGATGAACCGTCTTCGTATGAAAAGGAATTGCTAGAACGCTGGCTCCATTCGTTTAAAGAAACGATTCTCTGTCCGTCGTGCTCCAAGCATTTTTCTGACACGATTGAGAATTATACGCGGAAGTTTCCCACTTGGATGCATAGTCGCCGAGGCGTTGTAGAGTTTGTTCTTCGAGCGCATAATACTGTCAATGCCAGGACATATAAACCTGTCTATACTCTAGAAGGTAGCGTAGCTGAATTGCAGAGAATCCTTCCAGAAACTATTGTTGGTCAGAAACGTCAGGAGTACATTCTGTACATCCGTTCTGACTGGATGAAGAATATGACTCTATCAGGAATCTCTACCGCCCCTAAACTGCGAGAGCTTCTGACGATCGAAGAGAACTACTGGTCTCGTCGTTCTTTTCAGTGGGCCGATCTTCTAAAATTCAAAGGGATTGCATTCAATCCTATAGTTGAACAAATGAACGTTTTAAGCAGTACATCAAACATACCGAAACTCATAGCACCGGCGCGGGGATATTCTCTTCCGAAAGCTGGAAAGATTGGACCCCTGTCAGCTCTGCGCTAGGCACCGAAATCAATGGCTCGCTCTCCCACGTGTAGGAACGCATCCACGGAATCCGTGTATCCGTCTCTTCATTGTACATCTCGTCAGGATAGACCTGCTTTCCGCCAACCCTCTGAAGTGATGCTTTAGGCAAGATGAACTGCAGCTGTTTGGTGATATTGAACTTAGACGGACTCACCCTCCACACCGGAGGCACTTCAGGGAAACGCAGGATCTGCCTAATCAGAGGAGCTTCCGATAGGGGATATACCCAGTTCCAGTCAGGGCATACGTTCTGACTGAAATACAGGTGTGTCCAGTGAAACGTCGTCCAAAAGGCTCGGACTACAAACTCGGTATCGTCTGAACCATCCAGGACGTGGAGGTTATACCTTGTTTCCAGATGAGCGCCATCGGGGCTCACGACTGATACTTCTGCAGGTTTCTGACGGGTCATCATCGCCTTGCGATAGACGGCTGTCTCCTGCTTGCCGGCACACTCCAGGAACGTCCGCCGACCCCGAGGCGTAAGAAGGTCGGGTTTCCCACAAACGTCATAGATCTTGAGCGCGCGATCGTGACCGCCTTCACGCAGGGAAAACATTCCCAAGCACGGCATGAAATCGTTGCCGAAACAAAGGACGCACAGAGCAACATACTGGGCAGCCGGAAGAGGCAGAGCTCCTGAGAGGGATTGAATGGAAAGAGCAGAGAATCCCTCTCCAACCTTGCCCCCGAATGTCTGGTTCTCGCGGAGGAGCTTTACATGCGGATGATACAGGGATAGCAGGATGAGATCAGCATCCAGACCGTAGATATACACATCTGTCTCCTGTCGAGTCTTGAGCCACTGGAAGATCTTGTGTTCGCCCTCGCCTGGTTCCTCCGTAGAACTCATGATAACATACGGAAACCTCGCACGAATCGCCTGGTCCAGTTCCTTCATGAATGGCGTTCCTGGCGAAATCTGGTTACGGTCAAAGACACCTGGCTCGCCGATTTTGAACCGGCGGTAGCGCTGCTGCACAATCTTGCCATAGGGGACAAGACCATCCATAGCAATGTAGAGCGTAGTCGGCTGGCAAGTCTTGTCCAGAAACGTTTGGAGTGCCTCCACGATACTCGCAACGGGGCGCGTATCGTCAAGGTACGTATGAATGAATGCATTGAAATCCATGGCACAAATAGCAGGCTGGAGGTGAAGTCTGATTTGGCTGACTATATGTTTATTCCTCCGGATCAGGGATGCGAAAAAGTACGGGATGCCCATCTTGTCTATATAATTTGTCTTGGCTGAAAACAAGAATGAAGGGAGGACAGCAGCAGCTAGTATCAAGCGCGACAAACTTTGTGACGGCGTGGTGGTGCTACATTGCCGCAGGACTGGCGGTACTGTTTGCGTTTCTGTATTACTCCAAGCCGACGCAGACGGTGACGGTGAAGAAGGAGACCATGTGCGGATCATGCCCGAACAAGAAGGCGGGAGGCGGATGGTTGTAAAAACGAGTTCGTAAAATGCTTGGCGGACCAAGAGACAACTCCAATATGACGCGTATCGCAGGTGTTCTGCAGCTCACCAGCAAGACGCGTTACGGCATGACTTCTCGCAATATCCCAATGTATCTCTTTAGCCCCCTGAATGTGCAATTTCCTCAGATGGTCATTGCCTCTACCCATCGCGATCTCAAGAAGAATATTCTAGTTGTCGCGGAAAAGATCAGTGACGAGAAAATCCCGAGGGGTCAGATCGTGTCCGTTCTCGGGACGTGTGGAGATCCTCTGGCCGAGCGCAAAGCCATTCACGTAGCCTATTCCCCCGAAGACTGGACGCGGTTCCCCGCCATCGTGGAACCCTCCGCGTTTCGTCCGGTTCTAGATGTCCCCACCATCAACATTGATCCCCCGGGCTGCGTGGATATTGACGACTGTATCTCTATTTGGAACGACATGGGAATCACGAAAGTCGCTATCACGATTGCGGATGTTGCTGAATGGGTCCGTGCAAATCCGTGGATGGCTCATGCGCAGAATATCGGACAGTCTCTCTACGATGGGGGTGTGGCTGTGCGCTCAATGTTTCCCAAGACTCTCGAAGCCCGAATGTCTCTCTTACCTGGCGAGAAGAGACTAGGATATGCCCTCATCTTCGATTGGGTGGGGGGAGTCCAGAATGCTCATTTCAAGGAGGTGACGATTGTCAATAAGAAGACTTATACGTACGAGAACTGCCAACTCGCAACAGAGATCCCAATGGATACCCTTCGCAAGATCTGCGAGTACCTAGCGGGTCGCTCACCGATTCTGGATCCGCACGACTGGGTCGCCGAACTGATGATCTTCTACAATAAGCAGATGGCAGAGCATCTCGTGAAACTGGGCAAGGGTCTGCTGCGCCATCATAGTGCTCCCGATGGCGAGAAGCTGGACAAGTACGAGCGCCTAGGTATGAACGCCCGGATGTTCGCGTATGCTGCTGCAACCTACGAGAACGTGTCGGCCGATGTCCAGCACTGGGGGTTCCAGACCCGGTACTGCCACGGCTCGTCTCCGATTCGGCGGTGGGCGGATGTAGTGAATCAAATGGCGATGAAGGGAATGGATGTCCCGGATGCACGGGATGACTGCAATCGCCTACAGAAGTTTGCAAAGAAGCATGCTCGCGACCTGGCGTTCCTGGATATCCTGCAACGAATGCCCCAGGACATTACGGGGATCGTTGTTTCGCCGACCCGTGTGTATATCCCTGACTGGGAGCGTATGATTACAAGTCCCAATAGTCTGCCCGAGGGGACACATGTGAATGTCCGGTACTTCCTGGACATGCAGCGACCCACCTGGAAGCAGCGCTTGGTCTTTCACGTGACTGCAGTGAAAACGGATTAAGAAGACCCTGCAACCCGAAAATCAACTACACAAAATGACGCACTTTCCCGTACTCTCCGTCCACTTCAACAGCGACGACTATCCCTACGACTATCATCTGGCCATCTGGAAGAACGAGGGGCTGGGGACATGCCTCTTCTACATTCTCGAGGACGACATTCCATCACACTTTGACCAGTTCTTGACGATTGGTCAGACCCTGCGCCGGATCCACACGGGCAATGCAGACGCGAACTATACATGGGACGATATTGACTTCTTCAGTGGCTCAGATGTTCAGAAGAAGTATGTCCTAGATATGCGGTGGGAGGAGATGCTGGATTCAGGGATGGCATCGCCTCTCCCCCTAATGATGACTATCCGCTTCCCTGGACGGAGGAACACTTCTTCGAAAGAGATCGAGTCTGTCAGCCAAGAGATCGGCTGCTCCATTTAGATGTCTAATCTACAAATAGGTAGGTTGAATGCCTTTTTTTTCAGAGCGAGGGATAGACTGGAGTATCTTTTATAAACCTGCTCCAAAATCCATCCGTGTAGGCGATCTTGTGTTTCTGGACGGAGATCAACGAATAGATGTCGGCATCGTGTGTTTTCCAGACACGGGGAATCTGTTCATGGCAGGCAAGTTTGCACCTTCAAACACAACGATAGGCGAAACTCTGAACTGGTTTGTCGGCGATGAGATATACGAAATTGATGTGGAAGAGTTGTATTTCCGAAACTCCGTGTCGCATACAGAACGTTCAGCTAAGCCTTGGGAGCGCAAAGCATTTTTCATGGGACACTGGAAACATTATGCCAAAACTGGAATATACGCTCGAGCAGTGATTCGTCTTGGAGATGAAAACGCTGAGCCTATATACTCCCCGCTCGATACTCTCCCATCCTCTAAAACCGATTCAATAGAGTGTTTTATTCCACATTGACTAAATAGAATGAATAATACTCTTCAAAGGACTCAGAGCGTACAATTAGACAATGCTGTTCAAAGACTGGACTTCGGAAATTCTGGTGACCCACCTGTTGCCCCTGAGGACGAGGATGTCTTCAGTCCCCAAGATTACAAGATCGCCGAGTTCAATGACCTTAATGACAATGATCTCATATACGTCCGATGGAGTGTTCCGCACGGGAGGGCGTACATGTACTCAAATCTTGACCGCCCTACGCAGTGGGTTGGAGCAGACTGGACGATCAGGAGGACGATTGATGTTGGCATGGGAATGGGACGCCTAGTTGATGAATATGACTTTGAGATTGAAGATATATTCTCAATTGAACATCGCGAACGTCTAGCTGATGACGGGATGTCCGAATTTGTCTTCCTGCATGCCGACAATGATGTTGATTCTCTCAAGATTGAGAGGATTCTGAATAGTAGGTGGAACTCTTACGCAGCAAACAAGATTTGCTTTAGCTTCCAGGTCAGTTAGAATAATTCGTATGAACAAATAACAAGAGGATGCCATCGCTGTCAAGATTGTATAGACAACTCAGTGAGATAGAAGATCGGGCGCGCGACCAAGGTAAGCCCGAATCAGAGATCTACCATATCCTTGACGGACTACTTACCAATTTCATTTTGGACCTCAACAAGGATGACCCGGAGTACAAAGCGAAGACCGATTATTTTTACTCTTTTCTACAGAGCGGAAAGTTTCCGAATGCTTCTCTAATATTTGAATCAAGGGGACATCAAGCTTCCGCACGTGTCCAGCCGGCGTACCGGACAGGAGGGAAAAAGACGCGTGGAAAAGGAAAAAAACTCACTCGCACCCGTCGCACACGGCGCCGACGATACTAGAGTCGCAGGTAAAGCGAATCTGGAACCACCAGACCCCGTACGAGATCAACCCTGATTTCGCGCAGAGTTTCCAAGACCCCAATATTTTTGGTGATAGTCGCCAGGGTCACCCACTCATCTACGATATTGGCTGTTTTCAAGATCGCCTTCATGAAGTTCCCCTCGTAGATCTCATACTGCGCACACAGAACCCCCATCTCCTCCCCACCCATCCATCGGAACACGACTTCGGGCCAGTAGTTGTGGATACCCCAGTACTCTGGCTGACTCTTAGGGTTCTCGTGGGCATACAGATCTTGGGCGATCATATGCACCGCCAAGAGAGCGTTCCTGAGCGTCTCGGGAACCCGGAGAGACTCTACCGTAATTGGATCTTCCGTCTTCTCGCCTTCCACGAAACACGAGAGCAGCGCCACCAGCTCTGCGCGGGGGAGATTGAATCCATTCACAAACATCTTGGACATCACTAGAGGATTGCCCTCATTGATTTCCGAGGCAAGAACACCCAGTTCTGTGAGCGTCTCCCCTTCCGCATACCCGAGTCGCTGGAGATTGGACAGGAAAGGGACTTCTACGTTTTGCAGGATAGCTAGCTTCTCTCGGAGGAGAACGAGGTAGTCCTGTGTTTTCTTGTATTCGCGGTACCGCTTCCACCCCTCTTCCCACTTGGGACCCACATGCTTATTCTTCCAGCTGTCCAGACCCTGCTGTGCCTTCTTGCGTTCCGCATTCTGCGTCATCTTGATCGTCGTCTCAAACGCATCACGCTTCTCAAACTCAGCGAGATCCAGTCCCTCATATTGTGTCTTGATCGTCTCCAGCTCAGCCGTCTTGGACTCAATCTCCATCTGGCGCTGAACGTACCAGTACGACTGCTTCACCAGTCCCATCCATCCCACCTTTCCCTGCTGCAGGCACTTCAGGAGGAAGTCGTAGTGGAAATCCATCCTCGACTCTAGGGACTGCTGCTGTCCCTTCATCATTGCCTGCACATCCTCCAGCGTCTCGGGCTTGCGGTCAGGGAGGTAATACACGAAGCCGCGCGTGTCCTTACCGCGGCGCCCCGCACGACCTGCCATCTGGATATACTCGTCGGTCCGCAGCATCCGTAGTCCGTCCGCGGCATCGTCGTACTTGCGGTAACTGGTGAAGACCACCGTCTTAGTCGGCATATTGATCCCGACCGCAAACGTCTCTGTTGCAAACAGCAGCTTCAAGAGACCGCGGGAGAACAGGACTTCCACGATCTCCTTGAGAATCGGAAGAAGACCGCTATGATGGAATGCCACCCCCTTCACAAGGAGGGACATCAACGAGTTGTACTGCGGAAGCATCTCTAGACCAGGGTAGCGATGGAGATGGAAGCGCACGATCTTCTGGATGGCTGCACCCTCTGTCGCATCAATCAGGGTATCGCTGACCTTGGCAGCGTACTGCTCACACATCTTGCGCGAGAACACGAAGAACATGGCGGGAAGCTTCTCTTCGACCCGGAGCATCTCCACCATATTGTTCATTTGGTGAAGGAAGCTGTCGGACCGGAGTTCGCGAACGACTGAAGGATCGTCGGCGGCACGCGCTTTGACCGCGTCCGAGTGCCGACGGGTCGCGTCATCAACGCTTTTCAGGTAACGCAGATAGTTAGAGTAAGCGTCGCGATGGAATACATCCTTTTCATCCATAACAAGATTCTTGAGTACGCGATGCTCAAGCGGCACAACCCGGTACTGCGTAGAGATCAAGTGCATTGGAACTTGTTTCATTTCACCGATCCACTGAGCAAAGATGTCTGGACTATGAATCGTAGCCGAGAGCAGGACAAGGCGAATAGACGGTGGCAGGAGGATCAGACACTCCTCCCACACCTTTCCTCGCGCTGGGTCGTTGAAGTAATGGACCTCGTCGAAGACTACAGCCTCAACACCGTCTAGAGAAAGGGAAGCGGTAGCCCCTACGCCCTCGGTCGATGACCCGATCTTGAACAGGAGATTGCGTAGGATCTCGGTGGTCATCACCACCACATCTGCCTGGGGCATGAACTTCACATCGCCCGTCATGATCCCGACAGTGGCTGACGTAGCCCCCTGGGCGGAGTACAACTGTTTGAGATCGTGGAACTTCTGGTTAGATAGCGACTTGATGGGGGTGGTATAGAACACCCGCCCCCCGCGCTTGAGTGAGTACTCGATCTGGTACTCGCCTACGAGGGTCTTGCCACTGCCTGTCTTGGCAGTGACCAGAACGTTCTCGCGAGCTTGGATAGCGGCAACAGCATGTTTCTGGAAAGGATCCAGAGGAAACGTATAAGACGTCTCGACCTCGGGAGCCTGGTTAATATCGCAAATCTTTAGCATTCTTCCTCTTCTTGTTCTGTGTCGTCAGAAGGGAACTCATGGGTCCGTTTTATCTAATCTAGCCGTGCGTATATATCCGGGCATCCGCTGTTTCGATGATCACATTGCACCACCGGGTTCCGTACTTGTCCGTGGAATAGACCGCATACCCCTTGCTCTGCAGCACTGCGATGTTGTCAAAATTTGGATACATATGGTCAATAAGGAGAAGATCCCCTGCGAGATGTTCGACCCTCTCAATACTGCATTCCGGGTCCTCTAGGAGCCGCAGCAGCTCTTCCATTAGAATAGAGTGGGTGGCATTTTCTTGCAGTACGAGCCACTGGAAAAGTAGTAGATGAAGTAGAAGGGTCCCATCATGACGGAAGCCAGGAGACCAAACAGCTTCTCACCGACCGACCCGGTGTATCCGAAGCAGATGAGGGACATCACAAACCCGACAATGCCAAAAATTGTCCAGAGACTTCCAAAGACAAGCAGGGCAATGCCACCGACAGAGTTAAAAAGCGACTTGCCAATCGACATCTTTGAACCCGTAGGAGGAGGAATCGCGACAACAGGGGTCGAGGGGGTAGCAGGGTTTCCCGCGCCTCGGTCCTTCGCCATCTGGTTGGCGATGGCATTGGACGGCTGAGGAGGAGGGAGATCAGTAGGAGGAGGACCCATCGGACGCTGGCTCATGTGTCTATTATACTTTGAGCCTAAAGATTTTCAAGCAGAGCGGAAGACAGTTCGCGCCAGAGAAATAACATCCTCATCAGTGATATTGGCAATTGTACGTGCTACATTGCAGAGACCCTCGTGGATATCCATCCACGCGTCATCGTTCCAGGGTACGCTGGTCGTGCGAGGAGGATTACCGGGGAAGTTCTCGAGGAGCACGCCATCCTTCTTCCCCTTCATGAACATGTAACACCGCAGCTGGACGAAATCATAGGCTGGCGGAACGTTCCAGAACCTCTTACGATTCTTCGTTTCCACAACCTTCCCATCCTGCAGACCGTCCAGATACCCGATAAGGCGATACTCGGGACACTCAAACTCCACAAATGTATTGCGGTCGGTCACCTCCTTGCCCGTCTCAGCAGCATACGTGTTCTCAGCCTTATCCTCCAACTTGGTCCCACGGCGCTTCTGAATCTCGCTTGCCAGTACCTGGTGCTCCTGCGTGCTCTCCACATGCGCCACTACCTGGGGATTGGATGCAGCAGCAGCCACAGTCGTTTGGCCAGATGCGATCTTGCTCACCACCTCCTTGAGGGCTTCAGTGACAGGGCGCTTACCTTCCAGTGTTTCCTGCACAACCTGCTGGATATGCGTTGTCTTGAACGTTTGAATTGCGCTCTCCATCTCCTTATCAGTCGTAGCCTTGCAGGCAACATCAACCGAGTTCCACATGGCACGCATAGTGGCTGGCGACGCCTGATCTACGATCTCGCGGTCGGTGCGTGCGCCCATAGACTCCTTGACTCCCAGGATGAGCGTCTTGAACTTTGGCAGTGACGATAGAACCTTCAGGAGAACTTCATTCTTGGATTTGTATGGATTGCGGCCAAGGATACCGGCAACTTCAGAGGCTGAGAAACGAGGCTTCATTTTAAACTACTTAGGATTCTACACGTAGATGCGTTTAAGCATCCGTTTTCCTACCATATAGTTCATGAAGTTCAATTTCATCGAGATTGGAACATCAGACTTTGATACACAACTCCAATTAGCGACGGATGAGCGGGGTCTGTCCATTGAACCCGTAAAGCTCTACCTCGATCGGCTCCCAGACAAACTAGGTGTGACAAAGATCAATTGTGCAGTATCTGATCACCCAGGGACTCTTGATGTGTATTATGTGACACCCGAAACAATCGCCGAAAAGAATCTTCCAGACTGGATGCGCGGTTGCAGCTGTGTGGGATCCCCACATCCCAAGGCAATTGAACTTCTGGGTCGTGATAGTCCGCTGATTGAATGCAAATCCGTGGAGGTGAAAACACTTCGGCAGATTTTCGAAGAGAACGATGTCACAGAGTGCGATTACTTGAAAATTGATACGGAAGGACACGATACTGTGATCCTAGGTTCTCTCGCCGACTGCTCTGTCAGACCCAAAACTATTCGCTTTGAAACCAACGAGCTTCAGTCGTCTGGAAAGGTAGATGCATGTCTAAAGTTTCTCAAGACGCTTGGATATCGCGTCGTTCATCGGGGAAATGATACCATCGTGCGTCACAGCAGCGAACCCGTTCATGTCTTTCTGTTCAATGATCCTTTTTGGTCTATTGGACGCGTTCATCGCGGAATTGAAAAGTATCTCACCGACGAGTTCAAGTTTAAGTACGCCTATGAAGTGAAGACGATGGAAACGTATATTCAGAATGCAGATATCTGTTTGGCGACGTTTTGCGCCTATGATCATGTGGAAGCGCTGCACAGAAAGTATGCGTCCAAGATCGCGTATATTGCTCATGGATATCCAGATTTTCGCCCTGGATTCTCAGATGCATATTTATACACGATCACAAGCCCCACGCTAAAGGAGTTTGTTCCCTCCCACGTCAATGTCGGACTGACTCCCAACGGAGTGGAACCATCGGAGTTCCGTTATGTCCCGCGAGACGGAACTTTGAAGACTATGGGATGGTGCGGCGCAGAGACATATCGCAAGCGTCCAGAGATGGCGAAGAGTATTTCGGACGCATCGGGCATCCCTCTGTCGTTTGCTACGAAGCTTACGTTTGATGAGGTCAAGGAGTGGTACCATACGGTAGATATACTGGTTGTGACCAGTGGTCCTGAACCTTGGACCGAAAGTGGTCCGCTTCCTCCCTACGAAGCCGTGGTATCTGGTGTTCCAGTGATTGGAACGCGTGTAGGAAACTTTGCGAATATCCCTGGACCGAAGTTTAATACATTCGAAGAAGCTGTTAGCATTCTTCAGGATCTTTCCTCTAATCCCGAAAAGATGATAAGCCTTGCGAAGGAGCAGTATGACTACGTCATGGAGAACTGTACGTTTGAACGGGTGAGCCCGCATTGGCGCTCGTTCTTGAAGCGCTTACACCAACGCCATCAATTAGCAGTAATGCCACCTACTGTTCGTCTTCATATGCTGGCTATTCCGCATACGGTCACCACGTCGGACTTCAGTCATTGTGCTTTTACCGGAAAGGTCAAACGCTTTGCTCCCATGATGCGTGCGCGTGGGTTTGAAGTGTTTCATTACGGCGTACAGGGATCTGACTCAGGAGCTGATCGGGACATTGAATTAATGACGCGTGACGAGTGGGATATCTTTCGTGTCTTGTCGTACAAGAAACTCCATCCCGACGTGCCTCATGATGAGGTTGTGCGAAGGCTGGAGGATCCTACGCAGTATATTGGAAACCTGGGGAACTGGGATACTCCCCTGTACCGCGAGTTCAATCTCCGTCTGAGGGAAATCATTCCGAAACACTACCGATCTCCAGAGACTGATATTGTCTGCCTACCATTTGGACGTGCCCACGATGTTGCGCTAGAAGGTCTCAATATGGTAGCAGTCGAGAGCGGGATCGGTTACCCTGACTCCTACCGTAACTATCGTATCTTCGAGAGCCATACGTGGATGCACACAGCTCTTGCGAAAGAAAACAGGAGTCCGCAGAATTACTGGTTTATTGCCCCGAACTATTTCGATGTCTCTGAGTGGAAGCTGTCCCTGAATCCTATCCCAAACGGAGTTGGGTTCTTTGGACGAATCAACGAAGGAAAGGGATGTCATCTGATTGTTGAAGTTGCCAGGAGGATGCCGCACGTGACCTTCTTTCTGTGCGGACAAGGTGATCCTACCCCCTATCTCAAGTGCCCTAATATCAAGTATAAGGCTCCTATCCACGGTGCCGAGCGATCGGACTATCTTGGAAGTCTCTCTGCTCTCCTGGCACCGACACAGTGGGTTGAACCTTTTTGCGGGGTAGCTGTAGAAGCTCAGTTGTGCGGGACACCGGTAGTGACTGGCGATTGGGGTGCGCAGACGGAGACGGTGGAACCCTTCAAGACGGGGCTGCATTGTCATACACTTGCCGACTACTGTCTGGGGATCCAGATGGCACTAGACGGAAAGTTTAATAGGATGTATATTCGTGAGCGTGCAGTATCGAAGTACAGCTTGGAGGCGGTTGGAAAGTCGTACGAGTATGCTCTAAAATCTATTATGGACGTGCATAACGGGAAGAATGGATGGTACTCTGGAACATCACATCTTGCGTGTATAGCGCCTGCCTCGGCCCCGGCGTCCAGCGGGAACGACCTTCCGTGATGTGGGGACAACTTTTACGCGAGGACGGGGAGCAGGGAGCGGAGATGCTTCGGGGGTGCTGACAGTATCTTCCTGCGACGAGACGCTGAGAGTTGGATACGATGGAGGAACATCTGGCACTACATCGTGATGTTCTGAAATAAGCCCATAGTCTGATTTTGTGATCACTGGTGTCTGTCCAGGCGGTAGTTGAACAGGCTTCAGACGCACGATGTCATTCAGGAGAGACTGACGCACTTGTCCCGCCTTACGTGTGCGAACCCTGCGTTTTACTTTATGTTTGCGCCGGCTTACCATTGTCTAAATACTCTGAATAAATTCCCGAGTCCCTCAAATGCTTTGAATAAACTCCCATTGCAAGTATTCGCAAATCTTCTTCCAAATCGTATCGTGCTGAATGAGCCGGTCCCGTGACTTCAACAGAGGGAAATGGACCTTATACTCATCCAGCTCCAAGAGCTCCAGGAATTTATAAATGATATACGAATACGACAGGAAATTACGACGCTCGTCGGGGCAGTAGAGGAGATATGGGGCCTGGACTTCCTGGAACATCGCACGGATCTTGTCCTCGATCTCGGGGGTGATCGTCGGGGGCGGATTTCCATTCAAACGCGACAGAATATGAGCTGCGTGCTCGTAGTACCGGTTCCGTCCAAGCTTCTTCAAGATCTCGCGAATGTTCTGCTCGGTCAAGAGAGCGATATTGTCAATGCGGCGCTTACGCAACTCGCAGATAACTTCGTTCATCACATCTTCGGGGATCTCCGTGCTCTCCTTTGCCTGGAACTGGTTCAGAATCTCGTTCAAGTGGTTCTGCTTCTTGTAGGCATAATTGTTGCGCTCCTTCGGAGGATCCCGGAAGCTCGGGAAGTCGCTGACCACCAGAGAATACTCTTCGGAGCCGCACTTGGGGCAGACGAGAATACCTTCGGCCGTAATCTCTTCTCGGGGGATATTGCACGTGGCACAGTGCTCAGCCATCTTCTTGATATACTCGGCATTCTCCGACACGTTGAGACCGTTGGACAGACCACGACGAGATAAGTACTCATCAAACATGCGCTTCTTGGATGGTCCAATCGCTGTCTCGGTCGCCGAGAACAGCTTATCAAACGTTCCGCACTCAATTTTGGTCACAGTCTTCTTTACTGTCTGGGCATAGTAATCCAACATGATATCGCCAGATTCCAAATAGTACGACTGAATATCCGTCTTCTCTTCTGCATTAGAAATCTCAGTCCTTAAAGCATCTACTTGAGCAGACAACTTGGTGTTTCGCATAACATCTTCAAATTTGAATGGATTAAACGGTTCTGCTAGCTGCGCCTCTAGCTGCTTCAGATCCGTCCGCATTTTAACGAGACTGTTTTCGGATGTCTTCTCCTGCAGCTCTCCGACATACTTTTCATGCAACGAATCAAGAGTCCCCATTGGGTCTTTTGATTTGTTAGAACTTACCTCACGCGTCTTTTTCACCTTGAATACGTCAGATGACATTGTTGTTGTTCTTCTCCGAGAGTTCGTAAGTTGTTATTTCGTTCGGCGCGTCGCCAGTCCGAAAAATAACGCAAGGAATGCCAGGCCCAGAAGAATGGCTGGACCCGAATCGTACTTGACTAGAACGTCACCATCAAACCCTTCCTTCTTACCTGCCTTCAAAGCCGCCTCTTCCGCCGCTTCCTTCTTCTTGCGCGCCTCTTCGCTCTTGTCAAACCCGTTCTTCCACTGGGCGTATTCTTTAACAGCCGCTGCCTCACGCGCTGCCTGGTTATCGGCTTCTCGGCATCCACGCAGATTGAATTCCAGAGAGGGCGTAATGAAACGTGTCTCTTCGCCACTATCTGCACCCGTGACAACATTTGTGATACTGCACGTGTAGGCCTTACACTTCGGGACACCATCAAGAACCATTCCGTTCATGATTTTCAGAGGATTCAGAGCCGCAATATCACCACCAGCACCAGGAATCAGACCATCAAACCCACTGCCCTGGACTGCATTTGCAAAACTGTCTCCCAGGATCCCTGCTGCATCGTCCATTCCAAGCTTGTTATTCACCCACGTGTAACGCTGCACGAGTCCTCCACCTGGAGCTTTGCATAGACCACCCGTATCGCGGAAAAATTGATTTCCTGTCTTTGGTCCTCGAATGAGCCGATCTGTATATGTTCGAATAGCGCCAACGTTAGTAAAAATCTGGTCAATATCGCCTCGGTCACCGACATTCAAACTTTTAGGAGACTGGATGGTCTGGAGGTAATCAAAGGACGGACCCAAGACAACATCCATACCCGAATTGACAGCTTTGATCGGATTGTCGTTGGCGGCCGCAATTGAATCTTGGATACCGCTCCACATTATTCTTTTGGGGTAGAAGCAAATTTTGCGAGCTGTTCTTTATACGAATTGTTTGTCATGATACACGGACGCTGACGTCCCATCGTATCCACAACTCGGTCTAACGGAACCCTGAACTTTCTTGCTGTGTATGCAGCCGCCAGCGTTGCAGAGCGGTTCATGCCAGCGTGACAATGCACAAACACGTTTCGACACCCGGGATCCTGGAGAAACCTGTCCATCGCCTGTTCAAACTGTTGATAGTGCGAAGCTATGATAGGGTACCCTTCAATATCGGGAGCATCTAGGCACACATAGTTTGTTCCTATATACTTCTTTGCCCACAGGGGACACGCGCTCTCATCCGCACAATTGATGATGTGTGTAATACCTCTCACGGCTACAAAGATAGGGTTCAGATAAAAGCCGGCACCAACCATTATCCGACTGAACGGAGTTGCTGACGGATCACTAATAAACCCACGAGATGACGAACGGTACTTGCGCAAGATATTCTCAATCTCAGCCATGTTGTTTCTTTACGATAGAATTGTTAGACCCATTTTTACTTAGACTTCGCGAACCACGAAGGGCAGCACTTCTTCACTTCTGCAAGCGCAACAACCGCGATCTTACCCGCCTCCGCCTTCACGAGCTTGACAACCTCCACCACGTAAGGCAGCGTCACATCGCACCATCCAGCAAGATCGGTCTTCTGTTGTTCGGATAGCGGGGAGTCGCGGATCGCCTTCTTGACCTCCTCCACAATGAATTTCGCCTTGTCCTCATCCGACCGATCAGCGAGGATCTCAACCTCCGCGATCGTCTTCAGAACATACTTCAGCAGATCGGACTTGTTAGTGAAATCTACGACGGCAGCCTTGACAGCCTCGGTCGCGGAAGGCGCCGGAGCCGGAGCCGGAGCGGGGACAGGCTCGGGCACAGGGACTACAGCAGCATCTGAGGGGATTGTTACGGGCTCCGACATGTTTTATACTTAAATACGAGACAATGTCTCTAAGCACTATTTACGCAGCCGCAACCTCCTCCTCCGCTACCGCCTCCGCCTCCGCGTCCTGACCACCGCGGTGCTTCTTGCCGTGCTTGACCTTGACAGGCTTGCCGTTCTTGATCGTCCAGCGGTGTCCAGTCTTCTTCTCCCACTTGCGGAGAGTGCCCTTCTTCTTCGCCAGAGCCGACTTGCGGGCCGAAACAATCCGTCCGTACTTGTTGTACTTGAGGTGCTTCTTGGTCAGACCACCGGGCGTGTGGTGGGCGAGTCCGTGCATAACCGAGGCGCGAGAACCAACCGCGCGCATGTGAGCTCCTCCTGTAGCAATTTCGTCAGCCATTTATACTCTATCTTACAAATTATTGCTTGATTGAGGTAGCTACATCTTGGTCGGACAGAATCACCTCGTGAGGCAGAACGAGGTAGAGCACGCTGCTGAAAAACGCAGACATACGGTTGTCCAAAACAATGCTCCGGATCTTGTCATTGCTTGCAAGGGTAGAGAGGAGGCGGGACAAAAGAGCGGATTTCTCCAGCGTCTTCCGAGCACTCTTGACTTCTACGCGGCATGATGCACCATCCCAGTGACACAGAGATGACGTCTTGCAATCAGCGGCTCCCTGACCACGGCACGGCTTCCGGAGTTTCTTGTAAAACCCTGGGATATCTGTGGCCGACGAGACATGGACAGCATCGCCAAACCAGTCGGCTAGCTCCTCCCGCAGCTTGTCTAGATTGTGCTTGGGATCCGCCAGAAGATCGCGAAGAGTCCCATATGTTGGGTCTTGGAGATCGCGAGATAGTTGGTAAAGTAGAAAATCAAACACTTCAGCTTCATAGGTAACAGCGCGCGAGGCTTTCACAGACTCCGAGTCAGGAACGACGCTCACGAGAGTATCTTCGTTCTCGGAACTCACCGTTTGAATGATTTCTCCTGGCGTGCTGTCAGGGACACCTGACCCCCCACTGACAGGAACACGCAGACCAGACCGAGTAATCAGTTCAACTTCCTCCTTGTTGATGTTTGTGAGTTCATGACCATACTCATACCCCGGATGAATCTCAGCTAGCTGGGAGAGGTAAGCAATCATCTTGTACTTTTCGGGGTAGTCTGAAGAACGCACATCAGCGTATCCTTTCAGACGAGGACCATAAATCATCCCTGCAGGTGGGATCTGGGATGTGGGGCGAAACGGCACAATAATCTGTCCGGGAATCATGAATGCTTGTGCGCGCTCGTAGGGGTCTAGGATCACGCGGATATCCCCAGGCGACTTGCGCAGTGTTTCCTGGATGAATGCGTCTGCATTCTCAATTGTTGGGATTACTCCCTGACCACATGCCGTCTCTCGCACCTCTTCTAGTCGCTCACGTACCTTCTTGTCGAAGGGTGGTTGAGCGATGTTGGCATTATACACCGGCTTCCGCTTGCTATGTGATACGTGGCACAGGTAATCTGCTGATCCGTTCGGATACACGACAACAGCTACAGCCCGGTCCCGGCGGAGAATGGTGTTGGTGTTCATGAAACATTCGGTTGTGGGAGGTCCCTCGGGATTCACAAACAGAATGTACGCCCAGCACTCTGATACATGGCAGGCATACTCAAGCTCCTGTAGCGCCGAGAGAGTTCCTTCATCAAATGCCTTGTCAATCGATGCAACACGAGCTGCTACCTTGTCCGAGTGTCCCTCGATGGTATGAGCAATATCTTCGCGGTTCCACGAACGAAAGAACGAGCACCGAATCGTCGCTTCAGGGTTCTTAAGCGGTCCTTCAATCGTGATTGGCTTTTTGGGGTTCAGGACTTCGGGGAGCGTGGTAGCCGCATGTCCCATCCCTACGCGGAAAAACCCAGCACGGTTGGACTGAATGCGATCCTTGGCGTCTTTGAATACTTTGTAATCCACAGAAATACCTGTCGCGCGCAGGATATCAGGAGGAATGTATGCCAGACGCTTCTCGGATGGGTTCTTTGAGAGACCGAGGATATAGAAGGCTTCTACAGATGTCATATCCGTCTTCTCCTTCAGCTTCTTCTGCGGTGTCGCATAACAGCAGGGGATTTGCTTTCCGTTCTTTTTGGACTTGTAGGCAATCAGACCTGCATAGACGTGCTTACCATTTCGCTGGAGTACGGGGTACTCGGTAATTGACTGGGTAGCCTCTTCGGCCGGATCGCTGGACCGAATCTTTCCGTGGCAGACCGGGCACTTTCCCCCTGCTTCATCCAGCTGATCTTTGGTCAGAGGGATACGATCTTCGGTACACCAGTACTCTGGACAAATCACTAGACCATCGGGATCTGTGACTTCCTGCGCACGATCTTCGGGCGGGGCATACGGCGTCCCCTTCAGTTCGGTCGCGCGGTCCTTAGGGAGGATGATGGGTTGCTTGTGCTTCTCGCACTTTTGCAGGATAGCTGGATCGTCGGGGTCATAGGTGTCAGGGTCAAAACCACGGAGCTCAGTGATAATATAGTTTTTGAGGGTGGTGGTGACACCGGTAGCCTTGATGGTCTTGGCCTTCTTTGGTGCTGCTTCGGGAGCAGCGGCTGGAGCTACGACACGCGGACCGCCAGTGAGAGCAGCAGCAGCGGCAAAGATATCGTCGTCGTCATCATCATCGACCTTGGCAACCGCCTTTTCTGCCCGCACAGGGACTGGAGCCACTACGGCTTCTACCGTCTCTCGTCGCTGCGGACAGACCTCATCCAGCTTCTCGATGTTAGGGTGCATCAGGATATGACGGAGAGAACTAGCATACACAGAAAGACGCTCTACATCGTTCGCGTGAGTCAGGAGAGTGTTCTTGGCAGTGAGATGGAACTGGGGCATATTCGTCATCTTGCGGTCCAGGAGTTCGGGATGCAAACTGATTTCTGCCTTGACCCTTGCCAGGATAGCGGCTGCTTCCTTTTCGGGTGTCCCGGGGATACGGTCTATCACATCGGCAAGAGTAGGATTAGGCATATCAGTCAGCAACTGAACAATCGCGAGTTCATCGGCGGTCATTCCGATATCATTGGTCTGGTCTGCGCGGAGGAAGTTGAACTTCAGCTTTTCGGGATCGGACATCTCAAAGAGTCCGCGAAGACAATCTAGTCGGCGGAGATCCGCTTCGGCTAGTTCAGAGGCGTACCGAAGCTCTACCGTAGTATCCTGGACAACCCAGCGCTCGTCAGCATAATCTAGAGGATCCACGAAGGTTGCGAGACCGTCGATGGAGAGGAGGAACTCTTTTGCCGTCTTCTGAAGATCGGGAGCCTTGAATGTTCCGTCCTCTCCGTGACGCGCACAGCTGACAATTAGTTCGGTAGAGGTCATAGTTACACGATCAAACGACTCACGTGCATCTCCGCGGTAAAACACGAGAGCAGGCTTGCTCTTGTTTGGCTTGGTCTTCAGCCACCAGTGTGCCCACAGACGCAGATCTAGAAAGGGTTTTTTACGCGAATCATCTGTAAAAAACTTGTGACGCGCCTGTTCTAGACGGCTAGTGAAAAGGCTTACCACGGGTGTGTCTTCACTGACTGTTGTTCCGTAAAAGATCTGCTCAAACTTGTTGCGGACGGATCCCCCAACCCGAGTCTTTACGAGCGGAAGCTTCCAGCGAATGGACTGCACCGAGGATGCGTCTGGACGAGGAGCTCCCAGATCGGAAATGACGCGCACGATATTGTCCTGCGTCTCCGTCTGCCTCAGGATTTCAGAGCTAACCAGAACAGGAGTCGCAGATGAATAGCGGGGGAAATAGACGAGCTGACGCTTGGAAGGCATTCCCTCGGTGATGGGTACGACGTGGAAATGAACAGGATTGGAATGGAGAGTCTTAAACAGCATTTTTTGATCAACAGCGACGAGAGCAGAAGGAGGAAGGTACTCGGGATCTTCTGCATTGTTGAGTGGAAGAACCCATGAGCGATCTTCGGGAAGACCTAGGATACGGTACTCCTTGAATGACTCTTTGACAGCGGGATCAATCGCCATCCAGTCTGTTTTCGTGATCTCTCCCTGAAACGAGAGCGGGGGCTGGCGGAGAGTATTATACTGCTCCAGCGCCTTACGTATCGGCTTACCCTCGGCCGACATACGCAGAAAAAGATTCTCCCATCGACGAGAGTCGGCGGCATAGTAATCCCCTGGAAACTCCTCTTGGACATAAATGCGCAGGCGGTCAGGGTGCAGTCCTGCAATCTTTCCAATTTTGGTCTTGACGGTTTCAATGGTGTCATCTGTAAAGAATGTCATGGCCAACGAAAATTCATCTGGCCTTTCGACTTGCAGAGTTACCTCCTCTGACATTATTTCCTATCGTGTAAAATTAATGCAACAATCTATCAAGGGAAAGGGACCAGCCGTAGATTCAAGTATGCTACTCTCATCAAACCGCAAGGCTATTCTTCGTGGCTCGGAAAGGAGCTATGCGACAGATCCTAAAAAGATGCTCGTTAAGACTACCGAGCAGCTTCAGGATCGGAAACAGTCTGAACAGGCGTGTTCAGACATCTCTACATTGACAAAGGGTCCTACAACGGACTGTCAGTAATCTTCATCCCGCAGTAATCTACGGGGCTCTTGGCATAATTGACAGGGGTATAGATCCCGATACGAGACGCATCTTCCAACAATCTCCGGAAATTCGCCCAGAACTCTGGGGTGTGCTTTCCTGACGATAATTCTGCTGTCATGAGATGCGCCATCTCGTGTAGAACCACGAACATCACCGTGTTCATATCCACGAACGGGTAGGCAGGAGGATCATTCTTGTCTCGGAGACAGATCACAATCTTTTCTCCCTTGTTTTCCGAGTATGATGTGTCCTTGGAGGTCACCGAGTTCTCCAGGATACTGTCGGGACGATAGCGCTCCACAAGAAGCTGGGTAGGCTTGTCCGTTACATACTCATCCTGTTTGTAGAGACTCACAATCTTCTGGATATTCTGCTTGACCTTGGCAATACGTTCGGCGGCTTCGTCCTTGCCCGGTAGGTCTTGAACTCGATGTCCTTCTACAGTTGTTAGATTTCCGGGGTCGCCGCTTATAAAGAGGTATCCCAGGTAACCCATCATAGCAACCGTAATTGCGACGAACTCGGGTCTCATTATTCATCTACACACACTTCTTACTTCGCGCCAACACCCGCCTCGCCGATCTCCAGCTCGCGGCGGAACAGATCGGGCTCAATCGTGGAGTTCAGGAAGGGCGACACGGCGGCACGAGGGTTCGGGGGGTCCGAGCGCACATCGAGGTTGGCGTTGCGGAGGGACTGGCCGACCGTGTTGATGCCGTAGTGGTACGAGGGCGAGAGGAAGTTCTGGCCCTTCAGGTCACCCATGCCAACGGGGTTGGTGGCCGCCCACGACGCACCGAGGCCTCCCTGGGGCAGCAGCTCCTCGGGCGACAGCACTGTCTGGGAATAGGTCTGCTGGCCCGTAGGGTGGCGAGTCTCTCCCTGCATTGTCAGCTTCTCGTTGCCGCCCTCCACATGGGGGTTAGGGTTCGCGGGGTAGGACGGGTCATTGGACAGGGGTCCCTGGGGCTCCAGGCCACCGACCTCCAGGCCCTCACCTAGGAACTTGGACGCGGAATAGCCATTCACGACGACCACGAGGAAGACAATTCCCAGAGCGACTGCACCGAGGCGAAGCATATTGGACTGGGAAAACTTCATAGCAGATTTATATTGCTTTAGAGACAAAATTATGGAGAAAAAGCAGGGTGGCGGCTTCTTCGACAACATCTTCCAGGACGTCTTAGACTTCAGTGCCCGACCCGAGACTCACTCCTTCATTGAAATCCAGGTGATTAAGCCCCTACTTTCACGCATTTTCCACCAGCTCTACCCCTACATTGTTGGCGTGCTGATTCTGTGGATCCTCATGTTCAGCTGCCTTGCTGTGATCCTCCTCCTGTTGATGCGCGGCAGTCTTCTCGACAGCGTCATGGTGTTCCGGAAATAGAACGCGGGTGAGGTCCTTCTTGGAAAGTTCCCAAAACCCCCGCAGACCCCGCTCCTTGGCGAGAGCCCGCATTTGGACAATCGTCATCTTCTTCATCTTGTGCTTGGTGGGGAGCTCGGGCATCTCCAGTAGGGCGATGAGCTGCTCCTTGGGTAGGATGTAGTATTGGAAGATACCGCGACCCTTAGCCAGCTTCTTAAGTTCAGCGAGAGTCTTCGTGGAGAGCATTTTAACCAATCTGTTTTTACCCTCTGAGAGTAAGGATGGACCTCGTATCCGTTTTAGTGGTTTTGATTGCCACTTTACTTGCGGCGTTCGGGTTTCTATATGCCTATGGCATGTCACGCCTACAAGAGATCAAAGACAATTGGGTAACCTATCGTTGCAATCCTATTTATATGCCCATGGCGGGAGCGGTCGGCTCAGATATCGGAAAGAACTTCATGTACTGCACCATGCAGTCTGTGAATAAGTATGCTGGTTTCATCATGGATCCCATCTACAAGAACTTTGCGATCCTCACGGGTATTATCAATAAAATTCTGGATTCTATGAACAGCATGCGCGAGCTGGTCACGGGAGCATCGGACGGGTTCCTAGGTATTATTCGCAGCACCTTTGGAAAGATTCAGAACACGTTCGGGACGACACTTCAGATGGTAAATCGCGTACGCACCCTGATGAACCGCATGATCGGGGTGTTTGCTGTGATGATGAATATTGTGAGTACTGGAATCTATACTGGAGAAAGCGTAACAAATGGACCCATTGGAAATGCAGCTCGTTTCCTCTGCTTCCGATCCTCTACCCCCGTAATGACCGATCATGGATACATGCCAATCATCTGCGTAGAGCCAGGTATGCGTCTCTCAGATGGACAGATGGTGAAGAGCACAATGCGCTTTGATGGACGCGCAACCCCAATGTGCCGTCTTGGCAAGGCGGTGGTCAGTGCGAACCACAAGGTCTTGTATCAGGGCAAGTGGATTCGCGTAGAAGATCATCCACATGCGATCTTTGCAGAGTCGTACGGGACACTTGTATGCCTCAATACTGAGAAGCATACGATCCCGATTGGTGATAGCTTGTTCATGGATTATGAAGAGACCGATAATCCCCGCATTCTGTCCGAGTTCTTCCGGAAGGTAGAAGAGTACTACGGAACCGCTCACTCTGAGCAGAAGACCACCAACCCTCTAAAGTACCGTTATACGGGGGTAACCCCAGGAACACTGGTCATCACAGATACGGGAGCTCTGCGGCAGGCAGAAGATATCAAGGTTGGGGATTATATTCGGTACGGAGATAGGGTCATCGGAGTTCTCCATCACGACGTTGAATCTACCTCCACCTACCGCGGAGTCACATTTGCTACGGGAACCTGGGTTCGCACTCAGCGCGGCGTAGAGCCGCTTCTCAGCGGAACCCCATCAGAGAACAAGACTCGCTGTATCCAGTTCCTGACAGAAAAGGGATGTCTAGGCGTCTATTCCGACCGCGGAGAAACCATGATTCTAGACGATCATGAAGTCCCGTTGGATGACATCCATGATTGGCGCGATAACGAAGTTCAAAAAGAACCAATCGTAGTATAATGGACATCCTCGCGACAATTGCGGTCGTGGCGGGACCTCTTGTTATTTTGGGCATCATCATGTGGGGTGTTGTCCAAGCGAATCTAGAGGATATCAAACTCACATGGGTAGCGAAGCGCTGTAATCCGCTGTACATGCCATTCGTCAATGTCATCGATCCTTCTACGTCTGTCTTTGAGAATCTCCAGTACTGCTCTACATCGTTTGCATCACAGGTGTTTTCGAGGGCGCTTGAAGCCGTTCATATGTTCTTTGGACAATTTACGAAGGTCCTCAACAAGGTTATTGATCAGTTCGGTAGCCTGCGGTCTATGGCTACTGGACTACTTACGTTTGTCACATCCTTCATCAACGATATATTTGGAAAGATTGGAAATACATTCGGCGTGATGCTAACACTTCTTTCGCGAATCCGAACCCTGACGAATCGTATTATGGGGTCGGCAGGCTATTTGGTGACCACTATGATGACAGTTGCCAATACTCTAACAGCGGTTGTAGATTGGTTGGCATCGCTAGTCGATACGATTGTCGGTATCATTATTGGGCTTGCCGTGGTTCTTTCCTTGATCTTCCCGGCGCTTCTCTTCTTCTTCATTCCCCTGGGCATTGCTATGTCCGTGACTGGGTTCTCATGCTTCCATCCCGATACCCTTGTCCAGAAAGCTGACGGAACATCGGTCCCGGTCCGCGAGGTTAAGGTAGGGGACGTCCTGAGCCATGGAAGTCGCGTGAGGGCTACCATGCGCTTTACCACCGATGACGTTAAGCTCTTCAACTACAAAAATGTCATTGTCGCTGGACAGCACCTAGTATGCGAAGACGGCGTGTGGATGTATGTCAAGAACTCGACGCACGCCCTGCCGTTCGACCTCCCTTACCCTTCCGAAATCATCTGTCTCAACACGAGCAACCACCATATCTGGATTGGAGATATCCAGTTCTCAGACTATGAGGAGATTGAAGAGGAGATTGAGATGAAACCGATGGATCCAACTACCCTGATCGATGCTGTAGGGGGATACATCCCTCTCCGCGACTGCCAGCCTGGAACCTTGACGACAGCCGGAAAGATCCATGGAGTTGTCCAGTTGGAAGGAGGTATGATGCAGCTGTTCATGGACAATCACCACGGAGTCATCCCACTCATGGAGAATAGATATGCGCGCGACTATGCTGATTCTCACGATCCGCAAGTCCTAGCCGCGATACAAGTGAAAGTCCTTGAACAACTAAATAAAAAGTCCGCGTAAGACAATAAGAATGAAGGACAAGACAACGATTGTTCTCGCTGTAGGAATTGCCGCATTTGTTGCTGCTATTGCATCTCGTTTCCTCCTGGGTGGCCGCGAGGGATTCATGCAGCAGGAGATTGGTGCCCCCGCGGATGGAAGCACGGGAGGGATGTACAATGGAATTGCCGCTATGATGGGTGCGCCTCAGGACCTCCGTTCGGCTCCCACGCCCCTGAAGCCGTACGCGGCGGCCAACGACAATGAGATCTTTGCCTTTGAGGACTCCACATTCAAGCCCGAGTGCTGCCCGTCGAGCATTACATCGGACGCAGGATGCCTGTGCCTCTCGAAGCAGGATGAGAAGTCGCTCGCGTACCGTGGCGGAAACCGTGTCGCTTAAAGTATTTACAATCATCTCTGACAACACTTATAAATGTCGTTTGACGTCAAGACCATTCTGCGAGACTGTTTGGACAATCTTGTCAAGGAGTTTCCCGGAATCACCCTCCATGAATGCTATACGACTGGCGAGATGAACTATGAGTCGGAGGTAGGGTACATCAAGCAGCAGATCCAGCCTCTGTTCATGCAGATTGTCCAGAAGGATAAAACGATCTTCAAGGAGCCGCAGTACTTTCTCCGCGGGCTCGATTTCTCCCTTCTCATGAAAGATGCTACGTCGAAGCAGGAGGAAGCGCTATGGACGTACATTCGTATGTTTCTGGTCTGCTCTTACCTCGGCGCGGACATTATGGAGACCGTGAAGTCCATGTGGTCTAAGGTGACGGGTAAGACGGAGACGTCGGAGGTGGATGATGTCCTGAACGATGAGACGATGAAGAGCGGCATCGAGGATCTCCTAGAGACGCTCAAGAACACCAAGCTCATGAAGCTCGGAATGGAGGTCCTGGAGAATCTGGATGTTGAGAAGCTTGGACTCAACGAGATTGATTTCACCGATATTCACGGTCTTCTTGAGATGGCAAAGAATCCCGAACACCCAGTGACGAAGCGGGCAATCTCGGTGGTGCAGGGACTCATTGAGCAGAAGATGAAGAACGGCAGTCTCAAGCGCGAGGAGTTTATTGCGGAAATCGAGATGCTGAAGGAGAAGTTCAAGCAGTCGCTGGGCAAGGTGTTTAAGACTGAGCTGTTTGGCGATGCGGGCGAGGGACCCACGAACGATTCGGCAACTATCGTGAGCAACCACCCCGATGCTCGTCGCGCACGTATGCTGGCACGGATGCAGAAGAAGGTTCGTGACAGGAACGCTGGAAAAAAATGACGTGAAAGCAATAATGGGCCGCGAGATATTTTGGCTGAAAGATCCAGCAAACCTTTTCACAAACTGGAAGCGATTCGTCCCCACGAATGACATGACAGTTCCAGAGGCTCTAAATGCGGTTGTGCGCTTCACGATATACTCGTCTCTCTTGATTGCCCTAATCACGCGTAAGACGAACTTCCTTCTCCTGATTCCGACGGTGATGTTCCTCTCTGTGGTTCTAGTCCGTCTGTACCCTGAGACGCAGATTCTCAAGGAGACGTTTGCGGCCAAGAAGGGGCCTGCTGCAACCCCAAAGGCGAGCAATCCGTTCATGAACGTTCTCTTCACGGATTACGTGGATAACGTCAATCGCTCCCCCGCTCCTCCGGACATCACTGCTCACCCTATCAAGGAAAGCATTGAGGAGGCGTATTCGAAGACCACGGATCTGTTCATGGATACATCGGACAAGTTCGGTCTAATGCAGTCGATTCGTCAGTTCAATACCCAGCCATCCACCACCATCCCGAACGACCTAGGCGGTTTCCAGGAGTTCCTCAATAAGGACAATGTCTCGCGGAAGGTTCTTTCCGAGGGATACGTCGTTGCAAAGGGAAGCGTGGGTGAGCCTATGCACGCTGGGTAAATTTCTCAATATCAGTCACATTCATCATTGCACCCGTGTGGTGCTTCTTCCCTCCGTTCTTGCCGAGCACGGCGTACGTAGGAAAGCCAGAGATACCACCCATAACTTCAGGGGGGATCGCCTTCTCTTCAATGGAGAGAACCTTCATCCCCGCAGGGGGCTTGCGAGCAAACTCGTCCCATGTCTTCTCGGACATCATGCACGCAGGGCAGGACTCCTTGTGAAATCGAACCACCATAGGGGTATTTTTTGACAGCTCGCGCTTGACGGCCGATTGATCGCTCTCGGAACTGAACTTCTTGACCATTATTTTACTTGAACAATATAATGTCAGGTGCGTGTGTGACTTCGCTGTACCCTCTCGGAGACGTCATTGTTGGACATCGCCCAGGAGATATCCCTCTACCCTTCAAGAATCTAGCGCAGTACGATGATTACATCGCCAGCGTCGCAAAGTCGGGGAAGATATGTCCCATTGTTTCTATACCGTTTGCAGAAAAGCCAGAAAAGAGGTATCCTACACCCTTTACTGGATTCATGGAGTTTCAGCCTGGAAATCTTCTAGAACAAGCCTCGTATTCGGCGATGTCTCCTGCATGGATGGGGGTTGAACCGACTGCCCGAGCATTTAATAAGCGATTTTTCCAATAGGAAGACCAGCCGCAGCAATAGGATCGGGTAGAGCACCTGACTGCTGGGAAGGATACGAATCAGGTACCTTTCCCTGTGCTCCTCCATCCGGTCCAATCGGCGAGTACCCACCGCGAAGCTTACGGGGACGCTTCGCCATCGTCTTCTTGCGCAGCTGCTTACGCGACTTGCGTCCCGCTTTCTTGGTCTTGGTTGTGCGACTGCGATATTTTACCATTATATCTAGTAAAGAGAAATGTTCAGCACGGATGTCTTGGTCATTATTTCCGCTATTCTTATTATGCTTTTTGCGTTTGTAGTGATGCCCGTTCATACATCGATTCAGAGCCCCAGGCAGCCGGATACGCGTACAGAGCTTCCTGGATGGCTACTCTTTAATCGCGAACGCGAGCACATGACTGGAGAGGAGGAAGAGACGGGACCAGAGCCAGTGGAGCATTTTGAGGCTCCCGACTCTAATGTGCAAGTTCTTCCATCCCTGGATGTTCCGAACATAGACGTGTCTTCTACCCTTGGAACGACACCTACAGCGGTGAATGGACTTCTGTCGTCGCAGTCCCGGGCTGGATCCTCCTCTGTGGGCGAACTCATTCCAGGAAAATAGAACCTATATGTAATGAAGACACCGCCACTTCACCTTCTAGTTGTGGGAACCATACTTGTCCTCCTCATGTATCTCCTTTTGACCGAGTGGTTCTCTGAGCCGCGACGCGAGGGACTTAAAAACCCGGTATGCTGGGGGGATCCTGTTGATGGTGAATCTGGAAACTTCGTAAGCGCTGAGGCATACGGAAACTATATGAGCAAGACGTTGTCGGCTGTAACGGCGTGTTACGGTGGTTCTTTCCCACCTCCGGGAACTGAACCTACAGCGGCTCAAATGGAGTGTATTAAAAAATCCTCAGGGTCATACACTACGTTGGATGAAGCAAAAGCTGCTTGTTCCGCCGATGCGGCATGCAAGGCAGTCCTCAGCCAATCGCGGGGACCTGGTGCATCTGCTTATTCTAAATTTAACGAAGATGCAACAATCGGACCTTCGGGAGGCGCACGTTATCCCGGGGCGAAGATTTACGTCAAGAAACCATGTGCTTCCACTGCCCCCGCTCCCCGTCGTATGACGACTGTTGATAATGAAACTCGTCCAAAATCCGCTAAGAACCTCATGCGGTGGATGGATGGAAAGGGTAACTGGGTCGTCTATTGGGAGCCGCCGGATGTGGTCAATAAGTACGGATTCACCATTGAGACCAGTGACGGATACAAGTACCAGATTCCGGAACGTACGGCTGCCTTTCACTACTACAACCTTGGACAGCACACGATGGGTGGAGTCAGCTTTGTCCTTCGTATGAGTGTCGGTGGAGTTGTCAAGAGCACCCTGGGATTCCCTGTTCCCACAACCTCTGCTGCCGGCGATGCCAAGATCAGGTCGTGGCGCGCCATCCGTGCTCCTGCACCCGCATCTCCGCCGCCTGCTCTACTGCGCCCCTCTGTTGCCCCCAAGATTACTGCGAAGGCAGCAACCCCGGCATCTTCGACCGCCTCGCCAACAGGAAACTCGGAGATTCTCTTCTGGGACAACTTCTCCAAGCGCCTCCTTCGTGTTCTGGATAGGTGGTCGGGGAGCTCGGCTAAATCATATGATCAAGTGCCCCTGAACACTATGCCTTACCAGCATCCATCCCAACCCGAGAACCCCAACCCCATCTCGAATATCTCGCGATAGATTTTGGTATTGCATAGAAAGTAATGAAGTTCAACCTTTGGTATGTACTCGCGGGGGTCCTGGTTGTGGCTGCTATTATTAGCTACAATCTAGATGGTCGCGAACACCTGACAGATCCCAAGAAGAAGAAGAAGACGCCGGCGGCGAAGCCTGATGCGAAGCTGCCGACTGAGAATATCCACAAGCTGGCAAATAAGCTCCTGACGTTCCTTGAACGTACCCCAGTTCCAAAGAAGCTCGGTGCATCTGCGGCTCCTAAACCCAAGCCTAAGCCCGAGCACCCTGCCGATGCAAACTTGACTCTCCCAGGACCCGATACGGGATGTAGCAAGTGCTGCGATAAGAAATGCACTCACGCTGGACAGAAAATCAAGCCTGCTCCATTTGTGAAGAAGAGTTCGATTGTTCCTTGCACCTGCACCAAGTTCTCCATGTCATGTGGGCGCCACGCAGGAGGACGGGATGCCTCGCGGGTTCCAGGATACATGGGGACCGGCGATGGATCTGAGCTCCGTGATGTCCCTGGATTCCTGAACTCGTTTGATGCGTTCTCTCGGTAATCATTTCGCGCCAAAGAATAATGAAGTTGAGCGTTTGGACTCTACTTGGAATTGCCGTTGTTGTCATCATTCTTTTCAATGTGGCAACCGCTGAACAGCGGGAACACCTGAGCCGACAAAAACCGAAACTTCCAGGCCCGGAGTACGTCTGGAGGTCAGACTTGGTTGGGTGTAAAGAACACTCGCCTCCTGAAAAACAACGCCCGCTTAAAGCCTTTAGTGGATTTGTTCGCTAGTAGATAAGAGAATCATGTTTGGACTTCCGAATCACCGCGGAAGCTGTTGGGTCAATGCTGCTCTTCAAGGATTGTTTTCCTGCCCGCCCCTTGAAGAACACTATTCCAAGCGGGAGAATGTGGATCGCGAGAATCCTATCGACGTATGCATGGAAGCTGTCTATCGCACCAAGGGAAATGCTGGACTTCGCGATCTATTTGAGTGCATCAAGACCACCTATATGCCGGCGGGTGAGAATATCGGAGACTCCCACGAACTCATCACGCATCTGTGTGACAAGCTCCCCTGGCTGGACAAGTACTTCCGATTTGATATCGGCGACAAAATCACGTGCAACAGCTGTGGAGTCTCCGAATTCCGCAAAACATCAACACTGGATACGCACTTGATGCCCTCCAAGAAAGGGATTCCGCTTCTTGAGGCGATTCAAGAACACGTTCGTCCCACAACCATTGAGGAGTGGAAGTGCGAGAAGTGCCGGGGACTGGGATGCACCAAGCAGCTGATGTTTGGGTCATTCCCGAAAATCTTCATGATCTGGTCGGATCCGATTGAGTATTCCAGCCTACTGATCCTGAACGGCAAGAAATACCATCTGTTTGGAGTCATCTGCTTTAACGGTGGGCACTGGTGGACGTATGCCCGAAAGCTGCCTGCAGGCAACCCATGGCATATCTTGGACGACACGCGAGTTCAGCAGATGGATTCGCACAAGTTCCCAGTGGATAGCGCTATGAGAGTCCTGCTTTATTTCCTCGGTGAAAACTAATGGAAGGCGGTAAGGTCAGTCCCCAGCTCCGAACGACCTATGTTGTTCTCACGATCGCCTTTGCGGTCATAGTTATTATTGTGTCGGTCTATCTAGCCGCGACGGACACGATGTCGCTAATCACGTTTCTTCTGCTGATTGCCGTTCTCGTATATATCCTTATTTATTTTGGGTTTGTCGAGGTGTCGGCTCAGGGAGATCAGCTGGATATCACCTATTACACGCACCCGATGCCGATTGAGAGCAAGACGACCTACGAGCCGTCGCACGATGTAGCTCCCGAGCCACTTCCAAATTCTCCTGAGGTTTTTTACATCTCTGATAACATCTTCACCTACAAGGAGGCGCATGCGGTGTGCAAGGCGTACGGCGGAGAGCTTGCCTCGTACCAGCAGCTAGAGAAGGCGTACCAGGAGGGTGCCGAGTGGTGTGGATACGGATGGTCGGCGGACGGGCTGGCTCTGTTTCCCACTCAGTACGATACGTGGAAGGAGCGCCAGAAGGAGACCGATCCCGCCAAGCGCATCGAGTGCGGTCGTCCGGGAGTCAATGGCGGATACTTCAACCCTGCCACGAAGTTCGGAGTAAATTGCTTTGGTGTGCGCCCCGATAAGGCGCTTGGACCCGCAGCTAAGGTCCCTGCCAAGGATGCCGAGGAGGACAAGATGATTGAGCGTTTCCGCCGCCGTCTCAAGAACTTTGTGGTGTCCCCGTTCAACAATGCGTCGTGGTCGTATGCCCCACAGGCTCCTCCTCCCCCGCCCCCAGATACCTCCAACATCCAGTCATCTCGGACAAGGACAGGAGAACTAGCTTCGCCATTTGAGACAATTGACACGAACCTCACAGCTATTCTTAACGGGATTGGAGAGACATTCTCGTTCCTCGGAACTGCAATGACAAATCTTGTTGGAGGTAAGTAATAAGACATGAGCACTTGGACACCCGAAGATGCGCATACGCAACAGTCGCGCTGGACGTTTCAGACCCCTGTGAACGCCCAGGACGCCCCGCCTCGCACGCCGTTTGTCGGCGCCTTTAATGTCCCTCTAGCCAAGGAGCGCCTGCAGCCGAACAATTTCCAGTGGTTGGTCTATAAGCCCCAGGAGCATGCGATTCCGCCGTTTGAGTATTTCAAGAACACCCGTGCGCCTTCACGCCTAATGGGTCCCTCTAATTTTCACAACCTTAAGTAATGATTGAGGTAGCTCTTTTTACTGGAGTTGGGCTGCTCGGTTACATCCTTGCCACCAAGTATGGAGATAAGACTGCTACCCAGGGACATCGCGAGATGTTTTCAGATGGCGTCCCAGGTCCTGACCCTGATCCCACCAACTCGCGTGTGAGCATGGCGCAGGCTCCCCAGGGTCATGCCAATATGGTTCCCTTTTTCGGTGCGAAGGTGACCCAGAATCTCCGTGGAAATGCCAATCAGTCTATTCTCGATTCGTTTGCGGGTACGGGTAGCGACTACTTCCAGAAGAAGGAGGTTGCCTCGATGTACGACGTTGCCCCTGGTAACGGCATTCCTTTCGGAAATGCTAACGAGTCGGAGTTCATGCAGTCACGCATGGTGGCGGGCAATAACATGAAGAATGTCTTCCCGATTGATCGCACCTTTGTTGCTCCGGGTATCAACGACGGATACAACAACCTCGGCAGCGGCGGTTACCAGCAGTTCAACGAGCTCCAGGAGTTCGCCAAGCCGCGCACGACCGACGAGATTCGCGCGGCGAACAAGCCGAAGTTGTCGTACGATGCTCCCGTTGTCCCTGGCGCGCACTATGTCACCCAGCCCGGTCTGCAGGCGCCTGTCAATAAGAATCGCCCCGATCGCTTCCAGGTTCTGTCAGAGAACAAGGACGGCACAGGTCAGCTGCTGTATCTCAACACCACGCAGGGCGCACAGGTGAGCCCTGCCGCATTCCCTCAGCAGATGCAGAAGGAGCAGCAGCGTGACTCGACATCAGTGGAGTACTATGGTACGGGTGGTGCGGGATTTAGCTCAGCGAATTATGTCCGCGCCTTCACGGAGCCTTTTGAGCAGTTCCTTCGTCTAACAGTTGGCGATTGGGTAGGTCCTGGCGGCGGTGCGGGAGGTGCCACTGAGGGAACGTACCTGGTGGATCAGTACAATCAGGCTTACACGAATCCTGGTCGCGAGGCATCTGTGATGACCAACTACGCTGCTCCTGGCAACATTTCGCTGCCTACGAACGAGCAGATCGTAGGTGCAGTCAAGGTGAATAAGGACGAGGATATGATGATCAATACTCGCCAGTTCTCGGGCTACGCCAACGTAGTTCCCACCTCGGCCGATGCTCAGCAGCAGGGAGAGTTCAAGTTCAACCTCCCGCTGGACCAGAGCATTGAGACGACGCGTATGGAGCCTGCGATCCTGGACGCGTTCCGCGCGAACCCATATACGCAAAGCCTGCACAGTACAGCCTAAATGGACGATATCCTACAAAGTATTTTGTACGGACATCTGTCAGTAGATATTAAAACCCTTACATTCCAAGAACAACTAGAGGTTTTGCGCGCTGTCGTCGCAAACTCCTCCGCTTTATCGAGACTGAATATCGTAGGTGAGCTCCACCCGTTTGTGGGGGAGTTACTGGCGCGGATGCGGCGGCAGCAGCAAGAACAACCGGCTCGGGAGGGGGGCGAAGCTCGGGGTAATGATCGAGGGCAGCCTTCTTTAGAAATAGGAAGCGTGCATGTTCCTCTCCAGCGGGCAGAGCCGTTGTCTTTTGGGTCACTGCTGCAAACGCGTCCCGCAGATTCGCAGTCCGAGTCGCCAGCATCATAACATCATCAAGTGACGCTCGTTTGTCTAGATAGGCATCGATCAACTCTTGAAGACTCTTCGTCTTGAGGTCTGCATCGGGCAGGAGATTCACAGTGCCAAATGTGGACTTATTCACAATCTCGTCCTCATCGGTGATGGGTTTGACAGGCGCAACTTGATGAAGTCCGTATGCCGTAGCGAAACAGCAAACGGCTGTTCCGGCGGTTATTGCGGCAAGCATTATGTATATGTGAAAAACAATTATGCACTTGGTGGACGACGAAACGATTCTTCGTGTCCAGAACAATTTGATGCACTCTAAAAATGTTCGTAGTCTTCACGGATCGTGGTGGTTCAATATTGCGATGTTTGTGATGATTGTTGGTATCATGATCTTCTTTCTGAGGGTGCAATATACAACTACCTCCCAAGTCCTGAAAGCAGAGGCAACTCGTAAAGATATCTCCTTCCAGCCGCTGTTGTGGCACAACGCGGTTCGAAATAATATAGATATGTAGACAATATGCTGCCTACCCGTCGTGCGGCACTACTCAAAGTCAAATATGAAATGGTGTATCGCGGTATGGATCGCGAGGCGGCGTTCCAGAAGTTTGAAGCGACGGTCCCCAACCCGAAAAACGGATCCGTTCAGCTCCCAGCCGAGCCGGTAAAGCAGCCGCCAGCAAAATGAATATCTTCTTTCTCCATTGGAATCCCCGCAAATGTGCCAAGTATCACTGCGATAAACACGTCGTCAAAATGATCCTGGAATCGTGTCAGCTTCTCTATACGTGCCACTGGACGGCCGCGAATCCCCCTCCGCTCATCCAGTGTGCTCCCAACGGAGGATACAAACCTACCCATCTCAAGCACCCCTGCTCACTCTGGTTGAACGAATCGTTGGATAATTACCTGTGGCTGATTCGCCTGACGCAGGAACTGCTTGTCGAGTACCGCTTTCGGTACGGCGACAAGACACACAAATGCGAAGCTCACCTTGATTGGTTAGAGAACGTCTATCCCCATGAACTCAAGTCAATAGGAATCACTCCGCCGCGATGCGCTATGCCCCCCGAGTTCAAAGTCAGTAATGACCCCATAGAGTGCTATCGCCTCTACTACAAGATATCCAAGGATAAGGAACGTCAGATCGTCAGCTACAAGAAAAGGCACCGACCTCATTTCTTGGCGTAGTATAATGGCAGACGGATCCTTCGGGTACATCCGAATTTCGGACGCTAAGGTCGTCCCACACCACGCACTTGTTGAACATTTTCAGCTGTATCATGAGCCCGACCATATTGTAGCGACCATGCAGATTGTTGGCGAAAATCCTGCGGCTCCTCACGTAGAGAGTATCAAGAGTGTTGGCGAGCGCGCGGCCCCGGTTCGTGTTCCGCTCAAGAAGAATGGGCGTAACGTTACGCCTGGAACCCAGATTGTTGCGAAACCGTCGGGTCCTATGGAGATTCCTCTTTTTAAGTTTGTGACGGATGTCGAGGATTTCTTGAACACCAACTCCATTACGAAGATGGAGAACAAGGCTGCGATTCTGCCAGACGGAAGCTCGGAACTGACTCCTCCTCCTACGGATGTCCCAGTCCCGTCCAAGACCACGGACTTTGATCTTGATGGTCCATCGGGCGTATCCTTTGTCCCGAAGAAGGCAAAGTTTGAGGTTCGCTCGGTGGGTCCAGTCGGCGACAAGGACCATCGTGTGGCGCTCCATGGACTCCTCGCCGAGCCCGTACGAGTCACAATTACTGGACGTGGTACGATTGCCCTTCCCGTAGGATTCCGCATGGTAAGCATTCTCAAGGGCGAGATTGATGATAAGTTCAAGCCCAAGGTAGCTGCCGACCCTGAGCCTGTAGCACCTGCAACGGGGATTGCATCCCTGCTTGGTGGCCCATCGGTGCCTGTACCTGCGCCCACGGCTCCACTAGCAGAGCCAGGACTGCCAGGACTGCCTGGAGCACCTGGAGCACCTGGAGCACCTGGAGCACCTGGAGCACCTGGAGCACCTGGAGCACCCGCCGAGCCTCTTCCTCCCTCGACTGTCCAAGCGATTCAGCATGTTATTGGTCCTGCCCCCGCCGCTCCAGCTCCAGCTCCAGCCCCTGCCCCCGCTCCGGCTCCGGCACCGGCTCCGGCCCCGACTCTTGGTGTAACAAGCCTGCTTGGTCCATCCCTAACCCCAGCTGCGCCAGCTACGCCAGCTACGCCAGCTACGCCAGCTACGCCAGCTACGCCAGCTACGCCTCCTACGCCAGCTGCGCCAGCTGCGCCAGCTGCGCCAGATATGCCCGCTACACCCGCTACACCCGCTACACCTCCTACGCCAGCTGCTCCTGCGGCTGCCGCGCCCATATCTCCATTCCCAGTTCCTGGAACTCCCGAGACCCCTCCGGGACCCATATCTCCATTCCCGGTTCCTGGAACTCCCGAAACTCCTCCTCCCGCTCCAGCTGCCCCTACGCTCCAGACAATCCGTAACTCAATAACAAACATCAACAAGTATTCTCTCGTTATCCAGAAACTCAGCAAGAAGGAGCGCAAGAAAGCGGACAACTACGACCAGTTCAAGCTGGCACTCAAAGATCTCGTTCGTCAATTTGAACAGCCCGTTCCTCCCAGCATGAAGTACGGACTGAAACGCATGAAGGCAGATATTGCGAAGTCTGTTAAGCACATTGATGATGCGCCCACAGATGTTGGTAAGCTGCAAGATGACCTGAAAGATAAGTTTGCGCTTGTGATAGCGGGACCGGTCAGTCCCCCGCCCCCGGCTTCGGCTGAGAGCCCACCGCTTTCTTTGATGACGACGCCCGCTCCCGAGCCAGCTCCTGCGCCTGCGCCAGCTCCTGCGCCAGCGCCCGAGCCAGCTCCAGCTCCCGAAGCTGCACCGGCTCTTCCGGGTATCCCCGAATCTCCTCCTCATGCCGACTCTCCCGGCGTCACCCCGCCACTACATGCTGCTGAACCTCCCATACAGGCTGTCCTTGACGGAGTTGCTCAGCCTCTTTCCACCCCTCTACCCGCCGCAGAAGATCCTTTTGCGTCCAACCGGTCGTTTTTCAGGGTCGATAGCCCGGAAGAGGAGGAGCGTATTATCGGAGAACTCGCACAAGAACCAGAGCCTGCTCCCAAGACGAGCGATGATATTGTTCTCGGACGCCGCCTCCTGAAGGATGGAACTGCTAGCCGTCTTCTTTCGCCTGTCACGTGTGGAAAGAATGCGATATATACCGGAATCGTGGGTCCCGACTTTTCCGATGTCCTCATGAAACACATTCAGGAGACGGTCAAGGCTCCACCTCCCATTCTTGAAATCAAGACGTACGGACTCGAGATTGGAGCGACAAGGTCAGGTGCGTCATATTCGATTACAAATGGGGAGGAGGATGGATCTGGAAATTTTACAAAATTCCACAAGAGCTGTCCCGACGGCGACGAAATCAAGATCGTGATCCACGAGAACAAGGATATGGATGCCACCGTGACTCGCAAGAGGAAGCGTGGAGGTGCGGCTGACACGACGTATGTGTTCCGCGTAGCAATCTCCGACACCGCAGCGGAGAGCCAGGTACTGCGAACCAAAAGTCCTCGTAAGGAGTTCAAGTCTCTCGTCGCACGTAAGCCCGCTCCCGCGCCCGCTCCCGAGCCAGCTCCCGCGCCCGCTCCCGAGCCAGCTCCAGCGCCCGCTCCCGAGCCTTCTCGTACAGTTCTCATGCCCGCTGTTGAATCGCCCGATGTATCCGATACCCCTCCGGTTCCCGGACTCCGGACGATGACACCCATTAAACCATTTGCTCCGACACAGACCCGTAAGCGCGTTGCGGTGGTCAAGAATACTAAAAACGGATCGGCCCGTCGTACTCAGAAGAAACGTATCAACCGACGCAAGACATGAAGAAATCATACATCCCTCCTCCTCCCCCCGGACCTCCGCCCACCCCGGCCCCTCTGGCTCTGGTTCCCGCGAACCGTGTCCGGGACCATATCATTGAAGTTGTTCTCAAGAAGTATCCTGAGGGCGTAGCTCTCAAGTTCGCCAAGCATTTTCGTGAATTCAAGCCGCGTTCGCTGGATGAATTCAAGACAATTATTCTGAGTACGCCTGTTGGCAAGATGGTGTTCGGGACGACAGCAAAGACCAACCTTGAGTTTGTCTATACGCTCAAAGAGTGGTACCATCCGCCGCCAGACGAGTACCAGAAGACCCGCTGGTGGGATCCCCTGGTCGCGTATACAGGATATAACCAGTCACGTAAATCGTCATCAAAAGTGTTAGCAATCCTATCCAAGAAGGATAAGAAGCAAACAACATCGTGAGCAGGGAGGCAGCGATCATGTAGATAGCATCGACGACTAGCACCCAGCCCGCTCCCTTCATTGTAGCATACTCCTTCATGAGGTCCATAATGGTATTTTTGCCTTTGGGTACAAGGGGCACTACGATCAGTCCAAAGAAGAGGTCGTGCGTCATCTGGATCGCCACAGACATCATGCAAAACGCCAGGGGATTCCACGGACCCCCAAGGAAAGACGTCGCCATCTGTGTCAGGACGACGCCAATCACAATGGAGGCAACGTCAATGATATAGGCAACCGATTCAAACCGGTCGTACCACTTGGTTATGGGTGCGTCGGGCTCGGATGTGTAACGCCACACAAACAGACCAAGCGTATCTACGATACATGCAGCCACTAGCGCAGCAAGCAGGATTCGTGTATTCGTGAAATTACGGATATCCTTCATATTATAACTAATGAGCGTTTTTGTTGTTGTCCTCTCGGGCGATCCTGGATCCACATCGCAGTTTTACCACAAGGTTAAAGCACTTCCCTGGAACAATATTGTGTGGCTCAACAACGACCAGCTCGCCTATCCGTCCGCCAACCTCATTGTCATGTTTGGCGGAAAGTGGGATATTCCGCATCTAACCCCATTCATTACCTGGAGCGGAGACGACGAAGAAACCATCCAGAGGGTGTATAAAACTCTTCGTCTAGTATAATGTTTGACGTCCTCTGGGTGTTCCTGGGGTTCCTCGCAGGTATGATTGTCACGACGATCTTCGTTCCTCCCCGCACAAAGAAGAAGCTCGTTCCCGATGTAAAGAATCCCCAGCTGATTCTGCGGAATCCCGAAATAGAGAATGGATGTTTCCGTGCTCGGGCTGAAGAAGTCAGCTGCACTGCAGAGCACGATTTTCTAAACAGATAATAAGATGTCTGGACTGTTGCGGAAATTCAGCCCCGCAGAGGTACTCAAGAAACCTGAAGCACGTTGGTTCTTTTCCTTTGTCCTAGGAGTCGGTCTCGCAGTTCTGATGTTCCATCGTCCGCAGGTAGAGATGGATGTGTCTGCCATACCTGTAGCCGAGCTCAAAAAGATGATTACACGTGTAGATGGAAAGTGCTATCGCTACCGCATAGAGGATGCGTCGTGTCCCAAACTTAGAACTTCCTCGTAAAGATATAAATGGACGCGACCCCTCTTGATCAGCTACCCGTTGGAGGCACCCAGCAGTCTGCCATGTCCCTCCCTGCGGCGACCACGTATCCCCAGATGATTACCCCTGGAACTGCATCAGCGATTCAGGCGCCGCCCCACCCTTCCCCTCCGCAGATGAACCCGGCGGCTGTGAAGTCCATTCTCCACCACATTCTGACCTATGTCGCGATCTTTGGCGCTGTCTTTGTCGTATCGCTGACCCCTGTCCAGTCTCTCCTCCTCCGTTACATCCCCGGAGCCTACTCGGGCTCGGGCGTGGTCAGCCTTTCTGGCGCTGCCTGCCTCGCCGCGATCGGTGTGTTCCTCACCTACGTCCTCCAGACCCTACTGCACCCGATGGTGTAGAAAACTCGCAAGCAATAACAATGAAAATTGACGTGGCTACGACCCGCGCCCAACACACCCAAGGTCTTATGGGAAAGACAACGTTCAAGCCATTGCTCTTTGTCCATCGCAGCGCCGAACCTCGTGCTATGCATATGTCGAATATGAAATCATCCATCGATATCTTTTGGATTTCTGCAGAGGGTCGCATCGTCCAAGTGTATCGCCGCTGCCCTCCGAATGACAAGTACATCTATCCTTCGGAAGTCCCTGTTCTGTACGCTATCGAAGCGCCCCCAGGTCTCTTGAAATACCGTAAAGGAAAGCTACTCGATATGGAGACTGTACTCCGAACTCGCAGTCTCCCTGAATAGATCTCTGACTCCTTTGATATATGTGTCTCGCAGTTCGGCAATATCTTTTTCAGTAGGGGAAGCAACTTGTTTAACGGCGATGGGTTTTCCAGTATAAGAACGAATTGGTTTGAGAGGTCGGTACGACAATTCAACCCAGTTGAAAAGCGAGCGCACAGTAGGAAGAGGAATATGCATTCCAAACGTTTCAAAGAGGTACTTGTTTATTGTATCAAGTAGTTCGCTATGTGCCTGGGAGAACAGCTCGTTCTCTCCAAACGTGAGTACTGGGATAATAGGGGTTCCAGTCGTAAGGGCTAGGCGGAAGATCCCGCGACGTTTCTTGATACACAGACGAATTTTGAAGTCCTCTACCATCGTCATTTCGCGAACTCCGCCCAAGAGAACACTCACCGACTCCTTTTTCGCGAGGGTCTTTTCAATGCTCTGATAATCTGACGGAATGATGCCAAAATATCGAGCGATATCGGAAATGACAGGTAGGTAATGAAAGAGAGGAATGCTCACGAGATGGTTGGGCATGTACGCAGGGTGCCGACACACGCCAACATTGTACATCACGGACGAAATGGACATCAGAGCATGAGGGCTCCACACATAGAGTGCAGATGGGGGAAGAGGATACTTGACATCCAACGAAAAGGTTTCGCGGATATTGGATTCAACGGTGGGATTCCTGAAGGTCTGGGCCACCGAGTCAAAGAGGACATCTTTCGGAGTTATGGCGTAGAGAGACATTACACCCAGTCCCAAGAGGAGATTCATTCCTACTAGGACAGCGATCATACCCAGCACAAACACTAGGAACGCTGCAACTGCTGGCCAAAGGTATAACCAAGCTCCCAGCTTCATGCTTTTCTCACAGAATTTGATTTAGGGAATGGAACACAAGAACTATAAAATGTCAGGTTCCGGATACTTGGTGGAGGCGAAAACCGTCCAAACAGGGGCGATTCGCACCCTCGTCGAAGCCCTGAAGTGCATCTTGGTGGAGATGAACTTCATCTTTGATTCCGAGGGCATCAAGATGATTGCCATGGACAATACGCGCACGGTCTTGGTGCATATGCGTCTGGAGGCGTCTAAGTTTGAGCGCTACAATTGCTCTGTGCCGTCGCTGGTGATTGGTCTGAACACCGACCACCTCTACCGTATCGTCAAGACGGCGACCAACGATGACACGCTGACCTTTTACATGGAGAAGGGCGACCACAACCACCTGCGCATCCTGCTAGAGAATGGTGACAAGAAGGAGGTCACGCGCTACACCCTGTCGCTTCTGGACCGCGACGAGCCGAACATTGAGATGCCCGCGACGGAGTTTGGTGCGCGTATCACGATGCCCTCTATTGATTTCCAGAAGAAGTGCCGCGATATGACCCTGCTGATGGCGAAGACGGTGGAGATCAAGAGCGTAGGCACGACCCTGGTCCTCTCGTGCAAGGGTCAGTTTGCCAATCGCGAGACCGTTCTGGGTGACTCTGATTCGGAGTTCTCGGTGAAGAAGGAGGAGACCAATGCCATTATCTCGGGCACATTTTCTCTACCCCATCTCGTGCTCTTCACGAAATGCACGAATCTCTCCAACAACCTGGAGCTGTACATGAAGAACGATTGGTTCATGATGATCAAGTACGTCATCGCCAATCTGGGTGAGATCAAACTGTGTTTAATGCCGTGCTCAAATTCGTCGTAGATATAAGTAATAGGAATGATAGGCTACATTCTCTTGGGCGCAGCGGTTCTTATTATCGCCGCCCTCATGTATGGACATACTGAGCGCGAACACTTTACAGATATCAAAGGCAATTTTCCCAAATGGACGTCAGTCCTCGACCAGGTTCGCAGGATTCTGGACAAGAGCTTTGAGTACGACCAGGCAGCATTTGCCAAGTTTGCGACGCAGCAGAAGGAGCTGTATGATCAGGCGATTACCAGTACCCTGAAAAATCTGGGAAGCGTACAGATGTTGGCGACAATCGGCGTTGGCGCACCCACAGTTCAGGATATCACCAAGTTTCAGGAATCCAAGGATCTTGTAAAGTATCTCCCGAAAGGGTTCAAACTGAATGTGGATACGCCATTTGATACGCGCATGGCAATGCTCTACTCTACGCGGATGTACTATGCCAACCTGGTGAAGACATCCAAAAAAGACTCAGATCTCATGGTCGGATACGGGCTACTTTACCCTATTGATGCCGTGGCGAATCTTCTGAAAGCCACGATGATTACAGTCATTTTTGGTCTGTGCGCTGCCAACAAGATTATCAAGAAGGTGAAGTATGATGAGTCCAAGGATCCACCCCCCAAGACGCAGAAGGTAGAAGTTGTGATGAAATAAACAACTTAGAAGAATCAAGGTTGAGAAGTAATAATGGATCGCCCTCATGTTCCCCCCTCGTACTCAGATCGGTCATTTGACGGTGCCCAATCTATGCTCGCACGAAAGTCCGCAGAAGAAGCCCCCGAGGTTGCGTCCTACAATTACGACAATGTAGGCACATTTGCAGGTCTGGATGGAATGTCCACGGACTTTGATGCCCTAAATCGCAGCCAGCTTTCGACATCGATGTACGGACATGTCGGCAAGGAGAAGCCCAATTACGATCCTACCACGCTACTGAACGATGCGTGGTTCTGCATTATCGGAGATGATGGAAGCAAACTCTATCAGATTCTCACAACTCTGCAGAAGACGGGTGTTCCGTATCCGGCAGATTATAAATATGAGACAATGTTCGGGGAAACGTCGTTGTGGGAACGCATCAACGACGACGAGCTCTTCAAAGTTCCGTCAAAGAACCGGGGAGATGCGCGGACGCTTCTTGCTCGTTTTCGGGCGCCGGTAGCCGCTCCTCAACTTACACCAACGGGTCCTGTAGATATATATGACCGCCGAGCATTCCTACGTTGAGGTGGGAGTCGTACAAGAAGAGGATGAACGGCGCTTTTCGTGGCACTACTTAGTATCTTGCGGGCTTATTCTGCTTGCGACTGCCCTTGCGCTTTATCTGTTTTTTGCTCTGCTTCCTCCGAAGTCCGTGGCGCACTAGTCCAGCCTTCTTGGTGAGCTTGAACATTACCGGGAGATTTCCACGGGGTATAATCTTGAGTGGCGCACCAGGAGGAGCAGCGACTCCAATCCGTGCCTTAGGAGGAGGCGTTGCCATCACACGAGCCATTATCGGTGCCTTCTGTGTCGCACGAGCTGCACGATCGGCATCCATCATCTTACGAACGCGTGTCTTACGTTCTTCGTCCCGAGTCGCCTTGAGCGCTTCGGAACGGAAATCGACACCTTCTAGATCTACGGGATACGCAGTAGAATAGTTGGAATCGCTACGAGTCAATGGAAAAACTGTTTTTGTTGGCGAAGGAACCATGTCCATCGTTTCCCATGGAACGGACATTATACTTACTTGCGAGATTTGTGCGCGGTATAGACGACATCTTCGGTGACGGTCAGCAGCATCCGCGGATTGAGGTACGTCTTGGCACTATTTACTGCTGTCGTGTTGTTCCACAGCTTGACGATGTTGAAGTCACCCTTGGGAGATGTCGAGAAGCCGACAAACGTATTCTCCTTCGCAGTCATGATATTGTCCTCGCTAACAACCGCATGCACCATGAGATCGATGGCGATATCGTAGAGGTCCTTGGTTGGTACTTTCTTGCTCCACGAACCGCCATTCTCGTTCTCAGGAACCTCCCAGATGGGACGAAACCCCCGACGCATGAAGAAGAAGTATCCGCATTCCCAGGCATCCTTGGGAATAGAATTGACGATGGTCCAGAATTGTTGAGGGGTGGTGATGTCTGCGATTTTCTTGTAGTTGATGAGGCTCCAGTCCTTCATGCGGGGATCGAAATACCACAAAACCCAGTCGTACTTGAGTTTGGTGGTCTCCGTGATTTCAGTGAAAGGTGTTGTCATCTTGTCTGGGGCACTATCTGTCTTATCGGGAGATATGTAAATCCGTTTTTGCTAAAAACGGATCTCACAAACTCGTGTTTAAAGATAAGACCATCCCACAACTACAACCATGTCCACCCTTCTCAGCGCTTCCATCATGTACTCCTTCAAGAACAAGAATCTCCTGGACCTCCCGGCTGGCGTTATGGCGGCTATCTCTGCCATGCAGGTGAGCCCCGTAGCCCCAGTCTTTATTCGCAAGCCCAATACGGCTGCGCGCAAACCAATCAAGAAGACGGCAGAGAACGACGACAACTGGCGTCGCGAGTTCATCGCCGAGCTCAAGGCCAAGCCTCGTGACAAGGACGACCCCGACTACGAGAAGATTATTGGTCTCATCAACAAGGTCGTGAGTTCTACGCTCATCGAGAAGACCAAGACAATCGCCGAGACGATCGGAAAGCGCGCTGATGATCACGGCTTCCGGATGCGCGTGGTCAATTTCGTGTTCGACCGCGGCGTGTCGATGCCGTTCTACGCCAAGCTGCTTGCCGACATGCTTGTCCTGCTGTCCAACGATATCTCGGCTGTCCATGAGGATCTGCAGATCTACTGCTCGCTCGACACCTTCAACAAGATGTTTGACCAGAGCAAGACCATTGCCTTTCCCGACTCGTCGCAACCCGATTTCGAGGACAAGGTGTGTTCCTGGAACAAGCAAAAGGAACTCAAACGCGGCTTCGGTGTGTTTGCCGCCGAGCTCCACACACGGAAGCTTATCCCCGACAGCCTGCTGCACGAGGCGGCTAGCGTTGTCCTCTCGGATCTTGAGGAGAATATCCGCAAGCCGAAGAATGAGACCATCTCCGAGAGTGTGGATCAGACGGTGACATTTATGGTGGAGATGTCCAAGCTCTTCGGTAAAGAAACGATGCTGCTGTCCGACAAGGCGACCGAGATTCTGGCCATCCCGCGTCCTGAGACCACCTGCCTCAGCATGCGTTCGCGGTTCAAGCTGGAGGACTGCGTTCGTAAGACTTAAAGGCATTCCGCAGAGTTTGTATAAATGAGCGCACCCTCCGCACCTGCTGCCGTGCCTGCCGTTCCTTCCAGTAACGTTCTACCCCCTGCAAGCGTCCTCCTTCGCTCGGCTCAGATTGCTCTTGATGATGACCGTCCGATTGTCCTGGATTACTGGATGGACAGCCGCAACAAGAAGTGCTGCATCGGCGTCAAGGATAATGTAAAGTACCTGGTCAAGTCTGAGACGGAATACACGTCGCAGATCCAGAGCCTTTTTCGGCTTGAGGGATGCTTCATTGTGCTGACGGAGAACAGCCTGTACGTTGTCAGCCAGGATGTCCCTGTTCGCAAGATAGTTTCGGAGTTGAACCATGAGTAGTATAATGGTAGAAGCCTTTCCTCCACCTCACATGCTTTTTCACGAGCCTCTGGATGATCGTGAAATGACACGGGTATGGTCAGACTATACTACAAAATACCGAGAGCAACTTGATACCTTTGAAATTGATGCTGCCCTGGTATGCTCTGTTGAAGAGTTTGGCAGGTTGTTTGAGATCTGGGTAACGTCCAAATCGTCGAAGCGCATTAAACTCCTGATGGTCTGGCATGCTCATTTTTTGTCCCTGGCCTGTCAGCAGTCTCTTCGCCGATGGCTGGAGACCAAGAGTTTTCGCACGCGGGTATGGTTTCATGCAGAGTACATCAACAATATCCAGATGGCGATTCAGAGTCGGTGTATTCTCAAGACGATCCGGGCAGCCCCGCTAGACTTGGTACCGCATATCGAAGGCGATATTCGGAAAGATGTGGCAGTTTGGACAGCCATAAAAACGGACAAGGATCTCCTCACACTTCATAAACAAGCATAGACACCATGTGGCGTATGTATACAGATGGTTCCTGCCTCAACAATGGCCGTAAGAATAGCCGCGGTGGGTACGCTGCAGTCTTCCCGGGTCATATGGACTTCTCCTTTGGACGTCCGCTGCCCGCCGAAAGTTCGCAGACCAACCAGACTGCTGAATTAACTGCAATTGCCGAGGGTCTTGCTCACCTCAAGTCCCAAACAGATGTGAGCGGAGTGGTTCTGCGTATCTGCACGGACTCGGAGTTCTCCATCAATTGCCTCACCAAGTGGGTGACGGGGTGGAAGAAGCGCGACTGGAAGACTGCCGAAGGTAAGCCTGTTGTTCATCGTGTGGTGATTGAGCGTATTCTGAAAGAACTGGAGTCCTATGCAGGTCACCAGTTTGTCCATGTGAATTCGCATACTGGCGCTGCTGACGAGGATAGTAAGTGGAATGATATTGCCGATCAGCTCGCACGCAAGGCGGTTGATGACAAGAAGGAGGTCAAGTATGCGGACCTAGAGGTCAAAGTGGTACGACCGGATGATACATCGGCCGCAGCTATTGAGGGAATCCCACTCGCTCTTATGGGCGCACCGATTACCGACGATGCGCTTTACACTGCTCTCCGGGCCAATCTAGGTGCAATCAAGACTGACCACTTGAAGTCGGCTCTCATCTCGGCATTCAAGAAGACGCTGAATGATAAGGCGTATGACCTCGAAAAGACGAAGATTCATAAGCAGACTGCCTATCGTCTTATCGAGAAAAGTCATTTAACTATTGTTCGCACAGAAGAGTAAGGAGAGATCATGAGCCGCCAGATCTACTTTTTTACCTCGCCCACGTGCGCTCCGTGCAAGGTTGTCAAGCCTGCAATCATGGAACTCAAGGAAGATTATCCTGGGTTCTCCTGGAACTTTATTGACACCACCAACGACCCTAAGAATCTTGGCGGACAGCTAGGTATAACCCATGTTCCTACCATGGTCGCCTTTGATATCAGTGGCAACGAGATCGGGCGTTATACAGGTAGCACGATCATGGGGTACTACTCTCTGGTTAAGAGACTACTGAAGGACTTGTAATTGGCTTGCCATCCTTGTAGGCGGCACAGACAAACTGGTCCTTATCGTTGGGCTTTCCGCATCGCGACATATTTGAGGGTGATGTGGGTTCAATGTTGGTAGGGTCCAAGGGGAGGAAATCAGGGTAGTTTGACTGAAGAACCGTGTAGGCAACTCCACCGACTCCCAGACCCAGTGCGGCTGCAATTGCATACGACATCCATCCTCCGTTCTCCTCCGATACACACTTCAACTCGCTTGACGCATACACATTGAGCCCGAAGATTACCAGAGCAAACGCCAGGTAACCTCCGACCTCGGGAGACGTACGCTTACTTCCCTGTGTCATGTCCATAATGTAGATGGCAAAAATGGCAGCCAGTGCAGCAATCCCCATATTGGAACCCGGGACTTCCAGGAACCCCATGCCACGAATCGTGCAGGGGTTGTAGTTGTCCTGGATGAACTGGGGCAGAACTCCGCCCTTCATGCGCCGACCACCCACGGTTCCAACACCAAGGTCAAACGCCTTGGCAGCGGCAGCAGCAGGAGCAGGGGGAGGGGTCAATGCAGACGCAACCGCGGCAGCAGCAGCTGCAGCTGGAGCACCCTTACCCGACAGGGCGCGGCGGATGTACATCAGCGCAGAGCTCAGGAGAGCGGCAATGATACCTACCAAACTGGTGACCGAGTAGCGGAACTTGAAGTTCATGATATCGGAGAGGAACCCTACCAGAAGGGCAATATCAGGAGCCAAGGCTCCGCTTAGAACAGCGAACGTCTTGAATCCGTTAAACGACGACGAGCCTGTTCCAACTCCCAATTTCTGCGTCAGCTTTGACCAGTCTCCGAAGGACCAGGAGATAATACCAATCACAAGGACAATAAAGGACAAGACGCTGAACGTCAGCGACGCAGCAGCTAGATTTGTTGCCGTGTCTGTCATTATCAAACTAGAAGAAATAACAACAACGACTTCTGCGATGTCAGATACCGAATATATAAGTATTCCTGTGTAATAATAGGGATGAGCGTGTTTGATAACGCAAAGCAATGGCCTGATTTGTACAAAGCCTGCGGCGCACCCCACCAATCACCCGTGAATCTTTCCCGCTCCTTTGCACTTCCATGCGATCGTTTGTGCGAGTGGAAGATTGATGAAGTGGCTATCCAGAATGCTATCATCCAGGAAGACCAGAAGAAGTCAGGTGGTTTGACCCTAACCAGCTTTTCTACAGGTACTCCTACAGCTCGTTTCAATGGCGAGGGATACACGTGCCAGAAGATTGTGTTGTTTAGTACATCCCAGCATTCGGTCGAAAATATCTTTGGAGAGGCTGAGCTCGTTGCTTACTTCACAAATCCGAAAGGCTTCACTATCTGCATGTCGGTTCTGGTGCGCAGCAATCCTGGAGATACTCCGTCCTCACAGTTTTTCAATGCCTTTGTTCCGTACATTGATAGCAACGGTGCTCGCATTACCCTGGGAGATACGTGGTCACTCGCAAATATACTCCCAGAAGTACAGGCGTTCTACGTGTATGAGGGTACTGATATTGTACCAAACTGCAAGCCCGATGTTACCTGGATCGTGTATGCGAATGCCGTGAGCATGGATCCCTCGGACTATGCCCGTCTAGCTAGCCGTATGCGTCCTAAACGACGAGAGCTGCAGGAGGTTGCAGATCGCCAGGTCTTTTACAACAGCGGAGCACAGCTGACGGGAAAGCCCATCGGTAAGAAGGACGGAAAGATTTATATGCGGTGCAAACGTGTGCCCCGTGAGAATGAAGAACAGGAGGAAAAGAACAAAATCAAAAAGGCTCCCATTGGAGAGCAAATTGAAAAACAAGCAGGCTTTGATGCCGAACTAGCCAAACAGAACGGATTCTTTATGCTGTGGATTCTATACATGCGTATCGGTGGATTTTGGGCGGTGATGGTGGTTCTCACGCAGATTCTATTGACAGTTGTGCTCTTCTTCCTGCCGATGGGCAAGGATATTGCGAAGGGGCTCTTTGATATGCTCTACTATGTCCCGGGGCTTGTACATTCACTCATTTTCGGCTAATAGTCCTCAGGAGGCGGCTGGTCCCAGGTATTGAGGTCCTCATTGACTGCCATATCATACGTTGGACGATCCTCGCGACGCCGACGAACCTTCCTCTCCTGCGTCCGCCAGCCATCATCGATCACGGTCTCCGTTGGCGGATATGTGTTTGAGTACTCTTCCTCATAATACGTATCATCCTGTCGCGAACGAGATGCACCGAAGATAGAGTGGTTGAAGAAGTGATGGCGGGACGACTCCCCCGTGCGCTTCTGCTCTGCTGCTTCACGCACCAGCCTTTCCTTCTCCAGTCGGTCCGTCTCCTCCTTGTCCTTCCAGGACTGAGCCATAGTCGCAAATGATCGCATCGTTTTCGGAGGCTCCTGTCCAGCCCCACCAGCGGGTGGTGCAGGCGACGACCATACATCGCCCGTCGCCAGTGAGGGGAATGTTAGGTCATTCACCTCGTACTTCTTGATTCGCTCCAGATTCTGCTTGATCTCCTCGGCCTCCTTGTTCTTCTGCATGCGTTCGCGCCAATTGCTCATTGTGTTTGTGTGATGTGGGTTGATACATTCACGGTTTGAGCGGACGCCGATCCGTTTTTGTCAGATTAAAAATGTCCGTTTTGTGGTGTGGTGTGGTTTTACTTACTCTGGAACCTCGGTTGCCTCGCCGTGGTAGTAGGAGATGATGATCCGATTCTCCCGGTCGTCCAGAATAGCCTCCCAGATATTCTTCTTCTTCTCAGGAACTGTGAAGCGTTGGCACTTTACTCCAAGTGCCGTCCGCTTTACAACATCTGTGACAACCTTCTTGTACTGTGCCTCTTCATGCGGGCGAGTTACTTGCTTACAGGTGTAATCTACGATCGTGTCATAGACATCTGGATGCGACTCGTACAGGATATCCAGCGCCTTGTTGCGCTTCTCCTTGACGTCCTTCGTCGAGTGAATGTCCTCGATCTGCTCAGCGCTGCACGAGAGCACGATCGACATCGGGTGCTTGTAGTCGTTCAGTGCCGCATCGAACTTCTCCTCCTCGTAGCGCTCGATATCGTTGTGGATGGCGAGCTTGAGCTCGTGCTCGCCGACGTCCGCGAAACCGTTGTCGTAGACAATGCGGGCAAGATTGACGGCGATTGCCTCCTGCTCCAGAATCGCCTCCATGCACTTCGAGGTGGTGATGAGCGTGGGGCACTTGTAGTTGTCGTTGTTCTTGATGTTGCCCGCCACACGGCAGGCGCACTGGTAGGCGTCGGCGGGGTCAGAGATGGGCGGGACGATGCCACCATCGAAGATGAAGTCCTTGCCCTGGAATGTGAGTCCCCGCTGGATACAGAGCTGTCCAGTGATGGCGAAGGGGAAGCGCTCGAGACGTCGGGTCTTGTAGATGTCAGCCATGATCTTCCCGACTTCCAGCGGCGGCCTGTCGGGATCATCCTCGGTCCCCTCGGGAATGTAGTTCTTTACAGAGATGGGCGGAGATCCGTCTGGGAAGGTGATCTCCTTGCGCCGGCCATTGAGAATCATCACGACAAAGCCGTGAGAGTGAAGGAACTCTTCGATCTCCTCGTGGGACGCACACGTAATGTCGCCGGGGGCAAAGAGGCAGTAGCCGGGGCGGCTGTAGGTGGAGGCATCCTTCGAGAACACCTCAATGACGTAGTTTGCACCAGAGGCACGGGTGTCGTCCGTGATAAGCACGCAGTCCTTGATCTTGTGGTAGCACTCGGGGTGCGTGATCTCGAAGGGGAGCACGCGGATGCGCTTGAACATTTTGAAGACGCTCCCAAACGTGGCGCTGACGAGCGTGACCTTCTCCACCTTCGTCATGCGCGTGAGGTCAAACTGCGGCAGAGACCACAGCTTGACAGACGCATCGGCCTCGTCGATCCAGACGTTGATCTTGGAGGTGAAGAACTGCAGCTTCTCCAGAATGTCGATGAGAGAGTAGAGGTACTTGAAGCGAGTCTTGTGTGCGCAGCAGACGACCATGGTGACTTCACCCGAAAGGATCTTTAGCGCCAGGTGCTCCGCAGAGATGTTGGACTTCTTCGAGCCCGAGGTCCAGGTAAAGCACGATCCCTCAATCTTGTCGTCTGCATCTGAGTCAGTGCTGACGCTGCTTCCCGTTTCGAAGAGGTCGTCCGTCATGCGCGCAGTCGTCTGCTCCACTAGTTTCTTGTTGTTCGAGCAGATGACGATGTTGAGTGCTCCAGTCGGGCACAGACGCTGATAGATGCGGATCTTCTCCTGCATCGTGCGCACCTTGCCGCTCTGTCCAGGCTTGATGATACATTCGACTTTGCTGTTTGTAGATCCCATGATGTGATGATGTGGTTTGTTGATGCCGAGGATCTTTCGATCGGTTCTTCCTCCTCGCCGATCCGTTTTTGTCGGTTGAAAAACCGATTAGAGATGTCCAGCGTAATTATAGAGTAAGATGGTGTTTGCGACTCTGATTCAGCCGACGGGTACCCTCGTTGAACAGAATGTGCCAGCGAAGACCGCGGATGTCCTAGAATGGATTCGCACCAAGACGAAGCAGCCAAGCGTCCAGTTCCAGGGCAAGATTCAGGACAAGGATACGTGGGTCTCCATCTTCGCCGAGTCGGGGACGGGCGAGGAAGACAATATCAACCAGCATGTTCTGGGGGGCAATTTTCAGGAGGAGATCTTTGTGGGCTCCATCATGGTGATGGCGACGCACTCGACGAACACGGACAACTACGAGAAGCCAGCGTCGGCATACGTGAATCTCAAGCCGGCGGATTACGAGATTGTGTATGCAAACTGGACGTTCGAGGGCGAGAGCTCGGATGAGGAGGAGGCAGAAGCAGAAGCAGAAGCAGAAGTGGATGCGGACGCCGATGACGATCCGGAAGAGGAGGCGGATCCTGATCTAGAGCCCGAAGCAGAGGAGGAAGTGGTACCTACGAAACAGCGAACAGTTAAGGTCAAGCAGGCAGTGATCCACGATGTCAATACGCCGTGCCCGATGCGTGAGCTCGTTCTTAAGCGGTATGTTGAGGCAGGTCTGTCTGACGAGATTGCCGACAAGCTGGAAAAGGCTCTGCTCCAGCGCAGTATTCGCGAGTGTTCAAAGCAAGATATCGAGGTATCATGGAACAACCCTGGATTCTGGAATCATTATAGGGCACGCTGTATCCAGTTCTACGAGAATGCTCCCTCCTGGACTGCGCGCATTATGTCTGCGGAAATTACGCCAGAGCAGTTCGCGGAGTTCTCCACAATGGATCTAAATCCGCAGGTATGGAAGAAGCGGATTGAGGCACAGATTGAGAAGGATAAGCATCTGTACGCCAACTCGGGCAGTGCGTCTATCTACTTCTACTGCTCTGGCTGCAAGAAGAAGTCCAAGTGCGACTACTACCAGATGCAGACGCGTTCTGCAGATGAGCCCATGACCACGTTCGTGACGTGCCTGGAGTGTGATCGCCGCTGGAAGTTCTAAAAGTCTCTTCCAAATATAATGGTCAGGTGGGAGCTTCATTCAAGACACCCATCAACAGTGATTGGAGACATTGTAAAGAAACATGTGGGCGCTGCCGATGCACTCAACGTTGATGCAATGATTGATGCATACAATACTCTGCACAAGGGCGACTTCAAGTCAGCCGAAGAGATCCGCCAGTCATTTTTTCGTGATGGTCAGCCTCTCCTGACTCCGAAACAGGCGGACAGCGTCTATCGTGCAACAAAGGGGACGCAGAAGGGAGGAATGTCCGAGAGCGTAATCAATGATGCTGCCGAAAGTATTATTGATACAGTCAGCGGTGTTCAGCGCGGTCCCGCTCTGCCTCCGGGTGCTGTGGCGGCAGCAGAGAAGGCGTGGAAGACGTTTCAGCTCGTGCTGCGTATCGTCCTACCATTTGTGTTTATTCTGGAAACCCTGCAGCATACACCACTGTTCGGCGAACTTATAGGTGCGTCCCTAGATATTACTGCTGCAACTCTCCCCGTGATTGCCACAATGTTCCAATCAAGTACTCCAGCTATTGTTGGTCTGATTCCAATCCCCTATGCAGGAACGATCGGCATTCTTCTTGGATGGCTGTTTTCTGCGTGGTTTCTATGGCTGGCATCAGTGATTGCCCTCTCCCGCAAAGACTTTGCGGGTGCGCTCGAGGCGACAGCGGGTATGATTCCTGTTGTGGGTGCGTCGGCGATGAAGATTGTCTCTTCCGCAGATCGGGTGAGCACGAAGCTCTCCAACCGTGCAAGCAAGATCATGGAATCTATTACGCGCGCATACGGGAGCGCGATGGGAGCTATTAATAAGGTTCGCTCCAAGCTTCCTGCTAAGATCCCCACCAATATCGCAGAGTTGAAGAAGAAGATGCCAAGCGTAGCTGAACTCAAACAAAAACTACCACCTGTTCCCACTGCTGTGACCGGAGCAATCAAGAAACTGCCGTCGGTTGCAGATATCAAGTCCAAGCTTCCGGAAGTACCTGCGATTCCAGTAAAGGTGACCGTTGCATCTGAAAAGGAGGAACCCAAGAAATCTTTCGCACCCACAAAGACCAGGAAGGGCGGGCGTTGGCGGCTGAACCGTCGCACCCGCCGACGGCTCCCGTGATCGTGATCATTTACCAGTAAGTACCCTAGTCATATAACAATGACGGACGTACCTGTTGCTGAAACCCTAAAATCATGGATTGCACTCGACGATGAGCTGCGTGCTATTCGCGAACGTACCAAGGCGATCAATGCCGAGAAGCAGAAATTGGGTGAGCAGGTTCTAACGTTCATGCGCGAGAACGCCGTGGATGATTTCAAGCTGGAAGGCAGTGGCGCTGGATCTATTTCTCGGTCTGTGCGGACGTCCAAACCTGCTCTCCGTCGCAACGTGGTACATACCCAGATCCTCCTTCACTTCTCCGATCAGCCTGAGAAGGTGGCGGAAGCTCTACGCGCAATTGAGGGCGTGGCCGAGGGCGAGGATATGTCAACGACCGGAACACAGAAGGAACTCCTCACTCGCCGAGTTCCTCGGAAAAAGACTTAGGTGTTTCCACAGAAACTAACTAATGACAACTGAGGAATGCACCCTCTGCTACGAACGACTCGATGTTCCCGCTTACCAGAGAAATACAACAGGTGATGTCATCATGGGAGAGACATCCACGCGTCTCCAATGTGGGCATGCGTATCATACTCCATGTCTCATCCGATCACTGCAGTATATGGCGCGCTGCCCACTTTGCAATGTCCTCCAGGATCAGAACCAGATGGGGGGCGAAGACACGTGGAGGGCTCGCATGCAGCTCGAGGGGCGGTGCCACGATATCCTGCAGGAGGTCAAGCGGTCAGCCGATGTGCGCGAACACCTTGCAGATTACAATGCTTTCCACGCCGAACTCAAAGGAAAGCGTGCAGAATTTGATAGGAAGATGAAGGAATACAAGAAGCAGCTGAGGGAAGAGATGGGCATTGATAAGTTATGGGCGGATGTCCAGAAGATGCGAACAGACACAACTCAGGCATTCAAGAAGGGGGTTCGCAAGCGAGGAACTCTATTTCAAGGAGCCATGGCATGTCTCCTGAAATACAAACAGGAAAAGGCTCTGTTCGGAGACTCGGCGTGGTTATTTCAGCGTAAAATCAACCGCTATTTCTATTAATGAACTCTAGTCTCGTACTCCCTGCCATGGTTATGGGCACGATCTTCTTTGCCTACGTCCGCTTGTTCAACTCCACGATGGAGGCATACAGGAAGACGGGTTACACGATGTCATGGGACGAGTTTTTTCGGTCAAACATGGAACCGCTTTCGGTAGCTCCGGATGGAGGCCCGGAGGGTCGGTTTGTTCCACAATACGAATCGCGATAGTGTCCCTGCACGAGTTGGATCAGTCCAGTCCTCGTGCATCCGTGCATGACGGGCAATATACCGCTGCTTACGAGTTGTATCGTGGTGTTTGGTGAAATCGGAGTACCCCCTTTGACCAAACGGCTGAACGATTTCGCGACCGTCGGCTTTGACAAAGACGGCATCCCATTTTTTCTCGGGATTATGGGAGCGCTTGATGGTTTTCAGGTGCAGTCCTCGCGGCCTCATTGTACTTTCTACATACTTTTTCGTTATCCAAAAACGGATAATATCGAGATTCGAAGTATTTCAAAGGTATAAGGATGGAGTTTGAGAAAGAGAAGGCTTATTTACATACGTTTTTAGAAACAATCAAGGGCAAGGGAAAAACGATATTCAAACGAGTGTCTCTGTCACCACTTCGTTACGCTGGCGGCAAAACAAATGCAGTAGGACTAATCCTTGATCATCTTCCAGCTCTGAAGGAGAAAAAGATCGTGTCTCCATTCTTTGGAGGAGGCTCATTTGAATTGGCGGCAGCCTCTCTTGGATTTGAAGTTGTCGGGTACGACTGCTTCGGAGTCCTTGTGAATTTCTGGCAACAGGCTCTAGAACATCCGGCAGACCTTGCCAACGAACTCGCAAGACTCGTTCCTGATAAAGAGCATTTCACAAGGTACCGGCATATTCTCCTTCATTACTGGGAAACAATCAAGCCAGCTGAACTCGAATACACGACTCGCAACCGCCTTGAGCTCACTGATATGGAAAAAACAATGCTGAGCGAGAGCCCGCTTCTCCAAGCTGCGTACTATTACTACAACATGCAGCTCTCTTACGGACCCATGTTCCTAGGATGGCAGAGTTCGGTGTATTTGAAGCAGGACAAGTACAGCAAGATTGTTGAACGTATTCGAAAGTTTGCGCCTGGCAACGTGTCTGTCAATCTGGCATCGTTTGAAGAGTCAATTGCGAACCATCCCGACGATTTCCTATTCTTGGATCCTCCCTACTATCTCGGTACCGATTCAAAAATGTTTAAAGGCATCTATCCCAACAGCAACTTTGCGATCCATCACGATGCGTTCGATCACAAGAAGCTATGTGAGCTGCTCAAAGCCCACCAGGGTGGCTTCTTCCTGACGTACAACGACTGCCCAACAATTCGTGAATGGTATTCCGAGTTCAAGCAGGAGTATCCGAAGTGGCAATACACCTACGGACAAGGTGAGACTCGCATTGGAAAAAATCGAGACGAGACTGGTGATAATGTGAAGGAGAGTCATGAGCTGTTCGTGATCTGTCCGCCTAGAGACTAGACTGCTTCGTGAAGTGGCGGAGGTTGGTCGTGAGGAGACGGATGAGCGGCTTGCCCTTGTTGCCGTTGGCTCCAAGGAAGTAGGAGCGGTGTGTCTGGCGGTACTCGTACGTGAAGTACTGGCTGTACCCTTTTTTTGACGAGTCTTGGAAGTCACCCTTGATGCGTCCGCTCGACAGCATGCGCCAGGTCGATTTTGTCGCGATGAAGTCTATGACATCAGCCATCGCAAAGTAGGTCCATGTATTGTTGTTCCTGTCGAAGTAGGTGAGGAGGTCGCACGGCTTGCCCGACTCGCTCTTGGCTAGGTACTTCTGCCAGAGTGCTGGACTCTTCATTGCCGCCAGCTTGTCATCGACATCGGTTATCTCGGGTATGTTGCCGAGTGTGAACTGGAGGTTGTTCCCGCTCTTTACTGACACATGACCATCGATCTTGAGATCGGGAAATGTAGCACGTATCTGCTCTAGATGGTCGGCGTTCGTAATCTTGCAGTCTGCCTCTGCCTTGGTTGATGTTGTGGTCTGCGTCTCTCCGAACAGAGAGTCATGCAGATGCTCCAGAGTGTGTCCTGATCGTTTCTTCTGTCCGCCGACTGCCTTGCAACTTGCGATGCGCTTGTCATTTCCGTTCATGTTGTTGTGGGCATTCTTCACTTTCTAGAGATCAAATGAATCCGTTTTTGTAATCCAGATGGATATCAAAAACGAAGTGCCTCCTACCTGATTCGAACAGGTGACCTCCCGCTTACAAAGCGGATGCACTAACCAACTGTGCTAAAGAGGCTCTGGTGCTCTCAGGCGGTCTCGATCCGCCGACTTCCTCCTCACAAAGCATACGGACGAGCGTATAAGAGAGGGATTCTACCAACTGAAATATGAGAGCGTGTCGCCACATATAATGTGGCCGCAGTATGCTTAAATCTTTTGAGTATATAATGAACGTACTGGCGAACCCATCTGTCCTTGCACACATGATCAATGGATTTCTCCTGATGCTGACCGGATTTCTTGTTGTGTGGAACTTCCGAAGCCTGCGCAAGAGCAATCCGTACCGGCTCGTATTGCTTGTCAGCATTCTTTCGGTCGCGGTTGGGATCCACGCGATCTCTCACTTGGGTCTAGAGTCGGCGTATGGACTCTCTCCTGCCAAACTGATTCATGCATGATCCCCGTTTGAGGTGCCAGCATAAACGCGGTTCTTGTTGGGATCGAACCAACTACCTTCCGGTGGGCTAATTATGGAAAAATAACAGCCAGATGCTCTACCGGGTGAGCTAAAGAACCTTAGACTTGCGCGCATTTTAAAGGTCACTCCAGTCCTAAAAATGTACGCCCAATCTTACTCGTTATAAACATAGCAAATCCGGCAGCCATCTGGGCATAAAATACCGGAGTTAGTCTTGTAACATACAATAAATATAGGGATAACCCTGCAAAAAGTAAGAAACTAGACCAAAATAGCGTTGTAAAGGTATCCATTATCTACTATGTATATAAAAAACGACCCACAGGTCTAAACTCTCAGGAGCCGGAATCGAACCAGCGACACACGGAGTTTCATTGAGCAGTCTGTAATCCACTACAATCCGTCACTCTACCAACTGAGTTATCCCGAGGGGGTGCAAGGTCTCTCCCGGACTCGAACCGGGGTTGTGAGAATCAGAACCTCACGTACTAACCATCTATACGAAGAGACCAGCATATGAATAGGAGAGCCTTCCCGTAAATGTTTATTCGTCTAGAAATAACATGAGTACTCCGATCCACCACTACGTCTTTGATATGTCCGTACTCTTTCTACACGTAGTCTATATATCAGTCGCCTTCGGTGTCCTGGAGAATGAACCAGAGTACCTGGCATCCATCGATTACTGGGTGAAGGTGTTTATGGCTCTCTTCCTCCTCTGGCGCTTCAATCCTTGGGCCCGGATCGCGTTCTCTGACTTTGATCGGCGTGTTGTGTTTTCTGCGGGCATGTTCCTCTTTACGGTCACGATTGTGAATACCTACTTGATCAGCTACGTTGAAACGGGAAAGACACTTGGCAGGAGCGCAGTTCAAACTGTGCGTTCCTCATTGGCATCATAACACACATCTGCTTGACACTCGGACTTGCCACATGGCGGCTCCTCCCTCTTTTCCCGGCATTCTCCGCAGAACTGAAGTTTCAGTCCTTCGCAGTACTCCCAGTTCTCGGCAGCTGTCCCAGACACGGATCCGCACTTATCGCACACCACCTCTTCTTGGATCATGTAGAAACGCAATGTATGCAATAGACGATACACACAGCAGCAGCATTCATTTTGTGGATGATCAACATGTACGACTGTCGTCTTGCCTACTTATAATATGGGGTCGCGATTAAGCAATACCTCGTGGTGCTGGAGTCCCCGGAAGCGACCCCCGGAACATGATCCTCCTCCACCACGGAGAAAGACGGAGATTCAACTGGATTACGAACGGCAGGTGGATGAATATATCAAAAAATGGGAGGAAATGCACCGAATCGGAAAGATCCCCGATCTGCTCAGTCTCGACGGTTGGACAGACACTACATCTACCTCGCAATCGCGCCCTCCCGCTCCTCGATATTGAACCCATTGGCGTGCCAAATAGACTTGCATGTCCTTTCGTAGTGCCCGTAGAATCCGCACCGGTAGCATGCGAGTTCGTCGGTATGGACATTGCGGTATCCGTACATCGTGAAATAATTGTTCAGGCGGTCCAATTCATCTTGAGGAGATGCGTTCTTCTTAACGGACTGCAGATTAATCGGCTTGTACATCTTTGTCCATTTGGAAGCAGTGCCACTGAGGTGGTCTAACCACACGTCATGCACATCCCTCTCCGTGCGCCCGACGTAATAATGTCCCTCAGTCAGCTGTAGAGTGTAGAGAGTGACCGGCATATTGGTCTGTTGTGTTCTCTACACTGAAAAATGTTCCGTTTTATGACCAATCTACAACAATATGGCGATTATTCGTTCGGTAGTTCAGTAGCATGTAGATGGTGGTATCAGTGAGACTATTCATAAGATCTAGAATAACATCCTCAGTGAGTTTGTCTTCTTCGATGGGTCTGGCTTCATCAATATAGTGGGAGTGTCCCAGGGAAGCAGCTACAATAATGTTGGCGACGATGATTTGTGCCTGGAAATGTGCGGTTCCCAGAAGTTGATACTTTTTTATATCGTGGAGCTCGGTGCGTGAGATAGGTTCGAACATGGTTTGGCACATTTTGCCTTTCTGGAGTCGTAGAAATCCGTTTTTGATATCTCATGCAAAAACAAACAAACAAATGGACGAAGACGTGTGCGAGCGATGCTGGAAGATGGTGAAAATTGACGAGATGATGTACCGCGTATGTTTTGCGTGCCTGTCATCGCACTAGTCCCGTCGCTTACGCAAGATCGCGATCTTCTTACCACTGCAGCAGACAATCGAATCCGCCTGGAAGATGACGCTCCAGATAACATCGTGCTCCTCCTGGAACTCTGGGCTCTTGAAGACATCCACACTACACACACCTTCCATAAGCGGTTCGGCTACGTCTTCAATCGTCTTCAGAGGATGGTCCAGATAGTTGATGATTTCGTCAAGGCTCATTGGTGACATCGTCCAGTACCTGACCGTCTTCATTTCGCTGTTCAAGATTCCAAGTGCAGTGCAGCCTCCCATGTTTGTGTATGTATGCCTTAGATCCTCCCAATAAAAAACGGATCCGTTTCTATCAATAACTCAATACAGACCAACCAAGATGACAACTCCTGCACTAACTGACAAAATCCTCCGTTTCCGTTATGACGATCAAGGCGTGCGCTGCTGGGAGTTCAAGTGTGCCGGCTGGATATCCGAGCGCGACCGTCTCACCACTGACGCCCATCTCCGCAGGATGATTGAAGCCCACCCCGAGTTTCAGGGGTGGGTGGATGAAGACACGGATGACGAGGAAAGTGATGAGTATTAATTCTGTACGCCGCGTCCGTAGGCGGACCCATATCCGTAGTACCAATTCATCGTACGGGCAATAAGTGAATGTAGAGTAGGGTATCTATCTGGAACCACATCCTCGGGAGGAGCTTGGCTCCGGATCTTTTTGTTCTTCTGATCTGCGTCAAATTGGGCGCAGCAGGAGCAGGGCTTAGACCACGTCCATGCATTCTTGCGACGGATAGGCTTCATCGTGTGTATGTTCGTTGAAGAGACACACGAGGTTCGCAATTCATTTTTTCAAACCAGCGAATCTGTGTTTGATTTTGTCCATACTATGTACGCCAAAAAGAGTCCAAAGAAATTTTTAGCGAATATGTCCAATATGTTGTATCCGGTGTTTTTAACTGTATAACTCATCACTGCAAATACACCATACAGAGACCAGAAAAACAAAAACCAATAAAATACAGCGTTCTTGAAGGTATCTTCGTCTGTTGGCAAGAACGTTTCCTTGATATACTTGAAATTCAACGCGAACGGGATGAATCCTAACGCGGTAGATATATAGTGATTCAAGTAACCTAGCTCGCCAATCAGACCGAAGAGTAGCATAGCTCCATTCAAGAGAACTATTTTTACGATTGATCCAGTATGGTTTGATATAAAGTCGCTTAATCGGCTTGGTGTCTGTCCATCATGGTTCAAAAAGGCAGACAGGGTAATCAACATCAGGGGCGTTGTAACTGCCCAGTCTAAGTACCGAACGGGCGTGATGTTTCGGGATACCTTGCTGAAATAGTAGATTAACCACACGTAAAATATCAATTCAATTCCCTGAACAAACACTTCGAGTTTTAGCAAATCCTTTAAAATTTCATCCTTTTGACTTATGTGTATATTGATTGCCAAGTAGTCAATAATTCCAACTACGAGCTGAACAACCAAAGAAACTACCCCGCTCGTGTAGATCATTCTACCTATACACAGAGAAAATATGAGGTAGGATTGAAATGATCACCTACTCCGTCCGGAAGCGGTGCATGCGCTCCTCAAGACACATATCGTCCCACTCCAGGCGGGACACCTGCTTCTCGCCACTCCGCATAGTTCCAATCCAAACACCCGCCTTTCCTCCCTCCTCCGACCACTCATTCTTGATCCAGCAGGAGGGATACTTGGAGAGCAGCCCTTCAAGCATCTCAAAATCGGGGTTCCAGCGGCTCCACAACTTCATGTAGACACCTTCTTTCCCCTGTTCAAAAATCTTGATTGCCCCCTCTGGGACGTGCCGGAATCCGTTCATGATATTGTAGAGGTCGGGGACATTGGCGGTAATCGTCAGGTGGTTCCAGCAATCGTTGGGCATTTTATGTATGCTAGAGTATCCGTCTGTTTAAATCCCTCCAGTAACTCCGAGGTTATACCTATTTAGAGCGAGTAAGTATATGGTTATCAAATGCAATCGACAGATGATAGGGGTGTTCTGTTAAATTACGATCGCAACGCTCCAAAGTACGATCTAACTGGTATCTTCAAAGAGATTTATGATAACCGAAAACATAATAAATCCTGTCCAGGTGGGTTTGAATTTCTGTTAGCATCGTTTATAGTAGAAGGAATCCCCTGGTTGGTTATCGGTACGAATCAGAAAAGAACCGAAGAGGATATCGAGCTCGAAAAGACGCCATTTAAAGCAAATCCTCGTGAAACAGGCTCTTCGCGTATATCGGAAAAAGGTTATGGGGCAAAGCTTCCTGATTTTAAGATCCGGGGCTACTCCTCTATACTGTTCCAGGCGTCGGATCACCAAACATTTAGTCCCGATCTTAAAAATTGGAAAACCACCCGTCCCATCTCGATCGACGATCTTAGTACGAGGTTGAACAGCGACAAACATTTTGACATTAACAGGTTTGCAGTTATATTCGAAGATACCGCTGGTCATGAGAGTTATATTCCCTTTTTTCATCTACAATGTCTAAAGGACTCTGCACTAGTAAACTTTATTTATTCTTCCGGACTTAGGTCATTTTACGTGTACAAGAAAAGCCATATCAATATATCAGAAATTAGTGATAGTGCTAAGCGATTGGCATGTATCTTTGAGGGTAGCGATGTGACTACATACCTGTCTATCAATGCCGGAACTCCTGTCAAGCAGGAAGTTCAACGGAATGTGAGTCTAGGACTTCTACCGCAATACTGGCACGGAAGTATTCGTGTATTCTGCAAACTAGGAACATATGAAAACAAATGGAAGGATACACGTTTTAAAACATATATTAATGGAAATGAATGGTATGGCAGACTACAATCTGTTTCACAGAAGAAAGCAAACGCAACGTTACAGCTCGTAGAGGATAAAACTCCGGTTTGTTGGGAGAATGACGATTCTGATATTTCAATTACAGTTCCGTATATGAACGAAGAATACCTACAAGCAGAAGAAGCGCGAAAAAAGTCTAGTGCTATTGGTCTCAGTAATTCCGATTTTGCTCGTAAAGTGTTTGTAAAAATGGGAGGCGATATATTATCGGATCGTCCAATTTGCGACGAAGGTGTTGGCACCAGCATACGTACATCTCTTCTTTCAATTGCAGGGCATTTTCGGGTGATCCTCGAGATTATGGCTGAGAGCGTTAAAGATAAGGACGATGCAGGGCTCAGTATTGAACCATTTAAGTGTGATACTCGGATTATTCAGAATCAGGGAATTCATGAAGCCATTAAGAAGATTCTTCCAGTGTTCAGACGAGTTTTTTATGATAAGATTGAGTTGATTGATGCAATTGATTCCGCTGCACGTCACCGGAAAGCATCAAATATCAGATCAAACGAGGGCATTCTATATGATAAGGAAGTATGCGATCTCGTTAGTGAAAACTTTGACGACTTTAAGTGGACTCTCAACGATTCACATGTTTCTAGTGATTATAAGCTGGAGGGACGAGGAATCGATGCTCTAGGTGATAACGATAATATGATAATAGCGATTCAGGTTAAAAATACAACTACGCTTGGTACAAAAGAAGTAAAGAAGTTTGTAGATACCGTCGAAGAGCTTAGAACCAAAATTCCAGGAACAACCACACTTTATCCATTTCTGATTTGGAAACCTGTAAAGGAGACATCTAATATTTCACTTGCAAACTATCGTCTTCTAGAATCCATCGGTGCAAAACTTGTTCTATCCGATATGGATATCTGTGAGAAAATCGACGAGGTAATTGGATAACATATTTTCACATATCCCGTTCCTATCATTAAACCAGATGCCTGAACAACAAAAGAAGAAGAAGTGCCGGAACTGCGATGGGAGTGGTTGGGTGTATCCGATGGAGGAGGAGCCGTGTTACCATTGCGTCTATCATGGTTTCGATCCTGAGAAGCAGAAAAAGTGTTCTTACTGCAGCGGAAAGGGATACGTCATGCGCCGCACATCCCTCCTCTGTTGCCACTGCGAGAACGGGTGGGTGTATGAGGAGTGATCATGTTATGTTAGCGGGGTTTGGGGGTGTTAGGGAGTGTATCATTTTTTTCATTTGTTTTCTTGAGAGCGTACTGACCGCACGGACCGCAATGGTCTTCGTTGGACATATCTACCTTGTAGTTCATCGTCTTCCTACAGGCCTCACGCTTCCACCGTCCAATAGGGACAGGTTGGTCGCGTCCCATAAGTCGCTTCATGAAGATACGTATGAAGTTCATGATGTTGAGACTGAAAAACATTACCCGATAAGAGATCCGTTTTAACGGGGGTTGGTGAGTACCAGGTTCTTATTCTGGTCGAAGAAGAACCCGTGTGCTTCGAAGCATGCCCCCGACTCTTCGTCCATAAGTTTCAGCTGCCCCGTCGCGATCTTCTCGCATACCCAGCTGAGATGGTTGAGAGCAGTGTTGTTCATACTCTCCACACACCTGCGATTCCAGGCCTCGAAGGCTATGTAGCACCTCTCCTCGTAATGCTTGAGTCGTAGAGGGTAGGTCCAGTACGCCTCGCCCTTCTCATTAATCTGTTCATCAGTGAGGGGGGGAGGGCGATGCGTTGCAGGAGGAGGAAGGAACTCGGGAAAGTCCTTCTCATACTCCATGCGAACAAACCCTTCAAGGTCCATGAGATTCGTCATTAGATCATCGATATAGATACGCGATGCAGTATTGGTGCTCATTTTGGTTGCTATGCTGATGTATACCAACCAAAACGACTGCGGAACGGCTGATCCGTTTTCACCAAATCTTGCCGTTCTCACATAGTTCGCAGATGAACCCGCGATCCTCCGGCTTCTTCCGCATGACGCGATTCCAGTATATCCTGCCGATTTTCTCATACACTTCTCTGTACCTATTGTCGTAGGTTCGCTGGTAGTATGCGCGGTAGTGGAGGAGGTAGAAGTCCAGGAACGGAATTCCCTCCGGACTATCTCCCCCCGCCTTCTCCAGAGCATACACTTCGGCCTCGTACATCACCTGTGCTCGCGCCTTCGTCTCCGCCTTCTTCTTCCGCTCCTCTTGTTCGCGTGTCTCGTGAAACACACATCCAGCGATCCTTGTGCAATCCAGGCACTCACACGCTCCAGTTATCGGATTGATGTCGCTATACCATTCGACTTCAGGTTCGTCGTTCTTGTAGGTTTTTTGGTTTCGGAGCTTCATTCTTGATGATATGAAAAAGACTAGGGATGTATGGATTCGTTTTTTACTCGTCCTCTCCATCGTCACAATCGTCAATCATAACATCGCCAGACGGACGCTTGTAATCCACATCGGATTCAGGCTGGCTCTCAATTTCCTGCCTGTTGCCCTCCTTGTCGATGTAGTAGAATGTGCCATAACGAATCCACCATGATCCAATGGACTTACCATCATTCTTCGCATCGTACTCCTCCAGCAGGTACTCGCTAACGGACTTGGGGACGACGAAATACAGGTATGCATCGTAACAAGCGGTATAGCGTGGCATCTTGTATGAGACCGAAAAAGACTTGCCAGGGTCTATTCCGTTTTTATCAGCCATAGACAATGGCACCCACCCAAAAAAAGTCGTTCAAGTTCCCCCGCCGATTCACCCGCAAACATTGTATGAGCAAGCCCTGTAAGCGCATGGGATTCACGGAGAAGGCATCGTGCCGTCCGTACAAGAACTGCTATACTCGGAAAAGTCGCAAGTAAGTATAACTAGTAGAATGGATCACGATGCAATGGGAAGGGCTCTCATACAAGCGATATATGATGGCGATATTGATATGGTTCGAAGGATTCTTGCCAGTAACCCAGCCCTGGTGAACTATCGTTTTCAAGGCGGTTTTACCCCTCTGGCTGTAGCCGTGGTTAGCATAGATTTGTATCTGGTGGTTCTATTACGGAGCAGGGGAGCGGATAAGATGGCTGAGATTCGGAAGCCAGCAGATCGAGACAAGGATAAACCAAAGAATGCAATGGAACTTTCTGTGGAACTGGTGAAGATCAATCCTGAATCCGATGAAGTTCTGGCTATTGCCTTTTTTCTAGCAGATCCTGGCACACCAAATTTTGTAAAGTTTGAAAAACAGCTCGCTGCCCTTGCAAAAGATCCAGCGCATCACTTTGAATCTGAAAATTCTGAATTGATGGCCCGTGGTGCGATGGAGAAGCGCGACGTTACAGACAGTATTCTCCGTGCGGTTGAAGAGCGGGGAAAAGCTAAGGTGCGTGGTCTGAAGGGGAAGGTCATGTCGGAACTAAAAGCTGTTCCTATTCCCGGAGCACCAGAATACGAGGCGGCAAAAGCGAGGTTTGAAGGGAAAGGACCTGGGGGTCGTCGTACGAAGCGTGCCAAGCGGCGCGCGCCCACGCAGAAACGTCGCGTGCGAAAGTAACCCCTAAGTATAAAAATAGATCCTCTACCATATATCTTCGCGTACCTTTACGCTGTCATACTGTTGTGTCTGTTCTATATGGTGCTGGCGTTGAGGGAGTTGTGTTAAATAGGGTCCTGCCGATATAGTAGATTGATGATGTGAGATATATCAGTTTTCTCTCCTCTATCAACAATGGCTTGCCCACCTGGATTCGCAGAAAGGAACCCAGGTCAGAAACCTACGCTGTGCGTTCGGCAGCACCTTGCAGCACCAGGTGTTCCGAAGCTCGCACCCGCGTCGCCCTACAATGCCTCCAATCGCTTTCTCCCGATTGGAGGGCCAACATACGCTCGCAAGTCGGGTCGGCGTACGAAGCGCGTGAAAAAGCGCCGCGGATCTACTCGGCGTCGTCATCGGTAGTAATCGGGGACCATCATTTTCACCTTCTTGCTCTGTGTGAATAGCGACGCTGCCCGAGTCTGTTTCAGAGAGTAACTGAACTCGTCTGAGCTTACGCACGACTTCTTCTGTTTGAGTCCAAGAATGGACTTCAAGAAATTCCAGATAGTACTGAACATTGTTTTGAGTGCTGGTCCCAGCATTCAAAACAAAGAACCCGTTTTACACCCGCCGGGAACCGAACCCGGGTCACAACCTCGCGCCAGTGCTTTGCACGTGGAAGGGTCGCATTCTACCACTGAACTACAGGTGTTACTACTTGTGGGCTCCGCTCATCCCACATATGACTGAGAGCGTCGCATTTAAATCATTTGTTATACATCAAATGAATGTATACAACCTGACTTTCAAGTATCTTGTCACCAGCCAGGCAGTTCTGTGGACAGGGTTTCTCTTACATCATTCAACCACATCGTCACACCGATATGGCAATTGCAATTGCGTTTTAAATCGCTTTGATAAACAATGAGTCTCATTGGAGTCGTCGGACTTGGACTTGCAATTTTCTTCCTGATATTCTTGATGTATCAGAGCACCTATCATCCCCGTAGGTACTATCGCTACAACAAAGAGAAGGGACGTCACCCCCCTGGATGTTGGTGCGGCTGCCAGCGCAGGATGCATCCTGCGATGTAAAATGGCATCTCTCGTTTAAATAATGTCAGAATCCGCAAAGGAGGAACCAGATACAGCACCAGGTCTGCAATGGACACCTGCGATCGATACTATGCTCGCCAACTGGTGCGACCAATCCAAATCGTTCGAGTGGATGAACACCGAAGCATACTCTCGGTACTCTGTGCGCTCAACAGGCATGTCTATTACGGTGAATATCTCAATTGCTCTGAGTGGAGTCGCCAACTTGATTGTGGGATCGTCCCAACTCACAAATACGTCCGTTACCCCATCCACGATTCTGGGTTGTGTGTCTATCGCCATCAGCATCATCAGTATGCTGGAAGACAAGTTTGACTGGATCACGATGGCGAATAATTTCAAGCAGTCGAGTGTTCTGTGGAGCAATATTTCCCGCAAGTTGGAAGAGCAACTAGCCGTGCCACCTTCTGGACGGAAGGACTGTGGGACGTTTCTGAAATACATCAAGCAGGATATCACTGCGGTCTCCTCTACGAATTACATGATTCCGAAAGATATTCGGACAAAGTGCATGGAGAAGTTCGGAAAGGTTCCTCATTTTGATGTCCCCGATATCTGTGGGCAGGTGGAGCACACGAGCATTTATGTCGGAGAATCGAACAAGGTTCCTCTTCTCCAACCTCCACCGGGACATGTGACAGTTTAGAAGTATCTTACTCTACGAACATATAATGGAGAAACTCGCATCCTATGTTCGGCAGAATGAACCCCTGGGCGGCGAACCGAAACTCGTGTATAATCGAATGGTCCGTCTAATGTTGGACTGGATGGACTCCCACCGCCCTCGTGATCTCAAAGTGTTTTTGGCACAGGAGGGGAAGGAGTACCCTCTTCTTCTGCGCCATCTGGAAGACAAACTTGGACTCTCTGAAGTCATTCTAGATCGCGACCTTTTTCTACTTGCGTGGGATGCGCGCATTCCGCTTTGACCTGGATCGACGTTTCACCGATACTGTCATGCGCCCTTTTCCATACCGAAGAGCAGGAGCCCCTGGAGCACCTACAACCCTTGCCGCCACACCTCGATCGAGCATTGGCGCCAATGTCCTGGGAATCAACTCATTATAAACATGAACCGCACCCTGCACTGGGTCAAAGGTTTTCAAGTTAGGATTCGATGCAAATGCCGGCGATATCGTGTCTATTCTCTGCCGGAACTTTGCAGCCAGTTGGGGAATCTCTGTATCTACATCTCCGAGAGGGAGTTTTTTCATGGAGTAGTCATCATTGTTCCACAACCAATCGCGTTGTCCTGCTAGCTGACCAAGACCTTCAAGACCTACCTCATAAAGAACTTCGGACGGTTGCATCGTATGCGGATCTTCGGAAAACTCCATCTTCCGCGCACGACCGAAATCAATGATAAACACCTTGCCGCGGGAGTAGGTTCCTGCAACAGTGCTGCTTGCAAATTGTCCGATATCGTCTGAAATCATGACGTTATGGGTATGTGAATCGCCCTGGCTGTATCCATAATCCACTGCGAGAACATAGAACGCATATCGAGCATGAGCTACCGCTGACGCCTTTTCTTGAAGGGATACAGCTGGATCTGCCAGGATATCCCCGAGCGTCCGGTAACGTTCAGCCGACTGCATCATTGTAACACCAAGTTCCGTTGCTCCCGCTTTGACTGCTGCGCTTACGTGGGCATCGAGTCCTGGGAACTGCTTTACCAATTCAATACCATCACTTGTCTCAAGAGGTCGCAGCAATGGCTCGCGGAACAGCACTGGGGGTATAATGGGTTCGCCAGCCAAGAACTTGGAGTCGTACAGGTCGTACTGGATATGTGACTCTTTGCGGAATCCATCGACGGTATCCGTCCTCTTCGGTAGTTTCAACCCCTTTTCGCTGAATATAGAAAACTCAGTGGATACGTTTGACAAAAAGCCGATCTTGAAGATGAAATGGCGTACCTCCTGAAAACATGGGCGAGCCAACACGTTCGGAGGAGCCTTCATAGACTTGGGATCACATGCGATATTGTCGGGGTCCTTGCATGCACACGTGGTAAAATCGTGTTTATAGACGGGCGAGGGGATTCCGGGATTCAGGGTTGCCTTATAGACAAACCCGTAGAGGCTTCCATCGCTCAGAAGATCTACCTTTGCATGGCTGACGATATAGAAGAAGATAACCCCCTTTGATGGCTCTTCTACCAACATCTTCTGTCCGAGCGGGGAGAGAACAAAGCCGCCTTTGGTGGGACCACGTTTAATGCTCACCTCCATCTTGTTCAATAAACCAGAAATATTCGGTAAGAACGGATCGCCAAAGATATTACGAGATAGACTAATAAGAATACAATGTCGATTGTAGGCGTTCAGTTTGGCATCATGTCTCCCGAGGAGATCCTCCGGAGGTCTGTTGTCGAGGTCGTAACCGATAAGACGCATCAGGGCAACAATCCCGTCCCGGGTGGCGTGTTTGACCAGCGTCTTGGTGTCATCGAGAGCGGCAAGGTCTGCCCCACGTGCAAACATACCAACTTACAATGCCAGGGCCATTTCGGGCACATCACGCTCGCTCGCCCCGTCTATCTCTACCAGTTCCTTGATCACACTGTCAAGACCCTCAACTGCGTGTGCATCAACTGCTCTACGCTGTACATTGCAGGCATGTCTGGGTTCAACGAGGAGGCCTACCTGAACTCCGAGCTGAAGGGCATGGAGCGCCTCGCCGATATCCGCAAGCAGTCGGTGGATTTCGTCACCAAGTTCGCCAAGAAGGAGAACCCCGTGTGCGGAACCTGCGGTACCCAGATGCTCAAGAAGGTGGAGAAGATCCAAGGTACGGTTTGCACGCTCCAGGGCAAGCTTGCGGGTAAGGAGGAGGAGACCGTCGCTCTCCAGTCCGAGATGGTTCTCCGTTGCTTCCAGCGCATGACGGACAACACGGTCAAGATCCTCGGCTTTGACCCTAAGTTCTCCCACCCTGCCTGGATGGTCTGTACCGTTCTTGCTGTGCCTCCGCTGACGGTGCGCCCGCCAGTGATGATGGACGACAACCAGCGCATGGACGACGATCTGTCGCACAAGCTGATTGATATCGTGCGCAACAATCAGGAGCTCCGCAAGCAGATCGACAAAGGCGCTCCTCGCGACTACATTATGAAGCATACCGAGATGCTGGAGTTTGATGTCGCGACCTACGTGGATAACGATATCAAGGGCATGGCTCCGGCGGCTCAGCGCTCTGGCCGCCCCCTCAAGACGCTCAAGTCGCGTCTCGGTGCGAAGACGGGTCGTGTGCGCGGCAACCTCATGGGCAAGCGCGTGGATTTCTCTGCGCGTTCCGTGATTACGCCCGACGCCAACATTGACGTGGATGAGCTCGGTGTTCCCGAGGAGATTGCGCGCAACCTCACCAAGCCCGAGATTGTGACGCCTCACAATCGCGACCGCCTCATGTCGTACGTCCGCAACGGCACCAAGTATCCCGGTGCCAAGTCCGTGTTCCTGAAGGAGGAGAAGCGCATGATGTCTTTGAAATACATGAATCCCGATATGATTGATCTTCACGAGGGCGATATCGTGCATCGTCACATGATCGACGGCGACAACGTGCTATTCAACCGACAGCCATCCCTACACAAGGGCTCGATGGAGTGCCACCGCGTCAAGGTGCTGCCCTACTCCACGTTCCGCCTGAACGTGTCAGCCACTAAGCCGTACAATGCTGATTTCGATGGTGACGAGATGAATCTCCACCTCCCGCAGTCCATTGCAGCGGAGACCGAGCTCCAGCAGCTGGCCTCTGTCCTCCGCCTCATCATCAGTCCCCGCGAGAACTCCCCCATCATTCAGATGGTGCAGGATACGCTGACGGGCGCCTTCCGCATCTCGGATCCTCGCGTGAAGATCCCCGAGCACCTGGCGATGAATATCATGTCCCGCCTGAAGAAGCCCATGAGCGCCTACAAGCGCACGGGCGCCGACCGCACGGGCATGGAAGTTATCTCGGGCGCATTCCCCCTGATGAACTTTGACGAGCGTGTCACCATCAAGAACGGTCAGCTGGTCAAGGGTCGGCTGAAGAAGGGTGCGTTCAACACCACCTCAGAGGGTGTCCTCCACGTCCTCTACAACGACTTTGGCTACAAGCGCTGCGGTCAGTTCATCAACGAGGTGCAGTCGATCGTCACTAAGTTCAATATGCACACAGGATTCTCCACCGGTGCATCAGATCTCATTTCGAACAAGGAGACCACCGATTTCGTGGCGAGCACACTGGCACAGGGTCGTGCGGAGGTCCGCGAACTGCTGGCCAACGTCCATTCCGGTCGGTTTGTGAATATCAGTAGCCGCGAGAACGGCGAGGAGCTCGAGAACCAGATTATCAACATTCTCAAGAATGTCTCAGCCAAGATCTCGGGTCGTGTGATGGAGTCTCTGCCCCGCGATAACCGCCTCGTACAGATGGTCGAGTCGGGCGCGAAAGGCTCAGACCTCAACATGACGCAGATGGTTGCCCTGCTGGGGCAGCAGATTGTGGATGGTAAGCGTATCCAGAACACGCTGAAGGATCGCACACTCCCCCACTTCACCAAGTTCGACGATGGCGCTGAGTCTCGTGGCTTTGTCGAGTCCTCGTTCGTGCAGGGTCTGCGCCCAGCCGAGTACTTCTTCCACGCCATGGGCGGTCGTGAAGGTCTCATTGATACCGCCGTCAAGACCTCCGATACGGGCTACATCCAGCGCCGTATGATGAAGACGATGGAAGATATGCACGTCACCTATGACGGGACGGTGCGCAACAATATGGGTACAATCATCCAGTACCGCTACGGCGAGGACGGCGTGGAGTCGATTCAGGTGGAAGCTCAGCCGATCCGTCTGGCAATCATGACGCTGGAGGATATTTACAAGATGTTTGGTCTAAATCTGGCCGAACTGAACCCCCTCCTCGTGGAGGCGGTGAGCGAGGCTCCCGATCTGGTAGAGGACATTATCGCCGACCGCGAGATGCTAGTGCGCGACGTCTTCATGTTCATGAACACGGACAAGGTGCTGGCGCCCGTCCATCTCAAACGCCTGGTGGAGAAGTACCGCAATCCGTACTCGACCCGCTCGGACCTGACTCCGGCGTATGTGGTGGAGCAGCTGACCGCCATCATGAAGGAGCCGTGGATCGCCCCCAATCGCGTGTTCCACTGCCTCCTCCGCTACTACCTAGCTCCGCGGCGCTCGATCATCGAGTACCGCTTCACGAAGGAGATCTTCGACGAGCTGATTCGCGAAGTCCGCTTCCGCTACCTCAAGAGCTTGGTGCATCCGGGCGAGATGGTGGGTGCGCTCGCTGCACAGTCGGTGGGTGAGCCGGTGACGCAGCTGACCCTGAACACTTTCCACTCAGCCGGTACGGTCAAGGCCGGTGCCACGCAGGGTGTCCCGCGTATCCACGAGCTGCTGAGCGTGACGCGCAACCCTAAGAACCCCCTGAACTTCGTGTATCTGGACTCGTCGATTGCCGAGACGAAGGAGAAGGCGATCATGCTGTCTCGTGAGATCCAGCGGACGACGCTGCGCGATATCACCACAGCTGTTCGTATGTACTATGACACGGCTCCCCTGAGCCCTGACTCGGTGGTGGCCGAGGACCGCGAGATTCTAGAGACGTTCCGTCTGTTCTCTGTGAGCAACGGCGCCGAGTGTGCGTCTCCCTGGATTATGCGCCTGGAGCTGAGCACGACAGAGATGGCGGCTCGGTACATCCACGACCTGGTAGGTATCCAGAGCGCGATCGAGCGTGCGGGTCTGAACATCCTGCACTGCGTCTATACCAACAAGGACGTGGATGACAAGAGTGTGGTCATGCGCATCGTGTTCCCCGAGGATGTGGTCAAGGATCTCCTGACTCTCCGGTTCCTGGAAGAGCGTGTTCTGGATGTCGTGGTGGTCGGCATTGAGGGCGTGGGGCGTGTGTATCCCCGTGAGGTGAATAAGGAGCTGTCGTGGGACAATGCCACATCCACCTACATCTGCAAGAAGCAGTATGTCTTGGATGTGGAGGGCACCAATCTGTACGAGCTGCTGGTGCGTGACGACGTGGATCCTACGCGCACCTTCTCGAACGATATCCACGAGGTGTATGATGTCTTCGGCATCGAAGCTGCACGCTACGCCCTCTACGCAGAATTCACCGAGGTATTTGACGCTGCGGGTGCATACGTCAATTACCACCACATGGCAGTACTCCTGGACTCTATGACCTACCAGGGTCGCCTGGTGTCGGTGGATCGCTTCGGTATCGGCAAGCACGCCAACGGTGTCCTAGCCAACTCGTCGTTCGAGGAGACCTCGAAGCACCTGTTCAATGCTGCGGTCTCGGCGGAGTATGACCCCATGCAGGGTGTGTCGGCGAACATCATGTTCGGACAGAAGCCCCCGTGCGGTACGGGTCTGGTGGATATCCTGCTGGATGAGACCCGGCTGCAGGAGGGTGGCGAGGAAGATACCTTCTACGACTACCGCGCAGACGTGAAGGCGCGCACAGCGGATGTCAAGAAGAAGGCAGAGGAGGAAGCGGGTGCGACCGAGTGCAAGTTGGAGGATATTACGATGTGGTAGCACTATATACTCAAAGGGAATGTGGAAAGCCTCGGACGGTATTGGCGGTATCGAAGTCCTGGAAGTGATGGGAAATGACCTCACAGTGGTGAATGCCGCTCGCGTATCGTTTGCAAAGGAGTCGCACGACTTCTCGGGTGCTGACGAGAAACTTGTTCGTTACCTTGCGAATCATAACCACGTGACCCCATTTTTTCACCCCCAGATTCGTCTTCGGATCAAGATGCCAATCTTTGTTGCGCGTGAATGGTTCCGTCATCAGATCGGGTTTGCGCGTAACGAGGTATCTCGGAGGTACGTGGATTCTACTCCCGAAGTATGGACTCCTGCACCATCCGATCTTCGTGAGCGCGACCCTAAGGTCAAGCAGGGAAGTCTAGCGACGCCCGTTGATAATTCCGAGGCTATTTCAGAGGAGATTCGCGAGCGCAACAACGGGATGGTGGTGTATTATCAGAGCCTACTTGACCGAGGAGTAGCACCGGAAATCGCTCGGGGCGTACTTCCTCAGGGCATGTACACCGAGTTCATAGAGACGGGATCGCTTGCTGCGTATGCTCGTCTCGTAGGACTGCGCACAGATCCTAGCGCACAGCGAGAGATCCAGTCGTATGCCCACGGACTTGTAAGTCTTCTCCGTCCGTACTTTCCTGTCTCATGGAGTGCTCTAACAAAAACGGAAATACCCCCAGCTGTGAAGCCCGATATCTCATATACCTGCAATGTCCGCTACTTCCGAGACTGTGACAGCCGTTTCCGAGAAGTTTCAGTACGGACAACAAGTGAAGTTCGAGATTGTGGATGTCATCCACATGTTCAAGACCTCAAAGAGCCTTGTCCAGTATGCCAAGACGCGTCACCACGGCAACATTCTGTTGATGGACGATGAGATTCAGTATTCGACGCAGGACGAACATCGGTACCATGAAATGCTGGTCAGCCCAGTCTTTGATGGTCCTGGAAAGTACAAGGATATTCTGATCCTGGGCGGTGGCGATGGTCTGGCGGCAAGGACGATGTATGACACTATTGGGCAACAGACTATCAACTCGGTGACGATTGTGGATTGGGATCCCGAGTTTGTGGAGTTTGCGAAGATCCTCCCAGAGTCTGGCGGAGCGCTAACTGATCCACGGACTCTGCTGGTGTTTGAGGATGCACTGGACTTTGTCAAGAAGGGTGGGCGGAAGTACGATGCAATCTTGATGGATCTCCCCGATCCTGATGGGGTTGAAATGGAGAATCTCTATCGTTATATTCTGTACGCGCTACCTCCACTCTGCAAGCAAGACTGCATTGTGGTGTCCCACGTAGGTCCAGTGAGTCTGGACAATCATCATCCGTGCTGGGACTTCATCAGGCTGTTTCATGACAACATGATGGAGACTCTCGAGTATCCGGAGATTACATTGAATACGCGCTACATTCCTTCGTATGCGCATGAATGGGCGGTGATGTCAGCGTATATGGGTCGCACGTACCCGCAGAAGGACATGAACCATAATGCAGATATTATGGCGATCTATGACTCAGTGCTCACCGGCGACCCGCGCGGCGCGTACGACGGCCTCCCGTAGGGGCAGGCGAAGGTCCGCCAGGCTTAGGGGCAGAGGTGGGCAGGCCCGAGTACGGCGTCTCAGCAGGGCTGCCGCCAACAGACGCAGGGGCGAGCTGCTGACCTCCATAGTAGCTGGAGCCCTTTTTCGTCTTGGGCTTCTGAGTACGACCGCCAGACATCAGGGCAGGGTTGCCCTTCCACGTGGCGTCAGGGAGGCGCTGGGTAGGGGCCGCACCATCGGAGAGGACGGAGCCCGTGTAGGGGCCGCCCGCGAACGAGTACAGCTGACCACCCTTGTGCTTGCGCGTACGACGGCCGCCCATCGGGCCCGCCTTGCCCATCATCTGACCGCCCTTCTTAGCGCTCTTCCACGACGGCTTCGCGGCCTTCATGGCATCTCCGAGGGACATGCCAGGCTTCTTGAAGGACATTACGTGCTTGATCCAGGGGCTCATCTTTCCACGGCGACCACCATCCATATCGTCGCTCATTTTATTCTTTAGGTAGACTTTATTGTGAAGTCGTACATAGGAGATGACATCCGCTTGGGCTGGAACGATACGTTGGGATTCTGGGGCGCCGGCTCCTTGTATGTCAAGGGCTTGTAACGCAGCGGCTCGGGCTTGATGGCAAACGAGCTCTCCAAGAACTTTCCAGTATAAAGTTCCATCGCATTGTCCAGGCTGCCGTACATCATGCCAACCCACTGGCATCCGTAGGCAAAGCAGATTTCGGGGTTAGAATTTTTGAACGCGGTTGTATCCATGTCTGGAACAACCATGGTGATATTGCGCTTGTTGAACTCAATCAGCTCTTCATGATCATATGTTTGAGCAGCCTCGGTATATGTCAAGCGACGCATGCGCGACGACGACCACGAGATATTCACCAGCTCTTCCATTCCGTTGCCCTTGGTGGCATCGTCGGATGTGACAATTAGCTTGCCCATCAGATTGCAGATCGGCTCCACCGCCAGATTCTTGCGCTGGAAGCTGTATGACGAACTCAGCATGAACTTGCGCAGGGTGGTCTTCATAATATCTGCACACTCGTTGATGAGAGCCGTGTTGTTGGTGTGGAAGACGATGCTAACAACAAAGGGGTTCTTATATCCTGCTGTTACGTCTGCACTAAATGCTGAATTGGCAATCTCCGTGCAGCAGTCCTCGAACGGCAGAGTGTTGTAGGTCAGCATCTTCAGAGTCTTTTTGCTTCCTACACCCACAACTGGCTTCTTATTCACTTCGTAGATATGGAGCTCAACTAGACGGCTACCCGCGCGAATTACCTTTTCAATTGCCTTGGGGGTAATATACGTATAGACGGTCGTCGCAGGGAGAATCGTGTATCCCGATGATGCCATATAGTAGTCGCATAGCGTATCCTTGTTGGGGCAGGCTAGAGGCGTAGGCTTAATGAGATCAGCGTAGATATTGAGGTTCTTGGTGAGAACATCGCTCCCGGGGACATTTCCGTTCAAGTGGATCACAAAGAAGTAGGTTACCAGAGAGACAACGAGCAGTGCTCCGCCGACAAGCATGAGTACAGGGATACGACTCAGCCACTCTGACCACTCCATTACTCTTACTTGCGCGAATTCTTATACTCAAAGAACAGCGGGCGCATCAGTTTGATGACATCGTCGGGAACCTTCTCGTCCATCGGGATATCAAACAGCGAGCAGTGTAAGAAGTAGATACAGTACATTCCACACTGAGATCCCTTGTACTGGTGACGCGTGTTGTTATAGAACAACTTCATAGGCTGCGGATGAATTTTTAGGGCATCGATCTGACCCTTCCAGCGTTCCATAAGACGTTTGACTTCCTTCTCGGGCGCACGAGCATACGAATCAAAGTAGGTCATCTGAGGGTACTCTAGTTCAGGACGAATATCAGCAAATCCAGCAATCCAGTGTTCGCCCGGTCCGTCGTGGGGATCCGTATTGAACACAATACCAATCCGGCGATACCCTTTCTTGTAGAGCTCTGAAATACTCAGACTGCACAGGGAATTTACGAGACACTCTCCCGTCTTCTTGTGCAGGTCAAAGTCGATAGGAACTGTACCGACATAATAGTAATCGGGAATCAGCTCTTGATAATACTTCTGTGACTTATCGATATCGTCCGAGGATAGCCATTCTTCACTATTCACTTTCCACGAGTTGGGAGCAGCGGGGCGTTTTACCAGTGCATGAACCACACATTCGGGAGTTCCTGCGTCACACACGCTCTTTAGACGACTCGTAATTTCCTTCCACGCAGTTTCGGTCTTTTTGATAGGAGGCTCGTGAGGATGTTCCTTGTTGTACGCTATCCGCAGTTTATCGACTTCCCGCGGGTCCATCTGTTGTTCAAAACGGATCTTTCTTTTTCAGGGGAGGAGAGGTATCATACACCAGAATGAGCATTGATCAGCGCGACCTCGTGAAGGCTGTCCGCAACTACCGTGCCATCGACGACAAGCTGAAGGAGATCAACAAGGAGATTCATAAGCTCCGCGAGAACAAGAAGTTTGTCGAAAATGAGATGAGCGATATCCTTCGTCGGCAGAACTTTGCACATATCTACAAGCTGGAGATTGCCGACGATGGTTCCTATATCCGCATCCAGCGTCCCGAGACGTGGAACAAGCCTTGGTCCATGGGTGCCCGCGAGCTGCAGGGACACATCGATGAGTACTTCAAGACCCATGCAGGTCCCAACGCAGATGGATGCTACAAGTTTATTGTGGATCGCAAGAAGAAGGACATGGTTGCGAAAGAGTTCGCCTTTACGCGGATGATGCCTCTAGACAACAATGACGACGGAGCGGGAAGTCCTTAAGTGGTTGAATACCGAGACGCGGGATGGGCAGTTGCATGAGGACGAGGTGAAGTCTCTTTTTCTAGAGATTGAGCAGGTCCTTGCTGAAAAGAACTTACTGCGCCCAGACTTTAAGAAGTACAAACCACTCTTCTATCGGCAGTTCTGTGACAGGATCTATGAGCACTCGCACTCACGATAAGATTGTCAAGGAGTTTCGCGACTTTCACGAACGGTTAAGTCATATCAAGACTGGATGTCAGTTTTTTGCTACCATGTGTCCTCTTTGCGATATCATCGTTCATGAGCAGACGGATAGATATCCGGCTGCTGTTGAAGAGATTCTGTTGCCAGTCATTCAGCGGTACTGGAGTCGCTGGGAACGGGATGGGTATTCTATTGGGCAGAAATTGACCTCTGCGGAAGAAATGTGCGCATCGCTGTCGTTTGATGCCTTTGCGCGTTGGATTCAGCCAAAGTACAGGGATATCCCAGACCTCGACGATGAAGAGTTGATTCATCATCGCTACGTTATCCAAAAATTAACGCGGTGATAGACAAACACACCATGGAAAAGATGACACCCCCCGCAAAATATACTGGAGGACAGGGATGTGGCTGCTCGGGCGGACGCCGCACCCGCAAGGCGAAGAAGGGAGGTCAGCTGTCGCCGATGCCTCTATCCGATGCTTCGTCTGCGGGTAAGACGGGCGCTCGTCGTCGTAAGCACCGCGGAGGCTCGATGCTGGGCGATCTGCTCCTCAGCGGTACGGCTCTGGGTCTGTACTCGTACTTCACGAAGAAGCGTGGGGGCAAGCGCTCTCGGAAACATTAATCTCAGGTAGCTGAAACCCGTTGAACTCGGAGGCACTGACCCACGAGTATGCTCCAATATTCTCTACTTCAAGGATGTCTGTATCGTCGATCTCTTTCGGCAGCCACACATCTTTTGCAATGACGTCGGCCGAATCACATGTGCGTCCAAATATCGTAAATTTCTCATAGGATGTGTAAGGCTTGCGCGTGATACACCGAAACGTGGGCTTGAACCCGTCAAAGAGCACACCTGAGAAAATACCATACACTGATTCATCGATAGTAATACTTCCTCTCTTCTTTCCAATCACCGGAACCCGTAGAGTACAAGTCTCGGATGCGAAGAACCTGCCCGGCTCAGAGATGGTCTTTTTGAAGGGTAGGGATTCTACCTGATCACGGATCACTGGCGCAAGATCGTCGCGGAAGAAGGAGTTGTGCTCCGAGCTGCCCGAGAATCCTCCGCCAATATCCAGGAGCTCAGGGGTAAAGACCTGCTTATGAGCCTTGAAGATATCGATGTACTGCTTTACGGTATCAAAGGCAGATTGGTAGGCGCGCACCGACGTGCAATCGCTGCCGACGTGGAATGCAAGACCATAAATATGAAAACGGGGTTCGTGATAGATAAGTTCTTCAATATCTTCTAGACGGAACCCGAACTTCTTGTTGAGGGGGATTCGGGCATCGCCCTTGTCATCTACAAAAATACGAAGAATAGGTTTAGTTTTTGGTGCTTCATCTGTTATTTTCATGAGTTCGGGGAGACTGTCGAAAGTCATGTAGGGAATAGCGTCTTTACGGATGCGGAAGAGTTCGTTTCGAGACTTGCAGGGGTTGGCGTAGATGATATCGGCAGCCGTCGCACCAACCTGTTTCACCCGGTTGATTTCATCGACTGAGGCACAATCAAACCCTACACCGCCCCTCTGCAACTCTGCAAGGATAGGTGCCATGTTATTACACTTCACGGCATAGTGCGGACGGATGTTCGGCAGAGCAGAGTTCCAGAGGCTGAGGCGGCACCGCAAGGTGCGGAGGCTGACCGTGAGTTTCGACAGTGTTATTGACTTTACAAAAGAGAATAATATGTAAGGCATTTTAAAGTACCGCGTCTTCTATATATAAGAGCCATGACGACCGAGTTTTACAGCCCGTACAATCCCAAGAATACTCCTCTGACTCCAGACGATGTCCAACACATCCTCTGTATTCAGGGTTACCGGGTAAAGGATATTGGGATCTTCCAGAAGGCGATGATTCACACGACGTATGTGCGTCGCGAGTCTTATACGACATTGACAGGCGAACCTGCTGTCTTGGCTCCTTGTCCTCCCGGGGTCATGGATCTCCAGGACGAGTCGTATGAGCAACTAGAGTTTCGCGGTGATGCCCTGCTGGGTGCATCGGTGGCGAATTACCTGTGCGAGCGCTATCCCGGTGAGTCCCCTGGCTTCCTCACCAATACGCGCAAACTCATTGTGCGCAACAAGACGCTGGGAGCTCTGGCGCGGGACAAGCTTCGGCTGGACAAGTTCTTTGTGATTTCCAAGCATGTCGAAGAGATGAAGTCCGAGCACGGGCGACAGAACATTGAGAAGCTAGGGGATGTTCTAGAAGCCTTTATTGCGGCTCTCTGGATTGATTCAGGGTTCAAGTTTGAGGTCGTGAATGAGTTTGTCGTGAATCTGGTGGAGACGCATCTGGATATTCCCACGCTCTTGCGCGAGGATGATAACTACAAAGATCGCATGCAGAAGTACTGCCAGCAGAACCACCAATACACACCAATCTACAAGATGATCCCTGACGGAGCAGCAGGTTTTACCATGGCAGTGTGCAAGCCTAACGGCGAGATTCTGGCGATGGGAAATGCCTCGACCAAGAAACAGGCAGAACAGAATGCTTGCAAGAGCGCGCTTGAAAAGTTCCTATCCGCTACTGGATAATGTACTGGCCTGCGCGGTATTTCAGCGGACTCACGCGAAAACAGAACAAACAGCGAAAAAGCACCGCGACTCGCCGTCGTAAGATGTCGTGGAAAGACCCTAGGGCATACGTTCCATTCAAGACGGATCAGGGGGTCAAAACACGTACCTCCAAGTATGTTCGCGAATGGAAGAAGACCTTCCCCGACGCCCACGGCCTCCAGGCGTACTCTCGAGCCACCGGCGTCCCGCTCCCCATTGTCCGGGCATCCTACAATCGCGGAATGGCGGCGTGGCGCACAGGGCATCGTCCAGGGGCGACGCAGCAGCAGTGGGGGTATGCTCGTGCCGCCAGTATGCTGACGTGCGGCAAGACACATTATACCACCGACGCCGATCTTGTCGATAAAGCCAAGAAGACCGCTAAAGCTCGCGCCTGGTTTAGAAAGACGTGTAAGAACTAAGATAAATAAGATGGGCTGGCGCTATATCTTGGTCAATCATACACGCAAGGTCATTGAGGATGCGTCACTCCATAATATTTGGCATCAGATGAGCCACCTCATTCGGGAGAAAGGGTGGGAGACGGCAGACGATGTAGAAATGATGTTTGAAGATGGACGATACGAAGAGATCGGGGAGCTTGTTGTGAACAAGGGATACAAGAGCCATTATTATGCTTGGAGCTTTGATGGTATTGTGACTCCTCGTCAGGGTCAATGAAGTAGGCGAGCATGCGTCACCTTGAACGTCTTGCGATGGTCGCGCTGCCGCTTGCCGTTGCGGCAGGTTTTTCCACGATTGCACGAACTCTTGACATATCCGTAACGCCGATACACCCCCTTGATCGATGGGAGAAGTCTCTCCGATCCAGTGGCGGCGCACAACTCTTTCATCAAGCTGTACATCCACCGAACAATGTCACGCTGCGATTCCATGGACAGATGTTTCAGATGTTCGCGGTATATCTTACGAAGAGGGGCATAAGGATACACATCACCCAGCGTTCCGAAAAACTCCTGGTATATCTCGTAGCGGTCAGGGGCGTAATTGAACGCAATACAGAAGAGGAAGTCCATGCCCGGGGGAGCGCTAGGAGCTTCCTTGGACAGGATCTCGTAGTGCGCCTTGACGTCCGCGAACTCGGGATCGGGTGGCGGACAAATCACGCGCTTGTCCGTCTCGCACTGTCCCCGCAGCTTTGCATTCACCTTGTTGTGGAAGTCGTAGAGCCATTTCTCGGGATCTCCGTGCGGAGGATCCTTCTTCATAAACTCGCACGTACTCTCGCGGCAAAAACGGCAAGGAAGGGCATCTTTCATCGCGCGTAAAAATGGGATGGGGGTTTCAGATGTATGAACGACCAGGTGGAGCAATTGCCATCCTGACGGCCCCCAAAAGCGGGTATCCATTATTTAATGTCGGATATAAGTAATCATGAACGCTCCTCCTCCCGCCTATGCCCCCGCCCCTCCCCCCGCCAAGAAGTCCTCGTGGTGGCCCTTTGGATCATCTGAGTCCGCCCCCGCGCCCGTTCCTTCTGCGGCTCTGCCCCCTGTGGGTGGTCGTCGTCGTCGTGGGCGCCGCGGAGGTGTTGGCATGGTCGATGATGCCCTCCTCGCCGGAACTGCCGCCTATGCTGCCCACCGCTATGCGAAGAAGGCTGGTCGTCGCACCCGCCGGTCTCGCCGGGGAGGTGTCGGCATGCTTGATGATGCGCTCCTCGCTGGAACCACCGCGTATGCCGCTCACCGTTACGGGAAAAAGGCGGGCCGCCGCACCCGTCGCCGGTAGGGCTCCTACGCCTACTCCGTCTCATTCCGTAGCTGGAAACACTTCCACCCACCGTGGGTGTAAGCCCCCCACTTAGTTTGCGCTTCCTTGATCATCTCTTCCACTCGCCAGTCGCGCGTTCCGCGATTGGTCTCCCACCATTCCTTGAACTTTGCCGTAAGCATCTTCTTCGACACCTTGGGAGTGTCCTCCGCTGGCTCCACAGAATACGTGCAATCCGCGAAGAACCGCATGATTGCATTGCTCTCCTCACGATATTCATTGGTATATACCTGAATATCCTCAGGCGCAACTACATCATCATTCTTGAACTTCTTGTAGAGGTGAATGAGATATGCCAGGAAACATCGACCCCACTCCTCCGACTTCACCTTGCGCTCAATCGAGATGTCCATCTTGTGCTGGTTGGGTCCGTCGGGATTCTGTACGAACTTCGATGGGAAATTCACCACCATCATGCGGCGCCACGTACCGCTATCGTTCGTGTTGATCTTCGGCTTGTCGTTACACGCCAGATGGAGCTTGCACTGCAGCTCAAACTCAATCATGGACTTGGCACCCGCATACAGATCGCGAGCAATGATCTTCTCGGACGACGTCAGCTCCTTCATGAACCCCGTATTCAGGGGAACCGCCTCATCCGGCTCCTGCATCGTCACGAACCGCCGACCCTTCAGACGAATCAGCTCAGGAGCCGCTGCACCCGACTTGCCACGACCCTGTGTCAGCAGCGAGATCGGGACCTTGCACGCGTAATCCCCCAGAGCCGTCTCAATCAGACAGATAAGCATGGACTTGCCATTCGAGCCCACGCCCGTCAAGACGTGGAACTTCTGATTGCCCGTCCCGTTGAGGCACCGGGCCATGTGCCGGTTCATGTACTCCCTCACCCGGGGATTCGGGAAGATCTTGTTCAGGAAATCCTGGATCTCCGGCCACTCCTTGTAATCCGTATGCTTCATTGACGGCTCATACTCCAGCTGCGTCGTGAAACTCAGGCAGTCGTCGGGCTTGCCGTCACGGAACTCGAACGCCTCCATATCGAACACGCCGTTCTGGCACGCTAGGAGATTGCGGTTCTCATCCACCTTCTTGATGAAAGTCTCGTCCAGGAACAGCTCCTGGCACTCACGCATCACATTGGACTTGAACGGAGTCTTCTTCAGCTGTGCAGCGACCTTCATGAGATCCTGCTGCATGACCACCGTGTAACACGTCTGGCATCCCGTGCGCATACACTCGCGCGCATCCTTGGAGTTGCAGTCGGGCAGGCTGCCATCCGTCAGCTTCCCGCCGTAGTACCCTGCGCGCTCAATATAGAGCTTCCAGATCGTCACGGAGAGTTCCAGCTGAAGCTGAATACCCTTGTCCGACTCCTGCCAGACATGCCCCGTGTATTTGAACCACGCGTTCTTCCCGAAGCTTGCGCACTTGTAGTGATCGCGGAACTTGGAATACACCACCGACGCCACATCGTACTCGGCTCCGCTGTGCGATGCATCCACCTTCCGGAGAATGTTGTTCTTCTCAATCTCCGTATATCGCTCGATATTGTCGCTCGCCGACCACTTGCGCAGCGATCCCTCCTGCAGGCGTGGTCCAGTGTTCCGCATCGAGAACGAGTTCCACTTGGACATGCACTCGCGCACATTGAACATCGCTGACCGCCGACTGAACTCTTCAAATTCATCGTAGAGATCCGGATGAATGTTCTTGAGACAGATACCCACGTCAATCCAGCACTGGTACTCCGATGACCGCGAGTCCGCGAGGTTCTGGACGTGCTCGTGAATGTACTGCTTCTCCTCAGGTGTCAGCGGGCGGGGAACATAGGCTGTCGGGGACGACTCCCGCGATCCGGGGAGCTTCCGCTGGACTGGACGACCAACGCGTGGCATTACCGCCCGCCCCCCAGAAATACGAACATTCTCCTGGTTTGTCTCAGGGAGGTTCCCGTACTTTTCCTGCGCCTCGGGCGTCATCGGCGTCTCCCGAGACTCGTCGCGCTCAAACGTATCCAGCTTGCGCAGGAGATCCGGCGTCATTGGAACGGGCGTCGTATCTACCGTGTGCGACCCGTCTGCATTCACCGTCACCCGGCTGGTGATAATGTAGGGCAAACCTTTATCCTTGCGGGCGCCATACATCATCCACCCCGACGAGCGGGACGCCACTGCGCGGTCATACACCTTGGACCACTCCTTTTCCTTCAGAGGGACATCGTCGAACATCGACATCTTGGTGAGCATGACATCGCGAATGCCCATCTCGACATATTTGGTCGTGCGCACATCCGGAACCAGGACATGCACTCCGCCGGCAGCCCCGTCCTTCTTGGGCGTCGGCTTCTTCTTCTCCATCACATACACCTCGACTGCGTCAGGAACTACCAGGAAGGTCCGCATGGTCTTCACATACTCCAGGACGAACTGCAAGACCTGCTCGGGCGTGTGCTTGTGCGCTGTCGTCCCCGCCTCGTACTGGAAATCCAGATCTACCTTGCACGGACCCAGAACCTGTGGCGACTCGGTGAGTGTAATCTTGTTTGTATGAACTTCAACGTAATCGTAGTACAGATCGTAGAACTCCTGTAGGATATCGCTACCTACGAAATACTTACCAGGAGGAGTGAGTGTTACGTGGGTAATTGATTCACCAGGAGTGGTAATTCGGTGATCCTCCAGAAATTTGAGTAGTCCACCCGCTGAGGCCATTTTTCACGAGTGTGTGTAGAATTAAGACAATAAATCTCCAACTGATCCATTTTTAACGCACGGTTCTGTTCTGGAAAAACGAATAACAAATTAGCCTACGAGAATATAAGACTACACAACACATGAAGTTCTGCCCCGACTGCGAGAACGCCCTCACGGACATTCGCGACGACGGCGCCGGCGTAGGCTTTGAGTGTCGCAAGTGCAAGTACAATGAAAAGATCACCCGTGCTAATCCTCTGGTGTATGAGCACAACCTGAACCAGGATACGGCGGCTCGGCTGGTGGTGAATCCTTACCTATCCCTGGATCCTACGCTTCCCCGCTTCTCCACGATTCAGTGCCCCACGGACGGATGCAAGTCCAAGGAGGTGGTGGGTGTTAAGGTAGATGCCAAGAACGTCGTCTGGATGTACCAATGCACTCTGTGCGGCGTTTCGTGGAAGCAGGATGCCCGTCGGTCGTGAAAAGGATGAAAACGGACAATAGACCTTTTTGAGTACGGAAACAAGTATAACTCATAGATAAAATCACAATGCTCAAGCGTATTGTGTTATTGGCCTCCTTCTTGGCGGCTACAACCTCCCAAATTACTCTGGGAACTCTGACCCCGTCAGTAAGTGCTATATCTCCCACTGGAACCCGTTCTCGTGCGGGTGTGCTTCCCACCGCGACTGCGACTACAACGCGGTCTCGCCCCGGTATGGCTCCTACTGCTACGGCAACTGCAACCCGTTCCCGTGGCAGAGTAATTCCCACTGCTACGGCAACTACTACGCGGTCTCGTCCCGGAGTAATTCCCACTGCGACTGCGACTACAACGCGGTCTCGCCCCGGTATGGCTCCTACTGCTACGGCAACTGCTACGCGGTCTCGTGCCGCCGAATCTCTTAGTCCTACCGTTACCGCTACCCGAACCCGTGCTCTTGGAACACCATCGCCTACGCTTACCGCCACCCGCTCTCGCGCTCTTGGCACTCCATCTCCCACAATTACAGCGACGCGTTCGCGAGCAGTTGGAACTCCCACATCTACACTGACACGCTCTCGCACCGCCACTGCAACCCGTTCTCGCACTGCTACCACGACCGGGTCTCGTGCCCCGGAATCTCCGACTGCGACTCAGTCTCGTCTGGCACCTACTCCCACTGAAACTGGAACCGCCAGCGGAACCCCCACCGCGATCGCCACCGGGACCGGGACGGCAACCGGGACCGGGACCCCATCTACAACTCCATCTTGGACGACTACGATGACTGGAGGCGTCCGGGCAAGCTCTAGCCCGCCCTTCACACCGTTTCCTACCTTCACAGGCACTGGATCTCAGTTTAGCACTCCCAGCCCTTCATTCACATCTCTGGCAAATGTCGCTGTAGTAGCTCCCGCGGCGGCTCCCAACAACACCATCGCCATCATCGGCGTTGCCGGAGGAGTCTCTATTGCCGCTCTCCTGGCTATTGCGGCGGTTGCTGCTGCTTTCCGTCAGCGCGGAGGTCGTAAGCGTAGTCTATCGGCATCGCCAGATACATTCACTCAGATGCCCGGTACCCATCCCAACTTCATCAATGTCGTGAATCAGCAGGATCCTAACGACTACAGGGTTGCCGCTGCCAACCCTGTCATAGTACCCCGCACCTTCGCTCTCCCACCTCCAGTTGAAAAAGCCGTCTATAACCCTTTCCAGGCTCGGGCGTCGCCGATGTCGGCTGCACCTCCGCCTACCGAGGAAACGACTCGTCAAGCGTTTGCTCCTCAACAGACTGCTCGCGCGCTCCCTTCTATTACATTCATGAACAGCGCGCGCAAGCTCACGAAGTTTGCGCCACCTCCGCCTCCCATACCACCACCACCTGCCGACGACGAGGGTCGGCCACCCCCCTACCCGTAATCTTGCGACGAGTGTAGATCACCGTGCGCCGACCCGGGATTGCTAGCATAGTATGTAGAGAGGTGGAAACCCCCCAATAGAAGGATGAGTAGGACATCATATCCTTGTCGTACTCATACAGAACCACCTTGGTATCCAGCGTCGGGAAGTTCAGGGCCATCTCCATACGGTTCAGGATTTTGCGCATATCGAGATTCCGCAGAGCATAGATATACTGGTCGCCATATGACGTGCGATTCGAGAGAACGTGAGCGATCGTAGCCATTATGATATGTTTTACAACTGGAAAGATGGCATCATCCGTTTTTCCCGTGGTAAGATAACAATGAGGACGCGCGCACGTAAATTCTGCGATTGTATCAAAAAAGTTCGGACGAGCATGAAGCCCCGTCCAGGTTCATCGAAAGAGAGTGGGGCTATTGCAGTATGCACGACACGCCTCCTCTGGCCACATGGACGGACACTCCGTAAAGTTCGTTGCCTGCGGAAAGCCAAGCTTCTGACTCAGAAGCGTAAGTGAGACGAGATAACTCAGGACGGTAGTCGTGAGACCAAAGCATAGTCCGCGAAGGTATCCGTACCGCTCTCCCGCTTGTCTAGCCTTCTCTATCTCCCCTGCCCAGATTTCTTCTAGTCTATTCATTAATATAAGATATGAAACTCACCTGTAAGCGCGGAACTCACCCCCGTAAAAGTTATACTCGCAAGGCGTACATGCGAAAGACGGGTGTCCATATCGCTCCTGCAGAGGTTCATTCTCAGTCGTGCGTTCGCGGTTACCACGGACCGGGCAAGGGTATTGGACCCCTCAAGAAGGGCAATCTGACCAAGTACGGATATTCTACCGCCAAGAGCGCTCGTTCGCGCCACACAGCTCTCAATGCGGCTGTCAAGTACGATGGTGCGCTCCCGACCTACAAACGCCTGAATGCTCTCTCGGTCTATACTCGTCGTAGTGCTCCTGCGACGTCCAAGGCTGCTCTGGCGGATCGCAATTACATTGGATTGAAGTACGGATACAAGTCAACGTAAAACGAATTAGAAACAAAGCAGGAGATATAGTACAATATACTCCACCATGATGTCCGAGTTCATTCTGCGCGCGGATATTATTAAGGCACAGGAGACCCCTCGCACGACCCTTCCCTATTTCACCAAGTATGAATATACTGCTCTTCTTGGTGTTCGTAGGCAGCAGCTCAACGATGGCGCGATTCCTCTGGTTCCCATCCAAGAATTCAACCGTGATGACCCCGATCTGTATCTTAAGATCGCGGAGCGCGAGATTCTGGAGCGCAAAGTGCCCTACATTATCCGTCGCGAGCTTCCGGGGGGAGTGTCGGAATACTGGAGCGTTTCAGAACTTGAACTTGCATGGTAATAATGATGGAAGAGTCGTTGAAGAAACTAGAAGATACATCCGAATCGTCAAGCGATATTGCAAATACGTGGAATAGCGCTCACGAGACATTACTGTCATCTATCGGAGACAAGGCAAATTGTATGCGTTGGATGCACACCGAATCACAAATACACTACGACCGCTGGAATTTTTGGCTTTCTGTTCCCAGCGTAACCCTAACTGCCCTAGCAGGTGCAACGACCATCGGACTGACTCAACTCACCCCCCTAGCCCAAACATACGTGACAATTATTGTGGGGGTCACTACAATTGCTACAGGAGTCTTGACATCTATCAATCAACTTCTGAAAGCTCCGCAGACATCGGAAGGTCATCGAATTGCAGCTATTGCATACGGCAAATTGTACCGCGTAATTTCGAATGAACTCGCTCTGCGTCGCGACCAGCGTACAAATGCCCAAGAGTTCTTGAAAGTGATACGCGTAGAGCAGGATAGACTCGAAGAATCGTCACCTCTGATACACCGAATCATCATCGAGAGGTTCAATCACAAGGTTGAATCGAATGCGACACTCGAGAAACCCGAGATTGTAGGAGAGTTGGATCACATACGCGTCAATATGTCATCAAAACCTCCGCCTGGAATTGCCCGTCAGCCCTCAGAACCTCCTAGTTCGCCCGTTCTTTTGACAGCGAAGAAACATCTCCCAACAAATCCCTTGCGCAATCCAGCTCCCTCATCCACTATGGCCGTTATCGGCGGCCAAAGCTAGCTGCGCCTCCGTTGGGGGAAAGAGGAGGAGAGGGATCGGCTCGCGACCCGGATCCTCCCACCGCGCCGGATCAACCTGCAGCGTCCCGTTTGCCATTGCGACATCGACTTCGTCCGATGCGAAACGAGGATCGTGCTTCTGGACCTCAGCGTATGCCGCCAGAACTCCGTCGTGCGAGAAGGCGTAGTCCGAATGTGCGTTGAACGAGAGGTACAATCCCAGTACCGTAACAAGAACAGCGGTGAGGTAGAACTTCGTGTAAAGCAGGAAAAGGACAGCTGCAATCCAGATACCGCGAGACAGAATACCCCGCGTCAGGATAGAATCAAGGACCGAACGGGGGATACCCACGATGCTCAGGATAGCAAACAGCCCAATGACCGCAATAGAGGTTTGTACGTCACGTGCATGGGCAAGCATCTTTGTTAAAACGGAACAAATAAAGTGCTCTTGAATGACAAGACATAGCCCCAAAGATGCTCATTCCCGTTCGTTGTGTTACATGCGGCGACTACGCGATCTCTACCCGCTGGCTGGCATACCAGGCTCTGGTAGAGAAAGAGAAGAAGAAGGACGGGCGTACAGATTCCTCCCCTCCCTATCTCACCAAGAGCACTGTAAAGACGGCGGAGGGACGAGCCATGGACCAGCTGGGTTTCACGCGCGAGTGCTGTCGTCGTCACATTCTAACCTCTGTAGAACTTTTGTAAAGGAAGTATAATAACCAATGGCGACCTTCCGGGCAAAACGCCCTTTTTCGTCTAGCGAACTCCTTGCACTACAGCGCCAGAAGGTTGAGCAGTCCTTGAATATTCCTCCCTCTATCAACCTGCAAGATAGCTCTGAACTCACGGCGCGCGTACGTAAGAACGCGTCAGTCCTGAAGACGGAGTACCTCCCGGGCGAGCCTACCAAGGGCAACTCGGGCAACATGGTAAAGTTCAATGACTGCTCGGTCGTTCAGGCCATGGTTGAGGGAAATGCTTACCGCTCTTCCGCGTTGAGTTATCAGCCACGCACCCAGTACACGTCTGATGGATGCTCAACACTCCTAGATAATCCCGTTAGCTACCCCAAGGCAATTACATGCGAGCAGCCCATTCCGATCTCTGCCCCGCGTGTAGATTGCTTTGATCCTACCGTTGATCTCCCTCTGCGCCGCAACGACAACAAAGTTGTCATACGGAACGCCCCCGCCATCGTCCTGAATAAAATAACTGTAAAGACGTAATGAGCGCTGAAATCTTGAATGTCATGTTGATTCTCCGCAATCAGGTGAAGATCTACCACTGGGAGACTTTTTCGTTCGGTCGCCACAAGGCTACCGATGACCTGGTAGATAGTCTGGATGCCAACATTGATAAATTCACGGAAGCCTACATGGGTCGCTATGGTCGCCCTAAATTCACCTCCAAGACCGGCAAGCTGCAGATGTTTGATATCACGGACAAGCGTGCCCACGAGCTCCTGGCTGGAGGGATCGTGTGGCTCACCAATGAACTTCCCAAGATGCTGAAGCGGACTGATACAGATCTCCTGAATATCCGCGACGAGATTCTCGCCGACCTCCAGCAGGCGCGTTATCTATTTACTCTCCATTGATGTAGAGTATATAATGCTGCAGGTCTTTGCTGGACTCAACTTGATTGAATGTGATGCCAGGGCTAGACAGACCCTGCCACCAGGATTCATTGACCTGTCTAAGACTAGGGCATCATCCCTTGCATCCGAGCTCCAGACAGTGTATGAGCACCACTCCGAGGCACACGTGTATATTGGATATATCGACCCTATCCTGATGCTCTCTGCCCCCGACGAAGTCCTCACCCGCCGAGCATTCCGTAAATTGGCAGTTACAGCGGTTGTCAGCAATCCAATGATCCTTCCCTATGCCTGGAAAAACGGACTGGATCAGCTCGTATTTGTGGGTGAGACTAAGAACCAAGATGCTTCGTCTGCCTAAGCTTTCCACTACCGTTGTTCTCCACTCTTACGACATGAAGCTGAACACCGACGAGATTCTCCGCAAGATGCCCCTGGAAGGCGGAATCATCAAGATTGAGAAGCGCGGGATACTCCGTCGCGGGGAGTCCAAGCGCGACAAGATCACTCGTCGCAACCCTAAGCCGATTACCGCTTCGGGGTTTGGACATAACTCTGTCACCGTCGTCGTCTGGAACGACGGCGATGGCAAGCTGACCCCAAAAGAGATTACCGTGAAGATCTTCCACAACGGCGTATTTCATATGACGGGTGTTCTCGATCCCTTATATGAGACTTCAGCCCTCTCTGCTATCCAGAAGCAGATGCACCCCGAATGTGTTCGTGAAGGCGGTTGGGTCCATCGTGAGCGCCGCGTCCTTCTGATGAATTACTCCACCTGCATTCCTCCCGAGATCAAGATTTCCAGGGCATCCCTACAGCGGTACTTTCAAGAAAAGGGTATCCAGGCCGAGTTTGAGCCCGATGTATCTCCCTGTGTCAAGGTCGTATTTCCCCAGCGCTGGACGGCATGTGTCTTCCGCACAGGTAAGATTAACTTGACGGCTCTGAAATCTCACGAAGACTGCACTGACTTCGTCAAACTCTTGGAGCCGCACCTGACCGCCTATGTCGCTACGCTGTAATATTGATTTCCTTATCGGTCTTGTAGTAGTAAAAGACCAGTGCTCCTACCCAAATACAGAAATTCACGATTACAAAGATCACTAGGTAGTCACTGCGAATGTAGGATTTTTGCGTCCAGAACACGTAACTAACGGCGAGAACGACGAATCCGGCGAGAGCCGCGACGAGAGCGCCGATGTTTGCGTACGCCTGCACGCTTAGTCCGGCCATTACCCTTCTTAGACGTTTTGTTTCGGCGGCGCTGTCCTCCCTTCGCCATTGCCATCTTATCGGGATCCACTGTCTTGGGCGGAGCAGCTCCCAGCTTATCATACGCCGCATCGGCATCCGCCTTATTGGCCGTGCGCAGGAGCTCTGCGAATCCCGCCTTGGCATCTGTTCCTCCCGCGCTCACCATGCTGGGGACATTCTTGACTTCTACTGCAGCACCACCCCAGTATTTCTTCCGCCGACCTCCCGAGATGGGACCACCCAGCGCCTTCATTGCGTCTGTCTGAGTCTCAACATTGTTCTCCACAGCCTTGGCTGACGCCTCGATGAACGAGCCCTCCACCTTCGGGACATCTGGGTGAGCAATTCCAACTTTAGGCATGATAATCGATCCGTCGGCAGCTACCGTTGGTTTAGACATTGTTATTTACAGGTAAAAAATACAAACCTACAAATGAATGATATTCGTTACGACGCCACTCAGATTCAGTCGATGGTACGCAACATGGACGACAGCAAGAAGCGTCACAAGGCCCTGAAGTCCGTGGATATTGAAGCCTACAAGGGGGCACTCATCCACGAGAACGAGATCCTCCACTTCAACTTCCCGTCTATTTTTGCCCTGCACGCCGACGACAAGCTGGACTCCACCTTCTTCTACATGCTCAACCAGAAGCGCATGATCGAGAAGGGCGAGATCACGGAGGAGGATGCTTCGACCGAGGTAGGCAAAAAGCTGTTTAACCGATGGGTCGCCCCGGTCATCAGCAACGTCGCTCCCCCTGTGACCGAGTCGTATGCCGAGTACTACAAGCGCACCACTACGAATAAATAACCTTGCGCAGCCCGTATTCGTCCATACACTTTTGCAGGAAGTTCCGGCAGTTCTCACATGGCTTAGAACACCTAAGAGTTCCGTCCGGTCCGTGCCTGACCACAATGAGTGTCGCTCCCCTAAGAAGGTTTAGATCGCCCAAACTCTTGACGACATTCACCTCTGCGTGAATGGTCTTTTCCCAGTATCCGCAGCCCCGTGAGCGGGACCCAACCTTATTGAACGCGGAGGCCAATACCTTGTTTCCGCGTAGAATAATTGCATGATGCATGGATGTGTTCAGAGGATTCTTGGTAGGAATATGCTGAGTGTAAATATACTTTTCCATGATGTTCAAGGTTACTCCATCATCTAAAAAGACCTGGAATAAATCCGTTTTAGGGCTTCGGCTCGACTTTCTCCGCACGCAGTTCTGTGCGCAGCGCCTCCAAGATCTTGCCCAGCTTGTTGTCACCCTTCCACTTCGTCGGCGTCTTGGCAACCTCCGTAGAGGCTGATGTCGAAATACCCCAGTACTTGTCGCGAGGATCCGCGTTGGCCAGCAGCTTGTCCCCCGTATCCAGAAGCTTCTTCCGCAGCTCCAGGTTCTGGGTGAATTTCGCACGCAGAACCGACGTCATCACCTCATCCTGCTTCTCCGCCCACGTCTCTTCCTTGAAATTCTTAACCTTGTTGCCGAACGATTTTGCCGACTGCGCAGACTTGGCTTTCAGGATCTTCCCGAACATCTCGTCGTCCCCGAACGTCTTGGCTTTGATAGCCTCGAACGCATGCTCAGCCGACTTGTACTCTACACCATCCAGCTTGAATGTCGTCTCATAGAAGTTGGAGAACTCCTTGTTCTCCGGCTCCTTGGAGAAGAAGTACAGAATCTCCTGCTTCGGTGCCGGGGGTTCCGCTACTGCCGCTGGGGCTACGACCCTCTTCCGGCGCACCGCCTTAGGCTTCGGAGCTTCGTCAGCAGCAGGCTTCTCTTCCTCCTTCGGGATCTCGGGAACTTTGACATCTGTCTCCGTATCCGTCACCGATTCTACCGACGGCACTTCCTCCTCTTCCTCTTCCTCCGCCTCGGCCTCGGCTTCAGCTTCTGGCGGCATCTCGGTGCGCCTGAACACGAACGTGCGGTACAGGAAACTGAAATCCTGCTCTGGCTGCTCCAGACGCACCGCACTCTGCGTGGTGTAAATCTCCCCGAACGACTTGGTCTCCACCAACTCAAACCCTGCCTCTCCAAGAATCTCCGAGCACGCCTGGAACGGTACCAGGTACTCTGGTGTAGGCTTCACGATCGATTCCAAGAGCACCTCCACCTTCTGCCCGAACTCTTCTTTCCACTCTCCCGCATCCTCATACCGCTTCGTGATCTCCGCGAACGTCTTGCCCCGGACTCGGAACGTATGACGATCCTTGCCCGCCAGCAGCGAATACACCGCCTTGCCGTCCAGGTACGTCCCGAAGAACACCGACTTACAGTGACGCAGATTCCCCACGAACGTCTTGAACGTCTCTGCGCTCTCGCACGCATAATGCAGTGCGAACTGGCAGCTCGCGACATCCCACTCTCCCATTCCCTTGAACTCTGCGAGATACGGAGTCGATGCGTGCTCATCGCCAAACACGATCTTGAGATACTTGGACTCCTGCTCCTCGAACGGCTTCGTCATGTCCGCCTGTGCGAACAAGACCTTCGGCATGAACTCAGAGGACCGCGCCTTCTCGCGAAGATAGCGCACGCACGCTCCCTGTCGCGGCATGCTGATATTCTCCTGCGAGATATCCAGACCCAGCACCTTCGACGGCTTCGCCTTCCGCCACTTGTGCAGATCTCCCGCCCTACCCACTGCCACCTCCAGCAGCGTGTTTCCCGGGATCACGTAGGTATTGTACAGGGACTCCTTGATTCGGTTGTGGAAGCCATACACGTCCTTGAGAATCCGGTCACGCGAATCTACATCGTCGCGGTAGTAGGCATCGTCCTCAAACGTATCGTCGGGGGGCGCTGACCAAAGGCTTCGCAGCATCTCTTCTGTGATCGGGACATGGATCGACGTCCAGATCGAGTCTGCTACGTGAATATCGTTGCCGAACTCGGGCATGTTGAGGACCCGGTAGCGGTAGGTCTTGTCGTAGCGCGTGCGCATGACACTCCACCGCCGCGTATCCGTGTCATACGAGCATTCCACGATCGTATTGTCTTCAATCTTGTTCTCTTCCAGGTCGTACGGGACACCTCGCGCATTCACCGGGACTACAATCTGGTAAGCATCCGGGTCGCGAGGAGCTACCGGCTGGAACACCGAGGGCACACGGCTAGACGACCGACCCAGATGCTGGAGATCCGACGGCAGCTTCGGTGCCACATATTCCCCCGTGAGCGTCTCGCACGGATTCACAATATCCTCCCCCGGCGTGCGACCCACATACAGGCTTCCCTTCTTTGCCATCTTTTTGCGCAGCGTATCATACGTCGGCTCCATCTCCAGCTTGAGTAGGAAGTCAATCGTGTTCTGGTGCGGGGGCTTCCACTTATACACTCGCCGCCACGTCTTGCCCTTGGTATCCGCGTGCGGCGCCACTGCACTCGCTCGCGGCGTAAAGATCAGTCCGTCCGTCTCGTACTCGAACGTCGTGTCCAAGATCGTGCGAATCGACTCTTCCATCGCCGCTCCATCGCCGGCCAAGAACAACTTCGTCTCCATCCGCATCACATCCTCTGACTGCGCAATGAACGCTGTTCCCAGATCCTTCACAAACTGCCGCGCACACCCCAGACGAGACGATGCAGGGTTTTTGACAATATCCTCGTCCGTCGTAAAGAGCGGCAGGGACTTGACGTCGCGGTTCTTGTAGCGGTAGATGTCAAACACGCAGAACAGGTTCTTCTTGGGCAGGTATTCGCCATCCAGGAAATCATTGATATGTGTATCATCGGTCGCCACCATCCCAGTGAAGACTACCTGCCCACTGGGATTCACGCGCACCATCCTGCGGTCGCGCGTCACAAACAGCCCACACCGCTGTCCGTCTGCCTTGTTGGTTACCGTGTAACCCTTGAGGATATTGCCAGGGCGGTCAGCGACCACGTGCGGACGGTCCAGCGTCACCGGGTTGTAGAACAGATTGCCCGACAGCTTGAACTCCTCGGCATACCGCTGCAGATCGGAGAGGGGCAGAATGTGCTTGGTCTCCTGGTACGCTCCCACCAGCGTCTCCAGAATACGGTACAGCGTCCGCGCCACCTCCGGCGGGCTCCGCGGCTCCTTCCGTGGCGTGTATTCCAGCTCCAGCTCGTAATGCGGAGTGTTCTTGAGGACGTCGCGCAGTCCCTCCTTCGGGCTGTTACGCGTCTTGACCATCGAGAAGTCGATGCGGAACTCGTTGCCAGGGACCGCGTACGACTGGCGGTGGAGGATACGAATCATCGCCTTCGGGTCATCTACGTTGCCGTTGTAATCCTTCTTCACATGCTTCTCCGACTTCAGGGTGAAGCGGCAGAACACTTCGGGGGCATCCACGACATCCTTCTTGTCCGATGATGCAGAGAAGTAAGGGTTCTTGCGCTCAACGTCCAGTGGGATGTTCTCGAACGACTTGGATGTGCAGACGGTGTGGATATTGGCTGCGCCCACGACATGGACGCGCTGTCCGTCCTTGAACGAGTAGGTCAGTCGGTGTTCTTCGGTAGAGGGGTAGTCGGCAATTGCAGCTTTGATACGCTCTGCGACATCGCGAGTCTGGATACGTCCAGCGAGGACTTTGACTTCAAATTCTGCAGATGGGTCAGTGTTCGCGTGGAGTATGAAGTCGTGTACAGACTCCACGTGATGTGTACTTTCCAACGCCCGTTCCATTGTTACTTTCTTAGATCAAAATCAGGCACTTTTACCCGTTTTCGCAAGTTTCTCATAGGACGTTCGCAGGGCACTATCCGCCTCTAGATGCTTCCGCTGGTCAAAGCAAAAATGCACGTACGCCTCCATCTCCGTCAGGCACTCCGGGGGCAGGTTGTGTGATGAGACAAACACACCGGTGTCTGACCGCGTGTATTCCTGCGTGTATTTACGGACGATCTTGAAGATCTCCTCGTGCTCATTTTGATTCAGGGACTCCAGGAGCGACTTGAGCTTCTCCGGGTCCGGTGCCGACATTTAGTTGTAGTATGCCCGATGTCTCTAAACTCTCAGGGACCGTCGCCAACTTACGACGACGACGCTGCTTCTGCTCGGGCTGTACCTCGGTCGCCACTGGTGCAACGGTGACCGTCTTAGTACCGCTGGACTCCTGCGTGCTCTCCAGGACCCTCTCCGGAATCACATCCAGCTTCGGGGCGGGAGGCTCATCCGTCGTCGCGGGAATGCGCTTAATTAGCTTACCGAGGACGAAGATTTCTTCATCATTCTGCTTGAACTCGGCGCCAAGAACCTCCAGCTCCAAGCTATCCCCCGGCTGCGTCTCCTCAAAGTCGGGGACACCGATGTGCAGGTCACGAGGCAGGAGAACACGTAGCGGCTTGCTCTCTGCATGAATACCAATCTTGCTTCGGAAGACTACCGGAACCGTCAGGATCTGTCCCTTGCGAGGGTAACACACGTCTGCCTGAAATCGTACGAGATACCGCGTGTCCGGATGCAGGATATTCAGCTTACCTACAGAGTGCTCTAGAATGACCGAGGAACGGGGCTGGATATACCCCTCCGTTCCACATCGCCCTTCCACCTCTGCCTTGATCTGGCTCAGAAGAGAGGTCTGGATATTACGCCTCAGGTATCGTGAGGGAATAGAGATTACACGTTTCATCTCTCGTCGCTCGAACATTTGTCCTGTGCTCATGTTATTACTATGGACGATCTGTTTTAACTACTTTGTTTCTCCTTAAGCCTTAAGCCTTAAGCTTCTGCTTGAGATCTGTGTCATTTTTCACTGCTGCCCAGACTTCGGGAAGGATCCAGACCGTCTTCTCCGACGGCATGCGCGATACCAGACTGAGGTACTCACATCGCGGTCCTTTCGTCTTCACCCCTGCTGGGAAATCATGTCCCGTAATATCCTTCACCAGCGCAATCAGCGACGGCTCCAGGAAGAACGAACATTCCTTTGGAAGAATCGTCTTCGCCCGCTTACTCACTTTGGCATGCCCATCTCCATCGACCTCGAAGGCTGCGATCTTCAACTTCTGATTATCGGTGGTACAACGAATCTTCTGGTTTTCCACCACTTCACGCACAATCTCCTCCTTATGACGGGACTTCCACACATTGAAGGCGTCCAACTGCTCTCCTACCGGATCCACCTCCACTCCCTCGCGGTTGTACAGCTTTCCCTCTCCCAGGACCATCATGCCCAGATCTTCCACCATGAGACCCTTGGCATACGGCTTATCGGGGTGTGCTAAGATGTACTTGATCTTGTCCTCGGGCTTCATCACCTGATCCACCACGAACCATTCCTTGATCTCGTCGGAAATACCTTCGGTGGGCACTCCAAATGAGTACTCGGGGAGATCCGTGGGCGCCGGAGGAGGTGCGTCGGCGTCTGGTTCAGGTGCGGGCGCTGGCTCTTCTTCTGCAGGGAGAGGGACCTCTGTCCTTGTAGGGACATCTGCGGGAACGCTGCGCTCGACCATTGTCGCATCCGATGCCTCGTCGGGTGAGAATGCATAGAGCTTTCCACGCCGCTCCAGGATACCTATGCGCCCACTCGCATCTCGCAGTCGCAGATGCTCTTGCACTGCATCATCGAGGATATATGACACCACCGACGAATCATACCGGAACTCCTGTATGAGATCCGCCTGTTTCCAGACCGGTTTGTTCTTGAACAGATCAATCATCTTGTCAAAAATGACGTCACGCACATCCAGGTACGAACTGAGTGGGCGGACATACGACGGATCCGCCTCTTCAGGAAACTCGGTACATGCATACCCCAGAGTATCGTCAAACGTAGGAGCCGACATCTTGTACAGCGGCAGCTTCACTGGCTTATTGTCCTGGGCCCTTGTCTGCGTCACTACCAGATTTTTCCATAGGACGGGAAGCTGGTTAGTTCCCGCCTGAACCGTACAATCAATCGCTGACTCCATCAGCACCCGCCGTACAAACGCAATGGTCTTCGCCTTGGATTCCACATACGTGCGATACACTGTCTCATCGTACGTCTCTTTCGGCGAATCAGCGTAGCGCGTGACGTGGAGATACACCGTACAATTCTGCTCCTTGAACCCGAGGGAAGAGTGTGAGCATGTACGCAGGCCACGACCGATCACCTGCTCAATGCGGCTCATGTTGTACCACGGATCCATGATATGCACCTGCCGAATATTCTTGAAGTCTAGACCCTCCGAAATCAGCGGCGAGCCCACAATCACCTTGATGAGTTCTCCCTTGGAATTGGCCGGTGACCGCAGAGTGCTCACCAACTGTTCAATCTGCGTATCCGACATGTCCGACGTCAGCATCGCGTACTTTCCCGGCGATGTCCCCTTGAACTCCCCCGACGGATTCTCCAGAACTGGATGACCCATAGCAGGCTTGTATCCGTGCTCCTCTAGACACATGGCAAACGGTACCGTTCCAGTCTGAATATAGTTTGAATACACGAACACGATCCCCTGGGTGGTCTTGATGCAGTCCAGGATTGTTGCGAACTTGGTCGCATGCCTCTTGACATTCGAGATGCTCAGGAAGGGAATGACATCAGCGCGGTACCGCAGCGTCGCCTGCGATGTGTCCTGCGCCGCATCAAAGCACTTGCTTACCGGTCGTCCATCAGGCGAAGCTACAATGCAGGGAAACATGGATTCTTGGATACTCTTACGAATCTCTTCCACCGATTCACGCTGCGGGGATTCTAGGTACGACGCTACCAGATCTAGATACTTCAGAGGCGGTGTCTCAAAGTCTTTCCCCCGATTGTCCTTGGTACGATCGCGCGGCGCTATCATAGACGGCGGTGGGGGCAGACGGAACGGGAAGGTAAAAGGATTCTCTCCTCGAATGAAGCTCACGTACTCGTGGGCATACCCCCGGAACTGCGCTTCGGCCTCTGGAGATTTGAACCCATCATCCTTGAAAAAGTCTTCAGGTGTCAGTTGCTCATCGGGAGACTGGCGCTTATCGTTCCACAGAAACAGGTTGAATAGGAACACGATCTCCTCGTACGTATCGTACATCGGCGTCGCTGTCAGGAGCACCAGTGTCATTCCGTTGGCAACTTTGACGACCTCTTTCAGAGCTTCAGGAATCTTCTTATCCACCTTGTCTGCGCTCACTGTCGGAGATTCGCGAACGTTATGGGCTTCATCCACAATCAGCATACGACCATCAAATGTCTCGTGGATCCACGCCTCCAGCTCCTTCTTGTTCTTGTTCTGGCGCATATTGTCCAGCTTGTTGGCAAAACTGACATACCCTCCAAAATCGTAGAACTCGTCAATCATGCGATCCACGATCGCTGCCAGCTTGTCTCGACTCTCCGGATCTTCCCATCGCAGGTTCTCGCTCTGTGCCCGATCTAGCATGTCTAGGTAGCGCCGACCCGTGCATTGCTGAGACCGCAGGACTCCGTGCTCTTCCTTCACCCGATGCACATCAAAGATCTGTGTCCGGAAATTGTTCTGCACCGAAGCACTGGAAAGAACCAAGACTTTCTTATCCTGGAACTCGGGGCGCAAGATGTACTCTTCGGCTACCTGGATAGCAGTACAAGTCTTGCCCACTCCCGTTCCGTGGAAGAGCAGCATATTGCGTTTCGGGCTATCGGGACTCAGGATACGGCGAATCAAGAGCTGAAATGTCTGGAGATGAAACTCTTTCGACGTACATTGGTCTTTCCTCATAGATTCAAGGGTTTCGAGAGAAGCAGGTGGAAGCGCTTTTGCTTGGACTTCTACCTGTGTCTTGAGTTCGCTCAGACTCATTCTTATTGTTTTAGTTCTACTTGTTTTCACTGCGGAAGCTGCGTATGCCGCACGCCATAGTTCAGCTGCTGCGCCACAGCGTTGTACTGCGCAATCTGCTCCGGGGGGTTGGTATGTCCCGCCGTACGGACAGACGACTTGGGGTTCGACTGGTTGGCATTGAAGATCGTCTGAAGCTTGATCGCCTTCAGGAGTTCGCTAGAATCGGCAGTCTTGACATTACCCAGGCTCTTGTTTGTTCCAAAGTACGAGGAGGACATTATACTATGCCTATAGAAATAATGGGAGGAGGTTTGTTCGGCACCCCACTTGCGTTGAATGTGAAATGCTTGGTCTTCTCTGGACTTTTGATTACCATCTACTGGCTACCCCCTTGGGCGCCTCTTGTCAGCCCCTCTGACATCGCATGGAAACGGGGAATCACAATCCTTCTCGCCTTTTGCGGCTATATCTTGCTCGCATGGTATGACGTCCTTTACGACGCCAACGATCGCCTTCAGCCAACCTTTCTAGGCTGGATAAGTGCTCCGTTCAAGCCCGCCGAGTATGGCGAGAAGTACAAGGCGCTTCCTCTCAAGTGGAAGAAGATTGTGCGTGGCGTGGATATTCTAGCTCTAGTGGCGGCCGTGGCGTTTGTAGGTGCCCCGTTTCTGCTTTACAGTTCGCCCGCCGCGACGCGAGGAACGTTTCTTCGTTAGACGACGACCTGCGCCTTCCTCTTCTTTCTTGGTTGTCAGGAGAACTCCCTTGACGTTAAACACTTTCTGCCGGGTTCCTCCCTGGCAATGATCTGCGCTCACGATATTGACTGGATCGCCATACATGTTCCGACCTGGCGAACTCTGAACAATGAGAGCCGAGGCTACGTTCTCTAGAACTTCGTCTGTCTCGACTAACTCCAGAATCTTGTACTTTTTCATTGCAGCTCCCAGAGATGCCAGAGGAACCATGAAGTTCCCATTTCCCTGCACGTAATAGTATGGATTTTTCATATCCACATCCTTCGCGTACGGGGCACCCACGAGCTCCTTACTACACTTGTGCCGAACCTGCGATCCATCTGCGATCGCATCCCGAATCGTGTCTATGGGGATGGTAAAATACGAATTCTTGGCTTTGAAGACGATGTTTCCCATCTTGGACAGGATGCTCAGTATGGATACTTCCTCATTCTCTTCAAAATCATAGACCTGCTGGTCGGCAAATTTCACCTTGACCTCGGGGATGTCTATCGCCTTTGGTCCCAATGCAGGGAAACGCTCCGTCAGAAACCGGCGGTTATTATACGCACTTCCTCGAGTAGTTTCCTCTAGTGCATTCACTCCGTGTGCATCCGTTGCCGCGGGATCGGCTCCCGCTTCGACAAGTACCTGCAAAACGTCAAACCGGTTATCTAACGCCGCCGCTGCCTGTATAGGGGTCGTACGATCTGTATCCTCTTCGGGAGCATTCACATTCACACCTCGTCGGATAAGATCTGCGACATCACCTGTACGCCCGAGTCGTATAGCAGTGAATAACTCGGCGGTGGTTGGTGCCGCTGCAGGTTCCCCATCCAGCAATCTCGCCGTCATCCCACCGCGTTCTTCAATATACTCTCCAATATCAAGATACCTCGTATAATTCAGTGCAGTCCAACCAGGTTCATCGGCTGCAGGTCCCGCTCGTCCATTCACATCGGCTCCGTGATCTAGAAGAAATTCTACCATCGGACGATTCTCTGTGGCCGCATAATGGATAAGCATTGTTTCCTGATCTCCATTAATCATCAGGTTGGGATTTGCACCTGCTAGAATAGCAGCTTGAGCAGCCTCATCATCGTCAGCTGCAACAGCCGCTTGCAATGCGTGATCCTGTTCGGAATTGGATACCCGTGCTGGTGCTGGCGCCGAGGCTACTGCCGTTGCTACAGCTGACTGGACAGCTTCTGCTACAGCGGCAAGGGGAGATGCCGTCGCTGCCGATCCCTGTCGCTCTTCAAGAAGCCTCACTCCGTCTGCAAACCGAATTTCGCGAGCCATATCTAACGCTGTCTTTCCACTAGGGGACTTTATCGTCACGTCCGACCCTGCATCTAAAAGAAGTTTCATTATCTCGGCATTTTCGGATAATGTTGCGAACATCAGCGGGGTTACTCCATCACGATTCTGAACATTTAGATTTGCCCCACGACTTAGTAGAAGTGTGACGATCGGGACTAATTTTGCGTTATCGGCGGGTCGTCCCATCGAGGTGATAATATGTAGGGGTGTCTTACCACTCTCAGGGGATACAAAATTCACATTCGCCCCGCTATCCAAGGCTTCGGTTACCATAGTTAGCTTTCGGTATGCAACGCCTTCTACAAGGTTTGCATCTGCAAAGACGTTTGGAGCTGCCATTGCCTACTTGTTATATAAAACGGATACTTTCCTATACGGAAAATATAGGAAGTACAGAGAGTCAACATGCACGAACGCTGCACCCTCGAAACCTGCCGTAAGAAGACGTACGCCATCATGAAGTGCCGCTGTGGCCAAATTTACTGCGGCCAGCATCTGGCGAACCATTCATGCACGCACGATTATCGTGCTGAGCATCAACAGGAGTTGTCCAATAAGAACCCGAAGGTTGTAGCTCCTAAACTGCAATATCTAGTAACCGAATGTAATACGCCTCAATAAAAAGATTCGATCGCGGCCGAGAAAGGTGCTTGTCCAGTTGCGAATACAGTTTTGCAAACGCTTTCTTTTTGCCTTCGGGCGTTTTTTCTGCGATGTCTGGATTCGTCGTAAGATAGTCCAGAAACAGTAGGGCCCAACCAATACACCATCCCATCTCATGGTCTCCCTTGAATCGCTGGAGATAGACACACTTGTTATTGTATAGACACGCGGCATTCACGATCTTTACTGGGACCTTCGCATACTCCGATAGAGTTTTCTCCATATCCGCCTGAAAATGTAGCGAGATATCCCGAAAGTTGCGCATATCAAACATGTACACCGTCAGCCCCTCACCCTCACGAACCGCTAGAGAACAGACTACATGCCTCACAAAGGTCTGTAGAATCTTGTTGTAACCAACATCGTAACAGATGAAAAAGATAGTGGGTTTCTGCACAAACTCGAGTGCGGCTTTTAGTCCAATATACGCTGTCGTAGATTCCCCTGTGACATTATGGAACTCTATATCGCAGTAGTTCCGCAGCGAAAAAGGGTAGTGGTATGCATCTGTCCTCTTGCGGAACCCAAATTTTATAGCTGTATTTCGTTTTTCGCGAACATCGGTCGGGTGGGGACGCATGTGTTCCTGCTCCTCCCCGCTCATTATTAGATTGTATCAATATCAATTTCCTGAGCAGGTTTCTCCTTCTCCTCCACCTCCTTCTTCTCCTCCTCTACGACCGTCTCAAACTCAATCCCATCAGCCTCTCCGTTCTCTGTATTGGTCTTCTCAAACAGGCGCTCGTCCATTACCCCCTCCTTCCGCAGATGCGCAACTTGGACAGGTGAGAGGGGGATCACGATCTCGTGTGACATAGATCCCGTCAACCCTGTTTCATTGAGAACTACGTACGACCCCACATCCACCCACGCATCCTTCTTCCCGCGTCCACGAATAGACCCCTTCATCGGCGCTCTCACCGTCTCAAGGCGTTCATTCGCAATAAAGATCACTTCCATCCTACCCTCACCCAACTTTCGAACTACTCTGCCGAAATGCACACCTTCCAGTTCCTCCTCCTGCAAATCACTGAGGATATTCTCAAACAACTTCTTCGATTTCTTCGATGTCGATGACTCCGAGTTCGAGCCCTTCTTATGCTTTGACCCTCCTTGCAAATTCTTCGGCATTTTCACTTGTCCTGCTCCATCGAAGCACACGTCTCTCATCCGTTTTTGTTTATTCTTTACTTTACTTGGGGTGCCCACCGCCGCGGACAGGGGAATACGCCTTGATAAAGGGCAGGGTCACGGAAACCACGACCAGGGCAATCGCAAGGGTCGCAGCGGCACCAATAGCCTCACCCACCTTCAGCTTGACAGGACCAACGTCCACCACAAGGCCCTGGACCGTCTGCTGGGCCTCAGGGAAAACGACCGCAGCCAGCGGCGTGACGAGGTCCGTAATCACCGACTGGAAGAAGTCCTTGAGCGCGCCGCCAACAAAGATCGCTGCCGCAATCACGAGGAGGAGAGACGAGGGGGTCATTTAGTCAAAACGGATATTTTCCTTCGAGGGAAGTAGAACAGCCAACCAACCGAGATGCCACGACCTATATGCACAGGAACGAAACGCAACGGACAACCATGCGCCTTCAAAGCCCAGGCCAATAGCACCCGATGCGGACACCACATGACGCCCGAAACCTACGGCGTGCCTCCTCCTCCCGATCCTGCTGCAGCCCCCGCGCCGCCTCCCCCTCGTCCTGTTGTTCCCGACGAACATCGGTGCGTCTACATCAAGTTCAACGGTCTTGGAACACGCTGCTCCAACCGCAAGACACCACAGAGCGATCGGAACGAGTGCCTAACTCATTACCGCCAGCGCATCCGCCGCGAAGAGGCAGCTGCACGCCAGCAGACATTCCATACCTTGTGGAGGACACACTGGCAGACGATTCTCCAACAGCTGATGGCTGCGGCTATTGCTGTTCCCGACACCGATGAGATGGCTATGAATCAGCGTTCGAACCTTGCCCACATATACACCCGCACGGCCGTTTGGAGGATGGTTGATCACGGAGAGGAAGAAGCCGTAGCCATTGTGGCTGTACTCCCCACCATGATCAATTTGATCAACCATATTGTTGGGCATATCCGTCGCCGCACTGCTGCTGATACGCGTCCTGCACTTCAACGTATTGCCGATGATTCGCAGAATACCCACGACCGAAACGTTCGTAAGCAGACCGACGAGAACGTCAAACTCCTGCTGGAAATCAGCCCTCCCGCTGGACAGAAGACGTTGGACGAGATCCGTGAAGTGTGGACCAGGATATACCGCGTTCCAGGTCGCGGAGTTGACGACCGAGTGTATGCTGACATGCAGAAGTGGTACGATACCGCCCAATGCTACACCCCGAACGACTGGATGTATCGCAAGGTCCTAGACTCTCTCTGGGCACGCATCAAGCTGGTAGAAGAGTCCAAGATCCGCCACGAACTACACAAACGTCTCCAGCAGGAATGTGCCGAATCTTATCAGATGTGTTGCGAGGGCCATATCGGCCGTCTCGCGAATGTCCTCGTGGGGTTTGACGATACGTTCAAGCCCCAGATCCCTGTGGGAATTATCCTCCAGCAGAAAATGGCTGTGATCGCGCAGATTGAAGATGTGGACGAGCGGTTCAAGCAGGCGAGAGAGTTGATGGCCGAACTCAATGTTCCCCAGGAGCAAGCAGTGCCGTGGTTAGATGCGATCGCGGAGTAGGTGTAGATATTATTATTCATATTGGAAATGAGGTTGAGGGAAGAACGTTCGGCTCAACCACAATTTTAGCGTGTAGTAAATATCTTCAATTTTGGTCATTTTTGGCTCAGCAGTTTGCCGCTCTAGTTTCC